GAATATTTCCAACCAATAAATAAAGAAATAATATCTTATAGAATTATCAAAGTAAAAAAGTGTAAAAACAAATTAAAAAAAATATATCATTATACAACTAAATATGCTGTTGTTGAATTTGCAGTAAGAAATTCTGAAAATTTAGAAGAAATAGATACTTCTCTTATATGTGATGATTATGGAGATATTATTGATGATGATGAATAAAAAGCAAATAAAAATGGAGGAAAACCTCTTTTTTTTTTTATTTAATCCCACAATGTGGGGCGTTTTGAATGAGAAAAGATGTAACAATAACAAATATATTTTTTTATCATAACAATTTTTCAATTATTATTTTTGCGTCCAAACGATAAAAATCAATTATGGTCTCATCATTACTATTTTTCGCAAAGTCAATCGACCTTTTTCAAAAATGGACAAAAAAATGTCCAAAATTGAAAACCCAAAATACTTTTTGGAAGACTTTTCTGTAATAAAATAATGCTTACTGACTTTTCGAAAAATCATGATATATCTTTTAAAATAACATGATTATAAGTAACACAAAAGAGTACGAACGCACAAAGCAAACCATAAACGTTTCAGTCTTTTTCAATACAAACAACCTTGGCTATTTTCTTAATGATCTTCGTGTCTTTATCATAATCATTATCCCCTTTGCCTCCCATGGATTCATAGACTATTTTATTATATAGATCATTTTTCTTGGAGTCATATTCCTGGCAATCAGGATATTTCTCTCGAAATTCCTTAAACATACAAATATTCTTATGAGCAATCATTCGAATAGCCTTTCGCAATTTCTTATTGTTTTCATCCTCCTTTTCCCAAATATTATCTTCTTTCACATAGATAACTTCTCTTTTTTGATCAGCGCAATGAACAGGTCGTTTGTCCACCTCTAATGCCTGTAGATTTTTAATAATTATATTGGAAATTCCTTGAATGTAACCAACCTTACCAACATTTTCCAAATCGGATACTTGTAGTTTCACCGATTCTATAAAATCACTAATGTTCATAGCATCTTTACATGTTTCATTCAAAAAAAAGTTAAGGTTGAATGCTTTGTTATGAGAATTTATATTGTTGTTATGAATAGTATTATTTGTCCCATTTTTTACAATTTCCATGAGCTCTTTATTTTGTTCTATCAACATAAGTATTAGTTTTTTATCACTAATGACACCATTATCGTTATCATTATTATTGTTTGCTAAGTTTTCAATGGTTGTTTCTTTACATTTCTGTTTATGATACCATAAACCGTTTCGTCCTTTATAATTTTTTCCACATATGTCACATTGTAAAATTGGTTTATGGCACGAAATGTGTTCAAAATTGTTCAAATTTGTCTTGAACAAATGTTTACTAGTGGATAAATGCCGATCATAATTACTTTGTTTACAGCATTTAAAGTGACAAAGTGTACATTCAAAATTTTCGGCTCTTTTTTTGTTCATTTTGTTCAATTATATTATGAACAGAAAAAATGCCTAAATATACAACCTTAAAAAATCCAAAAATTATCGTAACAAAATTTCAAAGATTATTTTTGTGATCACATGATAAAATTGCGTTTCAGTCACAAATCACGTTTTTCGCAAAGTCAATCGCCCCTTTTCAAAAATGGACAAAAAAAATGTCCAAAATCGAAAACCCAAAATACTTTTTGGATCACTTTTCTGCAATAAAATAATGCTTACTGACTTTTTCGAAAAATCATGATATTTTCTTTAAAATAACATGATTATAAGTAACCTAAAAGAGTCCGATCGCACAAAGCAAACCATAAGATCGCAGAACAAGCGTAAAAGGCTTAATCAATTTCTTCGATCTTTGGTTCAAAATTGTCTTGTTCTGTTGTAGGGGTGGGTGCTTGTTGAGCACTACTTTTTTCACCGATCTTCGCAAAAAGGTCTTGTAATTCTTTTTGCTTAGCTTCATAATCAGATTTAGTATGTGACAATGAATCATATGACCATTCTTCGATTTCCTGAATCTTGTCATTTAGAACCTTCTTATCTGAATCACTCATATTTTTGTTCTCATCACTGTTGATTTTACTTTTTGTTTGATATAAAAGAGATTCCAAATTATTCTTAGCCTCTATTTTCTCTTTCATTTCTTCATCTTCGTTTTTATATCTTTCGGCTTCTTCAACCATTCGTTCAATTTCTTCTTTACTCAATCGTCCTTTATCGTTGGTAATCGCAATTTTATTGGATTTTCCTGTGGATTTTTCAGAAGCAGATACGTTCAAAATACCATTTGAATCAATGTCAAAAACAACTTCAATTTGAGGAGTTCCTCTTGGCATAGGTGGAATACCATCTAATTGAAACTTACCTAATAATGTATTATCTTTGGTAAGGGTACGTTCACCTTCAAATACTTGAATTAATACACCTGGCTGGTTATCAGCATAAGTCGAAAATATTTGTGATTTCTTTGCTGGGACAGTTGTGTTTCTGTTAATAATCTTTGTCATAACACCACCAGCGGTTTCTAACCCAAGACTTAGCGGACATACATCCAATAATAATAATTCAGAAATCTTTTCATCCTTGGAGCCAGATAAAATAGCGGCTTGAACAGCAGCACCATATGCTACACATTCATCTGGATTGATCGATTTACACAACTCCTTTCCATTAAAATATTCACTTAATAACTGTTGGATCTTTGGTATTCTTGTACTGCCTCCAACCAAGACAATTTCATCAATATCTTTTTTTGCTAATTTGGAATCACGTAAAACTTGTTCGACTGGATCCATTGTTTTCTTGAACAAAGCTTCACATAGATTCTCAAATTTAGCACGTGTAATTGTGCTATTAAAATCCACTCCGTCGTATAAACTGTCTAACTCGATCGTGGCTACAGTTGAAGAAGATAATGTTCTTTTCGCATTTTCACATGCTGTTCTCAGACGACGCAGAGACTTCTTACTATCAGTCAAATCCTTTTTATGTTTGCGTTTGAATTCCTCAGCAAAATATTCCACCATTTTAGAATCGAAATCTTCGCCACCTAAATGAGTATCACCAGCAGTGGCTTTTACTTCAAAAATAGCGTCTTCAATTGTTAAAATGGATACATCGAATGTTCCCACATTCATTGTTTGTATAATGATATTTAATTCATTATTTCTCACACTTTCATGTGAGGTCAGACTATATCTTATTTAATTATATTTGTTTATGTGTTTGTTTTTCCAACTCCAACTCCAACTCCTTCAATTTTTGTTTCCAATTGTTTGGAGTTATAAAATAATATTTTTTGTATTTTTGTTGTTTCATTATATATTTATCAACAGCAACCATTTTTTCATTCCATAATCCACTCTCTACTTGATTTTTATGCCATATATGAAAATCCTTTATTTCAATTAGAATAGCGCCATTAGAACATTCAATCTCAAAATCAACGCGATATTTATGTTTTTTGTTGTTGTATACATAATCAATATTCGGGCCATTTTTAACAACCAAATTATTACTTTCACACCATTCAATAAATTTTAATTCCAATTTTGATTGATACATAATAATTTCATTGTTCATGTTTTTTATAGGCCTAATTTTAAATGTGCGATTACACAATTTACAATCAGAGCATAAAATCTTGTAACAATTTTTAAAGGTTTCCAATGATTTACAACGCCATGTTTTTTCACAATTATCGCATTTCATAATAGGTTGATGCGCTTTGAATATTGTATCATTAATTCGATCATACAAAACATATGAAAATTTCATTTGATTATTGACTTTGTAAATAGGCCAATATTCATATTCTTCCAAATTCGTATATTTACCATTCCCGAAACCGATTATGTTTGACTTTATTCGTTCATAATCATTATTTGACAAATGTGACAACATATACGAATTTTTGTATTGGTCTGGGTAACATTCAAATTCTTGTTTTGAGATTTCATATAATTCTTGATATGATTTTATTGAAACATTTTCTTTTTCTTTTGTATGTCTTACTTGAGGTAGATTACATTGAAAACATCGGCTTTTTCCTTGCCGTATTTTTCTTAAAATTTGTGTAGAAGCACATATATTTATTTTTTCGCAAGTTAAACACTTATAATAAAATATGAGATCAGATGTTTTTTTAACTCTTTCGTCGTTTATATAAACATGCCAAATTTCATTTTTTATTGATGAATACTTACTTGATTCAAATTGTAGACATTTAGATTTAATTGGAATCATGGTTTGATCTTTTTTATTTTTTATTTCTATTATAGAATTTAATATCTGATTACGAATTGGATTTTCTGTTACTACGATTGACATAATATATATTTGAACGCAATTTTTATTACCTTTTTGAATAAACACAAACTAACACAAACTAACACAAACTAACAAATATAAATTAAATTCTGGCATTCGTGGGTGTGTTTTACACCTAGTCGTTGAACCTTCTTCTTATGCGTTTTAATCACACGTAGAAGCTTGGCTGCTGATTGTCCAATCTTTTACCTTTTTCAAACCTTCACACTTATATTTTCATATTATGTTGTGGTAGGAAAAGCTTAAGGAGTTTCCAGCAATTAACCAGATTCTATTTTGGGCTGTTTAACAAGCCAAAACAGGTGGGTTTACACCACAGGAAGCAGAACATTTACCTCCACAATCAAAAATCAAAACATTCTTTTCTTTAGAACTTTTCTTATCTAAACCGTAAGCAATTGCGGCAGCTGTTGGCTCATTAATAATGCGCAACACATTTAACCCAGCAATTGTACCTGCGTCTTTAGTTGCTTGTCTTTGGGAATCATTGAAATAAGCAGGGACAGTGATTACAGCGTCAGTTACTTGTGTACCTAGATACGATTCCGCGATTTCCTTCATTTTAGAAAGAACCATTGAACTTATTTCTTCAGGAGCAAACACCTTTTTTTCGCCTTTGTAATCAACTGAAATATATGGTTTATTTTCCTTATTAATGACTTCATATGTAAAATGTTTCATATCTGATTGAACATGAGGATCATGAAAATTTTGCCCGATTAATCTTTTAGCGTCAAAAACAGTATTGGCCGGGTTTTGAGCGACACTTGATTTAGCAGCGTCTCCGATGAGGCGCTCTTCGGCCGTAAATGAAACATAAGAAGGAGTGGTTCTATTTCCTTGATCATTTGCGATAATTTCAACGTGATCATTCTGCCAAACACCAACACATGAGTAAGTCGTTCCAAGATCGATTCCTATAGCAATGGTCATTTATGTTTTACTGTATAATGATGATTTTAAACCATTTTTTATTAAATATTTTTTTGCTATTTTTAGTAGGGTGTGTTTTTAATCTAAGATAATGCTTATAAATTTATATAATTTAACGAAAATTATATAAAAATATGTAAGTTATTAATTTAGTATAATGCTAAAAAAACATATAGTATTATTTGAAAGTAAACACTATGGATGGATTGCTTATTCTACAACTGGAAGTGATGCTAAAAGAATATTAAGTGTAAACAACAAATATGATCTTTTTTACATTTTTGAGTGTGATATAGAGCAACAATATCCATATATCATGAAATTAAAATCACCACTAAATAACAATTATGATTGTAAAAAAATAAACAAATATAAAGAAGAAAATTTTAAAGAAAAAGATGAATACATTACAATTAGTTCCAAAATGGAGGGTCAAGACGAAGGAATTTATTTTGATGTAAAACAAAATTAAATGGGTGTAATGGGTGTAAATGAGAAAAGGTATGAAAAGCTAACCATCCATACACACATACAACCCCAAAACCAAACCCTTCTAAAACGAAATATTCTCCAAATCTTTCAAATTCCAATATTCACTTCCTCCGCTTGGAATAGGACGCCGAATAATAAATGGTATTTTTTTTTGTTGTAATTCTAATTCAGCAATGATATAACTATCAATAATATTTTCGGGTACTTTAACAAGTGGTTTAGCACCACATTCTATTTGTTTTGCTCTTTGACCTAACACACGAGTTTTCTCATATTTAGTCAAATATGGCACAGTTTTATGAAAAGGATCAATTATAATATTAAAATCGTCTCGTGTCACTTTTGAAAGAGCCGCAATTTCATCATAATTATGACTTATACATTCTGGATGAAATTCCATAATATAATTTTTATTGATTTCATTATTAAATTTTTGTAAATAATGTTCATCTTCGTATTCACTGTCATCGTCAGATTCGTACAACGATTTAGACAATGGGTCTTCACCGCCACCAGAGCTATTGAATACAACCTTTGTTTTATTAGCATTTAATTTTTTACTTTTCATTTCATTGTTCTCGACATCGCTGTTAATACTTCCAATGTCGTTGTCCTCGTCGTCTGTGTCATCAGTGTCATCTTCGTCATCGTAAATAACATCATCTTTATCAATTTCATCTACGACTACATCTTCAATTTCATCTACATCTTCTACATCTTCTTCTTCGTCATCAATATCATCAATCACGTCATCTTCAATATTTTTCAAAAATTCTTTATTAAATAATGGTTTATCTTTTGTTGCGAAATTTGAGTCATTATTGCTTAAATTTGATTCGGAACTAGAAATAGAATAATTGTCGTCTTCAATGTCACTCATGATTCTAAATTATATAAATATAGATAGTTTTAAATAAAAAAAAATCAATTTTATTTAAAAATCAATAAAACAAAACAAAACAAACAAAACAAAACAAATCTAACTATCCGCAGTTGTTTTCCAAACGGTGTCACATGTAGAACATACATAAACATATTTCATATTTGTATCGTCGTATCTAATGTAGATTATTTCGCGCTCAGTACCCTTTGTATTAGTCTCACAATCTTGATTTGGACATAATATTGTATTAATTCTTGGTAACGTTGGATCAAATTTAGTGTATTTATTAATTATATGATTGAACGATTGTTCATTTTTTTTGATTTGTATTTTTGAAACGCAAATGTTATCAGCGCTAATATTTGAATCTTCATTACCACATTGGCGACAATAATAAACTAACTTATTAGGATCGTCTTCATTAATTCGAATGTAATACATATTTTGACAATTACTACAGAAAAACATGATATAAAATTATAATACTATATGTTTATATTTTTATATATTTTTTATTTCAATTATATTTTTAATTCTTTTTGTTGTATAATAGTTTCCGATACAGAAATCAACTTATTTTTCAATTTTTTATAATCAACATTTACACTCATATTATAAAATCCACCATTTATTCTGTTATCTATGTTATTCTTATTTTCTTTTATTTTTTCATCTATAAAAGCCATAACAGCATCTTTATTTTTAATAAAATTATCCTTCATAAATGGATAAAAATTGTCAAAAAAATCTAAATACAACCCATCTTTTTTATTTAAAACGTCGCATATAGCAATATCTATGTTTGAATATTCAATAATTTTGGTGTAATCATTAAAATCTTTATGATTGATGGTAACTCCTGGCTCATTTAATAGCGGATTTTTACATAAAAGTGTACATAATGTTAATAATACAGTAGATATTGTTTGACATGATGTCCATTGTTCTCCGGTCCACGTGTTTAATAATGATATACAAACCTTTCCACATTTATATAAATTTGGATTAAAACGTATATTATTTCCATTTGTACAATAAGTTGCTGTTGGTGGCGAATGAGGATAATCACTTGGGAAATTCAATTTAAATAAATAATATCCTCCAAAATAAGGTGTATCTGATGGGCCTACAATTAGAGCATATCCTTTTAAAATATCAGTCTCGTCGTGTAAGTAATAAATACCGTTATCTATCAATGGATTTTTAATAATGTCTTTTATATCGCGTATTAAACGATTTATTGACTCTTTTGAAATAAATTTCGACATAGCAAAATAGTTTAAATTTACATGTTAAATTATTTTTATATGATTTTTTCTAATTTTGATTTTGTATGGTTGTTTGTTGATTTTTGAATTTTGAATTTAGAATTTTGAATTTTGAATTATAAAAAAATGAAATAGAAATATATCACTATATTATATTAAAATAAATGAATGAAACTAAAATGGCAATGAATAAGTGTAAAGATTTGAATGATTTTCTAGCAAAGCACAGCGTTAAAAGTTTGGAAAAAAATGATCATAAAGACAATAATATTAACATTACTCATACTAGAATAGGGAATAAAGACCTGAATATTTATGGTGGTTCTTATATAATACCCAAAGAAGATTTACAGGAGTTCTACAGTCTTTATTATGATTATGTTTTTATTAAAAAGAAAAAAGAGTATTTAACAGAAAAACAGGTAACCACAACTTGTCCAATTTTAGTTGACGTTGATTTACGTTACAATTATGATGTTGATGTAAGAAAACATACCAAAGAAAATATATTGGATTTGATCGTTTTATATTTAGAAGAATTAAAAGAATGCTTCTTATTTGAGGAAAACAAAGCATTTGATATATTTACTTTTGAAAAACCAGATGTAAATCGGTTAAGCGATAAATCATTGACAAAAGACGGAATTCATATTATAATTTGTGTACAAGCGGATCACATCATTCAAACGATACTTCGTGAGAAAATCGTCAAAAAAATTCAAGAAACATGGGAATTACCAATTATTAATTCATGGGATGCTGTTTTTGATGAAGGAATTACAAAAGGTATTACCAATTGGCAGTTGTTTGGATCACGAAAACCGGACAATGAAGCTTATGAATTGACAAATCATTTTATCGCTACTTTTGACAAAAACGACGGAGAATTTATGATGGATGAAATGAAGGTCGAAGATTTCGATCTTAAAAAGAACTTTCATAAATTAACGGCTCAGAATACAAATATTCCTGTTTTTGAAATGAATCCAAAAATAGTAGATATTTATAATAAGCGCATCGAAGCAAAGAATAATAGGATTAAAAAACCAGCAAGTAAAACTAAGATTAATTTAATTGTTGAAAATGACGATGATATTGGTGGAGATGATGGATGGGAGGTTATTTCATTAAATGAAATTAACAATAAGGAAACGCTTGAAAAAGCGGTTGATTTGATGCTGAAACGATTAAAACCAAATGAACACGAGGTGAAAGAAACACATTTGTTTACGCAAATATTACCAGCCAAATATTATGAGCCTGGTTCTCATATATTGAATAGACAAGTTGCGTTTGCTTTAAAACATACTGATGAGCGGTTGTTTTTGTCGTGGATACTTTTGAGAAGTAAAGCTGATGATTTTGACTATGATACGATCCCATCGCTTTATAATGATTGGACAAAATATTTTAATACGAGTAAATCAGGTGTTACGCGAAAATCCATAATGTATTGGGCGAAGCAAGATGCTTTTGAAGAATATGAAAAAATACTAGAAAATACATTGGAATATTATATTGAAGAAACCTTGGAATCACAAACTGAATTTGATATAGCGCAAGTTTTGTATCAAAAATACAAGGATAAGTATGTTTGTGTAAGTTATGAAAAAAAAGGCATTTGGTATATTTTTAAAAATCATAGATGGGAACCAGATAGGGGATTAACTTTAAGAATGGCCATTTCAAAAGATATTCATAATTTGTATTCATTGAGGCGAACAAATCTAGAGAACGAATATCATCACTATGATCAAGATGACAACCGAGCTGATTATATTAAAAAGAAAATGAAGTCGTTATCTGATATTATGCAAAAATTGAAAAGAACAAATGATAAAAATAATATTATGCGTGAAGCCATGGAACTGTTTTATGATAAAGATTTTATCAGAAATATGGATACAAACAAATATTTATTATGTTTCAATAATGGCGTCGTCGATTTTAAAAATAAGGTATTTCGCGATGGTTGTCCACAAGATTATATTACAAAAACAACGAGAATTAGTTATGTGCCTTACGATTATACTTTATACAGTGATACAATTACACAAATATATGAGTTTTTCAATAAATTGTTCCCTATAGAAGATTTGAACAAATATATGTGGAATCATTTGGCTTCTTGTTTAATAGGTACAAATATGAATCAAACGTTTAACGTATATCACGGAAGTGGAAGCAACGGTAAATCCATTTTAGCGGATTTAATGTCATTGACATTAGGTGATTATAAAGGCACGGTTCCAATTACTTTAGTGACTGAAAAGCGTAATGCTATAGGCGGTACTTCGTCTGAAATTATTCAATTAAAGGGTATTCGTTATGCTGTAATGCAAGAACCCTCCAAAGGAGTGAAATTGAATGAAGGTATTATGAAAGAATTAACTGGTGGCGATCCAATTCAAGGTAGAGCGCTTTATTGTGAAAGTGAAACTTTTGAACCACAATTCAAATTAGTTGTATGTACAAATAATTTATTCGATATTGAAAGTAATGACGATGGTACATGGAGAAGAATAAGAAAATGTGATTTTGTTTCGAAGTTTATAGACGAGGATGAACCACATACTGATGAAACACCTTACATTTATCCAAAAGACAAAACATTGAAGGAGAAATTGCCAACCTTTGCACCTATTTTCGCGAGTATGCTGGTAAAAATTGCTTTTGAAACTGATGGTGACGTTCCTGATTGTGAACATGTATTGAACGCATCGAATAAATATAGAAATGGCCAAGATCACATTGCTGCTTTTGTAAAAGAGAATATATTAAAGACTGGTGATACTAGAGATCGTATTCGTAAACAAGAATTAGCAAACCACTTCAAATTCTGGTTTACACAAGAACAAGGTAACAAAAAGATGCCAAAAGGAGAAGAATTGTATATGTATATGGATAAAAAATACGGTCAACATAAACAAAGTGGTTGGCATGGAATCAAAATAATATATCCGGATGAATCGCTTAATACTGTAATCGATGATTTATAATGGGTATTTTATATACAATTATGGTTTTGATTTTGTATATAAAATAAATTGATCATAACTTATATTTTTATATAGTTTAGCAAAAATTATATAAAAAAATTATTTAAAAAAATTGAATAGTTGTTTCATTCAATATTGTTAACATGATCAAGCAAAATCAAGCATAATATAAGAAATGAATTTACTTTTATTACCAAAACATTTACAAGATTTGATAAATGAGTTTAATGTACAACATAGACCATTGATGCGTGTAGTAATGGACGAATTAAAACGCTATTGTATTTGGCGAAATGAGAAAGATAAAGATTGCAATAATTGCTTTAATTACGCAGAAGAACAATATTCAAAATATATATTATGGAAAAAATACAACTTTTGTGGAGAATGGTGTCGTCATGATTTAGAGGATCATATACGTAAAAGCTATAGAGATTATCAAAAACGTAAAACATTGCGAAGATAAAAAAATGGGCGTTTTACACCTTTTACATTTCAAATTCCTATTGTTTATTATTTAATATATCAATTGTTGTAAAATAGTAATATTTGATGAATTGATTTTTATACAAGAACTCACCATCATGAAATAAATATTCTGGATTTTTTTTCTTAATTATTTTTTCTTCATTTTCAATTTTTACACAAAATTCTTGATGGTTTTGTTTTTTTATATGACGTTCTAATACTTTATTTTTTTTAGAAGTAAACCGGTTACAATAACATAAAGTTGATTCAAATGGTCCTTTTTTCCATAAATCTTTTCTTTCTGAAGTCATATCATCATAATATTTTTTTCTTAATTCTATTTGGATATCCTTATTTTTTAAATCTTCTATTGTTTGTTCCATTTTTATACCATCATCATCATCATCATAATATTTTTCCCTTAATGCTTTTTGGATGTATTTATTTTTTAATTCTTCTATTATTTGTTCGAATTGTCTTGATGTCATTTTTTATATTATTATATTTTGTTTTATAATTTAAATTTAAATTATATTCAATTTTTTTATAAACATTTGAAATGTAAAAACGTGTAATAAAAACTAAAAAATTACTTGCGACATTGGTTCACATTCTTTTTAAAAAAATCAACTGTATTTTTTATACCATTTTGAATATCAGTAAATACAAAATCGGAAGATTTATCAGATTTATTATAAATATAAGAAAGTAATTTTTTATTATCAGCAGTTTTCTTGTATTGACCATCTGAAAAAGTATCATTAAATACCATCATATTTTCATAATTAAATTCTTTAGCAATTAATAAAGCCATGTCAGCAATAGAGTATTCTTCATTGGGTGATATAATTATATTTTCACATGTTAGTGTATCAATAAGTTCCATAATAAGAACTGCTAAATCTTCTGAATAAATAAATTGGCGTAATGGTTTCCCTGTTCCACGAACTTCAAAAGGTATTCCTACTTCTTTTGCCAGATAACATTTATGAACAAGAGAAGGAATGACGTGACCATCTTCTAAAGAAAAATTATCATGTGGGCCATATATATTTGTTGGGATAATACATGAATAATTAGTTTTGTATTGCTCGTTGTAAGCGCGACACTGAACTTCCATAATTCTTTTGGCGTATGCGTAAGATTCATTTGAAGTATGAGGTGGACCATTATGTAACATAGATTCATCAATAGGGTATGTAGTATTATGTGGAAAAATACATGTTGAAAGCATACATACACATTTTTCAACTTTTACAGCATAACAACACTTTAATACATTACAATTCATCAATAAGTTCTTTTCTAACATTTCTACCTTGTGATTCATATTTTTATATAAACCACCAACATTTGCGGCTAAATGAATGACATAATTTGGTTTTATTTTGTTAAAATATGATAGAGTCTCTTCGTAATTAACTAAATCACATAACAACGAAGTAGAAAAAATAAACTTATAATGTTTCTCATAGTTTCGTGATATTTTCTTAAATGCGTTTCCAACTAACCCAGAAGAACCAGTAATTAAAATAGTTTTAACCATTAATTTTGTAATATATTATAATAATACCTTTTGATACTTGAAACGAAAGCAATACATTCTAGACATTCTACATTATTTTTTTTACATGAGATGTTTATGTGATTGTTTTATTTCGTGGTTCAATAAGTGTATTTTTTTTACTTGTATGTGTGGTTTTTGATAGCGCGTATTGACCACAAGGACCACAATGATCTTCATTAGATAAATCAATTTTCGCATTCATTTTTTTATTACAATAATCTATATTCCATCTACCCAATGGCAATGAACCATTAGTAGGAAGATATTTTTGAATAAATTTTATGATATTTTTCATAAATTAGATATAATACATTATTACGTAATATTATATCTAAGTAAGTTACTTTCACACTAATATATAATTAAGTATAAATGGATATAGTACCAATAAAATTAAAACAAGAAAACGTATACTTAATTTGACGTTGGAATTCACGAGAAAAATAGATAGAAAATATACAATAACAACTAATACATATACAAAAAATAAAAAATAGTAATAACCATTCAACTGATCAATGCTTTGATCTTTATAATAAGTTTTTCTATCATTTGTCAAAATATCCGAATTTTTATCCTTGTATTTATTTTCTAAAACACCATTTTCGTATTTATATTTTTTGTAAAGATCGATAATATTATCGAAATTTATTTGTAAACCTTTATAAGTTGTCAATTTGTTTTGAATATTATTTATATCTGACGTTAAATTACTCTTATACATGGAAATAATAGCATCCGCCTTTTTTTCCAAATCTTTATCTAAATAATCATTGTATTCAGAATCTCCTTGTGTGTAAATAATATAATTTTTGGTTGCTTCTGATAATTCTTCTGGTGCGTGTGTGACATTATATTGTGCTTCTAAATACTTTTGTTTCAATAATTCTGACTGTTTTTCTTTCTCACAAGATGGACCACAGCTGATTAATTTATTGGCTTGATTTATTAGATCGTTAAAATTGTTTATATTGAAATTTGATGTTGATGACGTTAGTGTTGATGTTGTTGTCATATTTGTTAATGATATATAATTATAATATATGTATAATATAATTATACGTGTGTCAGCGTTATTTTATCATATACTGACCCCCTAAAAATTACTTGGTACTATGGTATTACCTAAAACAACGTCTGGTTTCGTATAAACATTCGAAAATTTTGTAAATACATTATTTACAAATTGTTCAGTTTTGCTTTGTTGGTTCGATGGTTGTCCCGATCCATACGATCCATATGATTCAGACGTTGCTGAATCAGTTACACATTGATGGATAATATTATCATATAATGTTCCGGGTGAACAACATGAATTGCCGATACATGTACCTATATTTAAATTAGGTGAAGTCCATGGATCGCTTTTACTATCCGATGTGTTATTATTAACCTGCGGTGCGCCTTTTTTATTAAATGTCCAATCATATTCTTGATAATTCATATTGTCATGACTCCATATAGAAAGCAATCTATACACAATAAAAATCGCACCTATAAGCGATATAAATACAATCAAAAAATAAAAAACGCTATTACTCAATAAACCGGCATTATAAAAGAGAGAAAGTATGATTATAGGAATTAACATTAAAATGATGTATTTCATTAAAGTGCTGTGTTCAGCATATTTCTGTTCATAATAATCATTAATTTCTATTAGGCGAATTTTATTATTTTTCTCGGTTTCTAAAAAGTTCAATTTTTGTTTAGCATTATTCAACTGATTTTCAACCATTTGGATGGCTGTTTTTTGTTGTTGCAACGTAATTTGAGAATTCTGTAAAGCATCTTGATAAAAATTGTTAATTTTACCTAAAGTTTTGTATAAATTAATTCTCATTTGTGAAATTGAATTGATTTTTTTTATGGTTTTTTTTTGTTCTTCTTGTGTTAAATTGGGGTCGTTGTCTATACTACTAAATAAATTTTGTTCAATAGTCTGTAAACCTTGTATATCATTTAATAATTGTTCATTGTTTGTGTTTGTTGTGGACATATTTATATATTATATAAAATAGGAAAAGATAATTATATAATAGAATTCTAAATTTACGAAGAAGAATAAGAAGAAATGTATATAGCAATTATTAGTAGAACAATAGCTAAAATACACCAAAAAATATAACTGTAATTCTTTTGTAATGTATTTATTTTCACTTGGTTTAAAATATTATCGATATTATTATTTGTATCAAATGATTTAATTTTATTTTTGACTTCACTAAAATCGGTGACTGAATCATTAAATTTATTAATATTTTGTTTCGCAGTTACATCCAATATATTGTTATTTTCCGATAGTTTATTTGTATACATATTTAATTGACTCGATAGCTGTTTTAATTTATCCTCCAATTGTTGTAATTGTTTTTTTTGTACACTGCTTATATTAGTCAACCCATAATTCACATCAATATTGTTGTTACCTTTTACATAATTTTCGTATTGTATTGAATCAATGTTATTTACTGTATTATAAATTCCATGTGGTAATTCAATAAATGTTTTATCTCTGACATAAGTATTTACGCCAGTAGCAGGGGTATACATACCTCGGGGTTTATTGTCTTTTGGAATACATGTAGATGTTTGACCTGTTGTATCATATACAAATCCCGAACAATTCTCATTCTTGTTACAAGCTGACATACAAGATTCTACATCGGGAGAATCACTAAACATTGCTCCAGGAATATCATTCCCTATAAGTTTAGTATTTTCCAAAATTCTACTGTATGTATCAGAAAATCGAGTGTTAGATGCTGGATAAGCATGTAATTGAGAATTTGGATCGATAAAAGCTAGTTGACCCATATTGGATTGAATACCGACTTGCTCTAAATCATACAAAGGATTTGCTAATTCACCTCCATAATAATTGTTCGCACTAGTACCACCACCGTTATTTTTAGTACAATTGCTTTCAAATGTATATAAAACTAAATCACCGTCATCCATCATCTGTAATAAAAGACTACCGTCCATTGAACTAATCCAATCTCCTTTATTCAATATCTGATCAGTCTTTAAAAATGGCATCCCGTATTTACTCTTCTCAGGAACAAAATTCACATTTTTCTCTCGTTGTTGTCCATTTGTATTAGAAGACCAGACATTGGTAATATTACTTGTATTAGGCATTCCTTTGTATATACACATGTTTCCATCGTTTTGTAAAGAGAGAAAATAATTACACCCCACCGTATCGATCGTTTTTTTGTAAGTAGTTCGTTGATTATTAGAAACAATATTATTCATTTCACCACTTTTTGTCCAACAATTTGTATTCGTTGCTGTATCCATAACAAATCCATTACAATTAGATTGTTTACTACATATGTCTTTACAGGAATCGATGGTTTGATTGGAATAATAGGATAAGTCGTTACCTGGAACGTCAATATTCGCGGATGTACTATAAATTTGTTCACATTGTGTTCCGTTTGGAGTTGTAAAAAATTCCTTGCTATTTTGATCGCAAACTGATAACGTACCATTTTTACTTACAATCGCATAAGAAACCGGTTGACCTTTTGTATTGGATGACCATAAAGGTATATATTTGTATGCTTTTCCATATTTAGTAGCCATTGATTTATCGTTGCTTACACTACACAAGCCTGATCCAGTAGAAGGATCTACGTTTTGTAGAGCAAAATATTGGGTTCCCTTATTAATTGCTTCTTGTTGGCATTGATTGAAATCAAACATCATACCTTTATCACCAACAATGGTCATCGCCGGATCGTCTTTTTTATCTTCAAAACATCCAACATATTGTGGTGAAATAGATGCTGTATTAATCATAGAATTTACGAAAACATTCGAGCGTTCATAACCACAACTTTCATTTGGACTCATTTCAGTTCCACTTATTAATTGTGGATTTGTAGGAATTTCTTGTCCTGGAATATTATATCTATCTAACCAGGGAAGGTTGATTGTCATGACATCATTCTTATTAAAAACAGGACAATTGTTTTTACCACTGATACTTTTTAGAATAGTTGGATTAGGGATTTTTTTAGCAACTCCGCTACTATTTATGAAACAGGTTTCTCCCGTTGTAAATGTAACATATTTGTTTAAATAAGGATTATTTGACCCAATGCGATTCACATTGGTTGATACTGATTGAGAAATATTATTTAATAAACCGTTGTATTCTGACAAGGTAGAATAATACTCTTTTCTTACATTATCCATTATATTTACTTGAGATGTCGTCATATCAACGTTTGGTGAAGCATTTGAGTTACTCATACCATGGAAACCCTCTTTACCATTATTTTTAATTTTAGCTATAGTATTGTTTATAATTTTATCTTGATATTGATTGAACTTGTATCCTTGATATAATGATGGATTTGGAGTTTTAGCGTCATATTTATGCCTCATATAAGCAGTGGAACTGTCATTTACATGATTTATTTTAGATGGGGGTGATAACGACGACGATGATTCTGTATCTGTATTTGTTTTCGTTAAATATGTTGTAAAGTTGAAATTTAGATTTAAATTATGTAATATATTATTTATTGTATTCATTAATATAAGCAAATACAAAAAATATACCAGTTTACACAATATTTTTATTTTATCTAGAGTCCCCATTTATACCTCCAATAACCATTTTAGAAATGAAAAAAACACAAATAAAAAGTAATATCATTAATAATATGTAGGATCCATAATTTTTATTTACCTTTAAATTACTTGTTTTTTGAGCCTCATCTAAAGTATCGAAACTATTTATTTTATCTAAAATATTCAATCTTTCTGATTCCAGATTATCATAATTCTTTTTTAATAAATTATAATATTCACTTCTCTCATTAATCTGGGTATCAAAATCATTTCTATTGTTTTGAATCAGTGTCATTATTTTATTGTTTGTCTCTGTTAATTGTGAATTCAGAGATTTTAATGTCAATAGATATTTTTTTGTTATTGGTACAATAGCATAGTTATTGGGTCCGGCAGTTATAACATTTCCATCTCCAGAACGTAACCAACACATAGGTTCACCATAATCAACTTTATTATAAGTAGCACCTGTACAACCAGTTGTTTTACTACACAAAGCGCTACATTCATTCAATGTTCGGATCTTTGTATTTGTTGTGTCCGCCAATTTTCCTGACCCCCAATAAATACTACCTTGGATGGTTGTTAGTTTGTTCTTGTTGTTTAAACTATTAATATAATCTGCTTGTACTTGATTATATTGTATTAAAAGAGTGTCGTATTTTTTAGACAAACTTTCTAAATCTAATATAGTTGATCTTGTTGATATTGTTGTTGTTGTTGTTGTTGAATTTTCACTAGTTTCCATCATATATATTGATCATACAAAAATATTGTAATTACTTTTTTGAATCAACTAAATAACGAGATCTAACACTAGAAATATAATAAACAAATGAACATAATGTAATAACAACACCCAAAGATTGTAAAAAAAACTTGTTTATTTTGTTTGCTTTTTTATTTTTTTCTGAATCATCATCATTATTGCGATGTTCGCAATGTTCGCGATGTTCGCAATCAAATTCATCCATATCAATGTGGTATAAAAAATAATCATCGTCAACACAATAATCATCCTTACCATCATCATTGTAAAATGATTGAATTAATTTCTCATATTTTGATCTAATATTTTTTTCTAAATCTGGATCATCATTGAAATATTTAGTTATTGATTTATTTTTAACCATATTAGAAACCATACTTTTTGTATTCGACTCTTTTATATAATTTCTCATTTTACTACTTAAAGGATATTTATTGGGTTTATTAATTTGAATACTTAACATATTTATAATTTGATTTATAATTTTTATAAACAAATTAAATTTATATACATTTATTTTATTAAATATAATTAGACAACATTTGTTATACTTTTACTATCCACCCTAGGTGTAAAAAATTTGTACAACAGTATAGAACTTACAATAATTCCTATAAAAATAGAAACATTCCTTAAGTATTTATTATCATAGATTTGCTTATATTCATTCACTAATTCTTTCGATCCATTGTATTTATTGTTTAAATTGTAAGAGTTTGACTTCAATTTCATATTTTTTGTCTTTTCTTTTTCAATTAAATTGTTTAATTTCAATAATTGATCGCTGATATTTTGAATACTAATATTAACATTATTTGATATTGTAATTAGTTCAGAATTAATTGAATTTAAATTCGACTTTAAATTTTCAAAAATAGTTTGATACTCACTATACGTTGGAGTTTTATTGTAAAATATGTAATATTTTTTAAAGTCATCTAAAATAGCAGGTAGTTTTTCCTGAATATTTGTAATGCTATTTTCTAAATATTGTATATTTATTTGGTTGTTATTGTTGTTATTTCTTGAATCCATATTATAATATTCGTATAAATTAAAATTCATCACTAAAATCAATTATTTTTTCTAGATAATCTTTGGTTTCTTCAATTCCGCCTATAAATTTTTCGTTATGGAATACCATAGGAAATGTTTTCCATTCGATTGTAGAATAATTTTGTATGAAAGTTAAAAAAAGTTGCTTGTCTTCGAGCAAGTAATCGTCGCAATCAATAACAACCCATTTTTTATTTTTTGTTTTCAATAAATCTTTAACCTTTCTACAATTAATACAGCCACTTTTGCTATAAATCGTGAAATCATGAAGAGCTGGTTTTTCTATTTCCATAAAATATGATGTTTTATATAAAAAGCTATAAATATATTTTTATATCCTTTATTGTGCTCTTATATTTATATACAAACCCGATAATAATTGGTATTGATAGCAGTTTTACTAGAACGAATAATTTTACATACATCTCCTGGTCTTAAACCAATTACGCGTGCTACTGGATCAAACCTAGAAATATCTGGAAATTCTGATTTATTCGAAATATTATATTTTTTCATGACTTCTTCAACTTCATTACTATTAATAATAATGTGTTGAGGTACAAGATTGTGTTTTAAAATATTGAATTGAAGACGTTTTATATTTTCGATTACAATGAAAATACCGTCTCTTTCCCATATTTGTTTCAATTCGCTTATAATTGTATCATTCATTTCATCTTTAATAATAATGAAAAGAGTATCATCTTTTGTAATAACTTCTTCTAAATTAAACAAATCATCAATCATTTCTTGAATATTTGCGGGTCTTATCATCTTTGTTAAATAATAACTAATATATATTTTTTGTTTTCGTTTACTGGTAGGATCTTCTTCTTTTTTTTCAAGAAGCATATCCAACTGATTATTTTGTTTCATAGAATTCACTTCATTTATACTAAAATTGGAATAATCGTCTATATTATACCCTTGTTTTTCCATTAATTCCAATATATTTTGCCTTGATTTATAAATGGAAGATGTTAAACTACTTAAACTATGAGTTGTCATATTTTATTAATATAAATTATTATTTATATTAATTTACTTTACTAATTTCAATTTTTTTATAAAGTGATTTTTTTAATTTCTGATTGTTTGTTTTCACCTGTTTCATTGATTTCATTTGTATTTCCCAAGTTATCAATATTGGCTTTCGTTGTTGTATCTTTATTTAAATCTTCTACTTCAAAGATAGAGGAAGACTCTGGAGGAGTCATTGGTCCGATTGGTCCGACTGATCCACCTGGTTCTTGTTGTTGTTGTTCTTCAAAGTCAGGAATAAAAGGAGGACTGTCCGAAGGAGTCATTGGTCCGATTGGTCCGACTGGTCCACCTGGTTCTTGTTGTTGTTGTTCTTCAAAGTCAGGACTAAAAGGAGGACTGTCCGAAGGAGTCATTGGTCCGCTTGGTTGTTCCTGTTGTTGCTGTTGTTGTTGCTCTTCAAAGTCAGGACTAAAAGGAGGACTGTCCGAAGGAGTCATTGGTCCGACTGGACCGACTGGTTGTTGTTGTTGTTCTTCAAAGTCAGGACTGTCCGAAGGAGTCATTGGTCCGACTGTTTGTTGTTGCTCTTGTTCTAATTCTTCTGGAGTTGCTTCTATTCTCTCTGCTTTTTGTTTATGATATTCTTGCTTTTGATATTTTGTTAAAATATGTTTAATTTCTACCTTGGCTTTGTTAATATTTGTATTTAAATCATCAGATGCGTCGGAATGTAACAATTTTCCGATATTATTTGAATATGATAAATTCATTATTTTGTCAATATTTTCATCTGTAATAATCCTCATTTGAATATTCATTGCTTGTAATTCTTGAATCAATAATTTAAAAGAATATGGGATTCTCAATAAACTAAAAGAACGTCCGAATTTGGATATGTTTTTAACATTCAAAGAACCATCTGGATTAGTGTGAAAATTAATAGGACCATCCGCAAAAGGACTCAAAAACAAATTTTTCGCTTCATTATAAATAGCAATCGCACCAGTTTTATTACATACAGCAATGTAATATTCGTCCCCTCTTACCAAAAAAGATTCATTCAAGAAATAGGACATACCGTGACCTAAAACACCGTCCCGTTCCATTTCACCAATTCTCAAACCACCATCATTTGCTCTTCCTTGAACCGACTGTCTCGTCAAATTTGTTCTAGGACCAGTAGCACGATAATTAATCTTGTCTTTTACCATATGTTTTAAACGCATATAATAAGTAGGACCAATATATATATCACTTTGTATTTGCTCACCATTCATTCCATTGTACAATATTTGGTTTCCAGTACAATTAAATCCAGCTTTCACCAACAGCGGCGCATATGTTGAATAATTCGATCCTTTCATTTGAAATGCAGTACAATCGCCAAAAGTTCCGTAACTACTACAAACTTTACCAAAAAGGGATTCTACAATTTGTCCAATTGTCATACGAGATGGAATAGCGTGTGGATTAATAATAAGGTCAGGACGAATCCCGTCCGCGGTAAATGGCATATCTTCCTCCGGTATAATAAGACCCAGTGTCCCTTTTTGCCCTGCTCTGGAAGCCATCTTATCGCCAATAGCAGGTATTCTCTCTTCTCGGATTCTAACTTTAGCAATATTGAACCCTTCTTCTCCTTGTGTAATGAAAGATTTATCGACGAATCCCAATTGTCCTTTTTTAGGTTTAACGGAATCATCGACGAATCTATCTTTGTTTTCCAAGTCGGAAATGATTTTTCCTATCAAGACAACCTTATCATTTAATGGGGTATTTTCACGTATCATGCCATAATCATCTAATAAACTATAATCATACCCTGGTTTAATTTTAACAACATTACTTTTTTCAATATTAGCAAATTTCGAGTTAATCATCCCAGAAACTTTGGAACTTTCTTCTCGCGCTTCATACATCGAATAATAAGTGGTTCTAAACATACCTCGTTGTATAGCACCTTCGTTAATTAAGATAGCATCTTCTACGTTGTAACCGGTATAAGCCATAATAGCCACAATAGCATTTACACCATATGGAATTTCTTCGTTGTTAATGTATTCCAAATATCTAGATTTTATCAAAGGGATCTGACCATAGTTTAAGACAACACCCATTTTATCAATACGCATTTGATAGTTGGTATGATACATTGAAACAGCTTGTTTACTTTGACCACATGAAAATGAATTACGTGTAACTGGATTGTGTTCTGGATAAATGATTAAATTACCCATTACACCTAAAATAAGAGATGGATCAATTTCTACGTGTGTTAAAAATTTATTCTTTTTTACATCTTCATCATAAGTTGCGATTAAAGCAGATTCTTCTTCTGATGTATCTAAATAATCCAATACCGCTTTATTTTTCATAAGTTCATTGTATAATGGTCCACTACCCTTTTGTTTTACAACATTATCCCATTGTAGATCACCATATAATTCATTTATTTCATACACTTTATTCATCTTAAAAGAAAAAGCCACATCATCTTTCGTTTTAAATCCAGATACAAGCTGCTGCCATGTAATTTTTCCTTCTTTTATCATTTCAATAACGAATTTTCTATCATAACTTTTATTTACGACGGCGTCTCCATCACCACTATACTTATCAATATAATAAATAGGCCGAGACAATCTACCAGCATCCGTATAAATATATATTTCATTTTGTTGATAATTGAATGAAATACTGGTGAAAACTGGAATAATGCCGTTTCTTCTGAATAATTTGAATATTTCAACAAACCCCAATTCGTTTCTATTTTTAGTTGTTATAGGGTTATCAATGACACCGATCCAATTACCATTCACGAATATTTTAGTAGCATTCGCCAAATATTCTGTATCACATTCTAAAATCAATTTAAGAGGCGTATTATTTCTTAACCATTTTATGATAGGAATCGATGATGAACCACTTGTGATATGTGTAGAAATTGATATATGTTTATGTAAGCCTATATTGCCTCCGTCGGGTGTGTCAATTGGATCTATTACACCCCATTGTGAACTATTTAATAAACGAGGACCGACTACTTTAGCACTAGCATCCAATGGCAAGTTAATTTTTCTCAAATGTGAAATAAACGTATAATAACTCAATCGATTTACATCTTGAACAACACCTAAACGTTTTGTATGTGTTTCTGACCCCCAATTTCCTTTAAATGCTTTTCTAAAACCAGCTTCAACATCTCTGTCCTTAAAAAAGTTCTTAAAATTAGTTTCAATAAGTCCAATAAAATTGTCTCCATCTTGATATTTATTGATTTCTTTCTTGTTTGTAGTACTAGACGCGATGCCAATAGCAGAATCGTCACTCTTTTTATATTCTCCTTTGTGATAATAATATTCTTCATCTATTTTTTTAAAGATGTTTCTTTTCTGTATTAAATAATACTCGCGAAATAAATCATAAATGAGAGAACCTGTCAGTTCAACTCGTTTGAATGTAAAATTGTCGCGATCAGTTGGTTTCTCTTGTAACGTATATACTTTTAACAATTTATGAACCATATAACCTATAAAAAAAGCTTTGTCTAGAAAATTGATTTCACCTATATGTGGTAAAAAAAAATCGGATAATATTTCAATGACACTTGAAACAGTACCTCTCTTTGTAAATGAAGCTATATATTTCAATGCGGTTTCTTGATTAAATATTTTATTAGCATCATGAATAGAAGGAATAAAAAGATCAATGTAGGTTTTATTTTTCTCTAAATCCAAAATACACGTCTTAATAATATCTTTATCTGATAATACGCCTAAAGCTCTCATTAAAATAAAAAGTGGGACCGGTTTTCTCACGTTGGGGACAGTAACAACAATTTGATTGTTCGTTAGAGATGGAGACGGCGCAACTATTTTTATAGCAGTTGTGCGAATCGGTTTTGACGCATCTTCTGAGACGGATCTGATTTCTGCTGAAAAACTATATATATCGTCATCACTATTTTTTTTGATATAAAGCATATTGTCTGCGAATTTTTCTTGAGGAATGATTGCTTTTTCTTTTCCATCAATGATAAAATAGCCACCATAATCATTTTTACATTCTCCCATATTGAAACGAACATTTTTATTTAAGGATTTTAAAATACACAAATCGGATTGTAACATGATCGGAAAACGACCAAGGTAAATTTTGTCTAATGTAATCGAATGTTCTATTTTTTCTGCGCCTTTATAATAAATAAAATCAACATCTACGTCATAATGGATAGTGATTCCATAAGTCATATTTCTCAACCGAGCGTCATTTGGATACATGTAATGAGCATAGTTGTCATCATATATAATGGGTTTGCCAAAATATATTTTCGAACCGTCTTTCCCTCCTAAATATAATAGACATTCGTTTCTTTGGCTCGAAGATTTTGATTCGTCTTCTCTCTCTATGAATCGTATTGGATTGTTTTCTCGAAAAATGCGGTTAATTCCATTGTTGAAAAAATCATTGTAGGATTCTAAATGATGTGCGACTAAATTATTCGGATTGTCGTTAAAATAAGTGTCAATAATTTTCCATGATATTTTGTCCATATGTTTATTTTATATAAATATAAATAATTATATTTTTATACCTTTGTTTTATTTAGGTTTTTATCTTCTCTAGTTTGTGCGTTTTTTCTAGCTATAATGTATACTAATATAGCTCAAAACTTTAAAAATAATACAATGACAATATGGCAATATTAGTGATATGGCTGATCAACTAAAAGCAGTTACTGTAACTTATACAGTACCTAGTTTTTCTAGTTTGGCTTCTTTACCATAAAAATATAAATTTATATTTATATAAAATACTTATATAATTATTAATTACATTAATAAATTACAATGAAAGACGCTATATGTGTAATTACGCTTATACCTAATACAGGATTATTACAATTTTACAATAAATTTACAAATTATGATGTTTATATTATTGTTGATGACAATGATTTTGATGTTTCTTACTCTAAATTAATGTATCCAAATTGTAATTTTGTACAAATACCGAATTCTTTATGTGAAAACTCTGGATTTCAAAATATAAGTTTGTGGACAGTTTATAGAAATGTAACTGATTGCGATAAAGCAGCGTATAAAAATGTAACGGGTTGGGATAAAGCAGTGTATAAAATGTATCAAGAAAGGAACAACCATCGTTTCTGCTGGATTGTCGAAGACGATGTTTTTATTCCTCATGAAAAAACATTAAAAAGAATAGACAATAATAACATAGATATTGATATAATATCAAATACAGTATTTTCTGAAGGTAAATACAATGAGTGGGCATGGCAAAAAATTATACCCAATATTAGAATAGAGAAGCCATATTATTGTGGAATGATGTGCGCAGTAAGATTTACAAAACAAATGTTGGAAGCTATAAATGATTATGTTACAAAATTCAAATCTATGTTTTACTTGGAAGCATTTTTTCCTACTATCGCAAAACATTACAAATTGAAAATACATGAACAACCTTTGAATGAAATGAAAACTATTACGTATCTTAGTGAATTTTTGGATCATGATATTAAAATAACCAATTTGTATCATCCTATGAAAGATATTCAAAGACATCACAAACTTAGAAATTTACTAGATTCTTCATGTTTTGATGAATGTTGATCTTTTTAGGGTTGACTCTATGTCTATTTTTGAAACTTTTGATAAATGTTTATTATCAATTTTCTTCAATAACTTATGTGATAACTCACACCATTCTTCATGATGACGATCCTTCAAATAAGGACCAATCATTTCACATTGTCGGTGTTTTTTTATAAAATCTTTCGCATTGAATGGGTCTACCGCATGAATTAGTAAAACGACCTAAATAGAATGAATATCACAGCTAATTAATTGGATGTAAAAGATGAATGAAAACAATTACATATACAAACAAAAATAATATAAATACTTTTATTTACATTATTTTAAATGTATAAAATCAAAATTTTTTGTGATTTTTGTAGTAGTGAAGCATGTAAAACAAATTTTGAAAAGGTTTTCAATTCAAAAAATTGTGATTCTTATGGAGAAGACAAAGACTTTTTTATCACAAATGGTGAAGATTATACACATGCTATTATTATGAATAAAGCAACTCCTTATTTAACTATCCCAAAAGAAAATGTTGTTGGTCTTGCTTTTGAACCACGTGAATTATTAAATCTAAATCAGGAATTTATCAATTACGCTAAAAAACATATTGGAAAATATTTAATCGGAAAATCCGATGGGTTACCTGAATTATTTATAGAGCATTATGCTTTTATGTGGCACAATAATCCACACCGTTCTATTTCGTTTAATGAAAAAATATATACAATGAGTATTGTTTTGAGTGAAAAGGTATTCGCTCCAGGACATAAATATCGCCACGATTTGACAAATGAAATATTAAACAATAATTTACCAATTCATATATATGGTAGAGGAGCAAATAATTTTTTGAACCATGTAAATAATAATAACAATATTAAAGGCCCATTTAACATTGATAATTTACCTTATGAGAAATATATGTTTTCAATTTGTATCGAAAATTTTCAAAGTAATGATTACATATCCGAAAAAATACTAGATTCTTTGTATCATAATTGCGTACCGATTTATTTGGGAGCAAAAAATATTGATAATTATGCTAATAATGTTATTCATTTAAAAGGTGAATTAAAGCATGATATAGAACTGTTAACAAATATTGTAAAAGACCCTTTACGATATTACAAGGCGACTTATAATGAAGAAAATGTACGTAATTTTAATTTTTTTGAGAATATCCAAAATTTTTTTTAGTGTTTCGTTTACCACCCTTGATTTTTTTGGATGATTTTCTAGTGTATCTTTTTTTATTCAAAAGACGTTGAGATAATTCACACCATTCTTGATGAGGACGATCCTTCAAATAAGGACCAAACATTTCATATTGTCTATGTTTTTTGATGAAATCTTTTGTAATAAATGGAGTGCCACATGAATTTCCAAATCGACCACAAATTGTCATTTCTCTCGCCATTTTAGAATCGCAAACAAAACCATCTATCGCTCCATGTGGCGCGTAGGGTAATGGTCTCCCACTAGCAGACATGTATTCTCTCGCATCCAAATCATAATGGGAACAAACTGTCCTTGAACATTTGTTTTCTTTCCCTAAATAGACATCATAATGATCGGCTATTATTTTCTTAGCTATATTTACATTCAACTTACCTTTGTTTTCATCCATAAGTTCGCTTAATCTTACATGTCGCGCACCTTGGTGTCTACGAATATCATAAAACCCGGAGTTAATACATTCTAAATTTCTTATTTCTGGGCTATAAGCTGCGTTAAATCCAATAAAATACCCGTTTTTGGTTCGTTCGACATTGTGATATTTCAATCCTAGTTCTAAACGAAGAATTTCATTGGAATTGATATCACCAAATAACCATGAATTCGCGTAATCTCCCGAATTACCTTCTAATAAAATTCGAACGTAATCATCCAATGAATTCCCGTAAGACATTGCTTTTCGGATGCGGTAACCAATCGGATATTTTTTTTCATAAGGAAGAAAACCTCCTATGGTTGTCTCAGTGCCAATAATTCCTCGTGAAGTAACAAAAAAATCCGTCCCGCTCCATATCCAACATGGGCTTGTTTGCATAATAATACGGTGTCCTTTATCTGGAATCACATCCAAAACAATATTGGAGAATTGTCCATCGATAAAATCACAAAATGAATTATGAGCTACCACAATATTTCCGTCTTCCGTCCAATCCTTTCCTACAGCAATAAAAGCGCTACATCTATCTTTAGCACCACCTTCTCTTGGTCCAGCTAATACACCTGATTGTTTCGTATCGTCGTCTCCGTAGTTTTCGTCGTTTTCTACAAAAGACGGATACCAATAAGGAATCGACATATAAAAATTCCATGCTATGATTTCATCGATGCTAGTACGGCACCCATTATCAATACAACCTTTTGCGATCCCTTCCATTTCTTCGTACAATTCAGGAAAATCTTTTTTCGTCATTTCTTTGAAATCTTCATTAATTTTTTCAATGAAATAGTCCCATTGTTTTCCATAAGATTCAAACATGAAAAAATGGAGCATTTGTTGAACTTCTATGAAATCTTTCGCACATAAATACCCATAAGCATAACCTCTTTCATATGGTTTGCCTTTTATCAATACGTATTTCCAACCGTTTTTATTCACACTAAATCCATTTATTTTCTTTTCTTTTTTATCTTTTTTATCTTTTTTATTCATTAATTAGTTTTCTTATAATAAATGAATATTTTATTTGTATGTTTTGTATGTTTTGTATGTTTTACACATTTATATATTTTTGACGGTTGATAAAGACGCTGTGTCTGGTAATTGTCCTTTCCATGGTAAAGGGTTTGTAGGAGCAGGATATCCATTTAATGAATTGTAAGCGCTTCCAATGCCATATGTGAATTGTCTACCTAAATTAATAAGATCTTGACCTAAAAAATTAGAAAAAGTGCCCCCTCGTTGTCTTCTTGTTTGTTTAGAACCTTGTCTTTTACCACCTCTGTATCCTAAAAAAGGCGGATTAGCGCCTACGTCGATCATCTGTCTTGAGACGTCATTATTGTAGGTATTCAATGAATAATAATTAGCACCACCAGGAATTCCATTTGCGCCTGGTAAATTACTTGGATTTAAATAACGCTCACCAACTAAACCATTTGGATACGGAATACCATTGTTACTCGTACTACAACCTCCCCCACCGTTCATATTCGTCATTTTACACATACTACATTTACATCCCAAACGATGTTTGTTAACATGATTACGCACACCCCCAGACATTGCAGTATTTAAGCCACCACTACATCCACAATTTCCACCACGCTGAAATTGAGCAGAATTAAAAACAGTTAGACCATTTGGTATTGGACCCGTGTTTGGATATAAAGGATTCACACCATTAACGTTAGATGTTAATGGGAAAGGTATGCGAGAGTCAGATTGAGCTAAACCATCTGGGCATTTATATCCGCCTTTTCCTTGATATGCTAAAGCAGGATTAGGAAGCACTGGTCCATTGTATGGATAAGCTAAATTAAAGTCAGCACCTAATACATTTGTATCTCCTTTGCCACCGTGGATTTTTTTACTGTGGTGGCGACTACGCATTTTTTTCGAGCAACCTTTCATTTTATAAAAAAAATGTTTGCGCGATTTTCCAAGTTCTTTAGAATTTCTATTTTTTTTACTTTGCTTTAAATTATATTTCATTTATGGTTAAATATATATATATAATACATATATTTTTTATTTACAACATTGGAAGAATTACTCAATGTCAACGTGAGTTAGAAAATGCCGACGACAACACATTTTAGTCATATTTAATTCATCTAAAACTTCTCCTTCAGGCGTCTTATCGTGAAATTCTTTTGTTAAATAAATTACTTTTTCGACGTCCATTGATTTAGCTAATTTTCTTTTACGCACTTCTTCCGTGTAAAATCTATATTTATCGGCTAAAACCATACCACATGTAAAGCATTTTATAGGAATAATCATTGTATTATATAAATTATAAATAAATTATTCTTATATAATTTTATATAGAATAAATCAATTTTTTTTATTTATATAGTTTATAAACAAAATAGCAAAATGACAACCAAATCGCGTAAAATCCATCACGGTCGCCGCCATAAAACAGCAAAACGTTCTTTATTTAAAAAAATAAAGAATACAACCTACAGAGCAATCCCAATTGTTAAATCTGGCTTAAAAAAAGTTGGAACCACTGCTATTAAAGCAACTCCAGTTATTGAAAAAGGTTTAGGAGGATTATATAACAGTGTCCTTTCTGGATTGAATTTAGGAGTTAAAGGAGTCAAAAAGGGAATTCATATGATTAGTTCAAAAAAGAAGCAACACAAACGTAGTAGTAGACGTCATTAGAGGAACGAATATAATAAAAATTTATATAACTTATATAATATATAACTTATATATTTATAAATGCCATTCACATTGTCGTTGTGTAAATACAAAAATATTCTAGGAAAGGTCAATGAAGGCATACATTCGTATAAAATATTTAATATATCAATAGTAGATGTATTATTGACCATATTAGGTGCCTACATAATTCATCTATTTATGCCAACATATAAATTTGTTTATGTTTTGTTATGGTTATTTTTATTAGGCATTATTTTACATCGTTTATTTTGTGTTGAAACCACAATTGATAAACTATTGTTTGGTAATAAATAAAATATAAAACGAAAATTTGATATAAAATAATAATAACAACTATATAATACATAAACATAGATAAATGAATCATCTGTTTTACACTGTGTTCACCTTATTTTTATTTTCATCAATTGAATCTTCATTCATGAACCGTTTTATTGATTGGGTACGTGATTTTAACATAGAATTTAGAAATGACGAACACTTCGATAATATTTATCAAAAATGGTTATCAAATGATAAATTTATAGAAGAAATCAATGGTAAGAATTTGACTTATGATCTTGGTCATAACCAATTTTCTGGTATGGATGATGAAGATTTCCGCAAATATTTAGGATATTCTGGAGAATATTCTGGAATTTCAAGTAATCGTAGTTTCGAAAAGGCTATTTATGATACTTCTTTGTATTCATTGCCAGAAAAAATAAATTGGGTTGAAAATGGAGCTGTAACTGAAGTGAAAGACCAGGGGCAATGCGGATCTTGTTGGAGTTTTTCCACTACAGGTGCTCTTGAAGGTGCTTTTTTCATCAAAAATGGAAACACTGAAATATTTTCTGAGCAACAATTAGTTGATTGTGATAATTTCAAGAATGGTGGTCGCGATATGGGTTGTAATGGTGGCTTGATGGATCGCGCTTTTGCTTGGATTGAGAAAAATGGTGGATTGTGTTCTGAAGCTGATTATCCTTATGTTTCTGGTGAAACTAAAACAGGTGGGACTTGTCAAAAAACATGCAATGTTGTTGAAAATAGTAAAATCGTTAGTTTCGTTGATGTTGAACCTAGTTCTGATATTGCTATGATGACAGCACTTACACAACAACCAGTTTCGATTGCTATTGAAGCAGATCAACGCGAATTTCAATTATATAAATCCGGTATTTTTACTGGTGTATGTGGTACTAAATTAGATCACGGAGTTTTATTAGTAGGATATGGTACAGATTATTATTTGGTAAAAAATTCTTGGGGTGTTTCATGGGGTGATGGTGGATATATTAAATTAGGGTTAGGTAGTGACTTTAACAATGGGGATGGACAGTGTGGTATGTTATTACAAGGCAGCTTTCCTAAATTATAAATGATTTTACTGATTTTACTGTTTTTACTGATTTTACTGGATTTGCTGTTATGGAAACTGTTTTATAGATCTCCTTCTCCTTCGATAATGGAAATACATTCTTCCATTGATTGGCCTTTTTCAAATGCTATAACTAATCTTTGATATTCTTCCTTGTATTGATCCAAAATTTCCCATGCGGTAATGGCTGACCAACGAATATGATTTTGAGCCTGTTCTGGTTTAATAGGAGGTTCAATCGAATTCATTAGTTCATTCAGCAAAGAAACATCGCCAGGATTAGTTCCACTCGCTATACCAAATTCAATACATTCAGCAACCGAGCTTGCGAGACAAACTATTGAAATTCTTGCTATATCATTCTGTGTAAATTTACTTTTTGCGAACATTAAATTATCTTCAATTATACTTTTACCAAATGGTCTTAATTGGAAAAACTCTACTGTATTACTTGGCTCTCCTTGATTAAATCTAGCAACAGGTAAACCGGCTACATATCCTGCTAAAAATTTTCCTGCGTTTTTTCTAACATGTCTTTTCTTAGTTTCTTCATTTATAGTTAATTTGAAATTGTATAAAACTTCACCGATAATTCCTGGAGCTATACTTCCAATACCTACTAGTATAATTGGAAATAAAGCGGATATATAACCAAATAAGAAACCAATTTGACCACCAATGAAATTCGCACTTAAACCACATACACTACCTATGACAATTGCTACTATGAAAACATTTTGATAAACAAACCCAACGTCATCCAGTTTAAGATTTACTGGATCAATATTAGTTTTCGCTTTTAATTGGTAGTTATTGATGTCAAAATAAGGTTCTATTAAATTTTTAGAATTCCATTTTGTTATTATATTATTTTCTTTTAGTCTGTCTAATTCAGATGTAATACGAATAGCATCTCCACTAGTTAAAAAACCTAGTTTATTTCTAATATCCTTTGCTAGTAGTCCTTTATGGTTTTTTTCTTTTTTATTTGTAGTTAATTTTGATACTGTTATTGGTATAAGTTTATTTATCATTTCTTCAGGAACACCTTTACTTCTTGCTTCTTCTCTTAGTGCTATTTCTAATTCAGCTGCTTCCTTACGTAATTTCGCTGCTTCGTCCCTGAATCGTGAAGCAGTATTACTAGTTGTATCAGCAAATAAATCATCATTTGACAATGATATTTTTTTTGATAATTTCGTGATTGATAATAAAGGTACATATGAGAATACTGAAGTCGGAATCAATAATAATGCTAAAAACAGCGCGATTTTATTGTTTTGTTTCATACTGATAATATGAATTGATTTTTGATTTATAATAATAAATCAATTTTTTTAGAAAGAGTATAAAAAATGTTATTTCTACAATTCTTGTAATTTGACTCCCGCAGAAGTTTTCACTTTTTTATATTGTCTTTTTTGTTTCACTTTTGTTTTGTCGTGATCCTTATGGAATTCATTTTGATGGAATTCATTATGGCATTTTTCACATAATGTCAACAAATTAGCTGGATTATTCTTGTGTATTTTATAACCGTTATTATTTATAAACCCGTTATCATCTGCTTCGGATTGATGTTGCAAATGATGAACTTCTGTCCCCGCGTTTTTTTCGCATTTCTCGCAAATTCCCATTATTTTTTTGGAGTTAAAATGACTTTGTTTGAGAGAAAGTATACTTCCTGATTCTCTATTGTATTTCATACGAATATTATACGCATTCTCTAAAAAATCGGTCGGTAAACTCAATGATTTACATACTTCTAATCCATACATACAATTTCCTGGTCCATCTTTCAATTTACGATCATATACTAAGCAATCATTTTCTTTATCATAAATAACTTCCATGTGTTTTAATTTTAAATTGGTTATACTCGTAATTTCTTCATAATTCACAATTTCGTGTAAATGCGTAGCAAAAATATAACTGCTCTTAAATGATGACAATTTTTGAATACCCGAAACAAAAATACTTATAGCCGATGAGATTTCCGTTCCGGAGCAAAGTTCATCGCCCAAAACAATACTATTTTCATTTGCTGATCGCAATATTGTACGCAATTCCGACATTTCTACCGCAAATGTAGATAACCCTTTAAAAATATTATCATTCCCTAGAATACGTGTAAAAATGTATTTATATGGTATAAAATTGAATTCACTACATGGTACATAAAACCCGGATTGCGCCATAATAATACTAATTCCAAGGGCTCGAATCAAACTCGTTTTTCCTACAGCGTTTGTACCGTACAAAAGTATACCATCCGTTTCACCGTTGCCTAATATGACGTCGTTTGTTACATAATATTCATTTGTTTGTAAATGTTCAATTAAACAATGGCGTAAATTTTTGGCTTCAACAAAGGATTTTGTTGTGACATTGTTATGACTCACAATATTTGGCTTACAATAATTGTATTTTTTACTAATGAATGATTTTGTGTAGATAAGATCGATCAATGTAACAAAATGGATTATACATTCAATATCCTTTTGAAATTGTTCTCCAAATTCATCTACGAATTTGTTGAAGGTGAGAGAAATCAAACCTCTCATTTCTAACTTGCTTAAATTTATTGTTTTACAGATTGAGTTAATCTGATCATCACCAATATAAATATTAGCAGTACTTTGTTTTGAATATTCGAAACATTTTTTCCTAGTAATAAAATCGAACACTTTTGCTTTATTTGTCACAGAAGAATAAAACGTCAATTGATTCGTTTGAGATTCAATGGTTAGAGCATCCTCTAATAATTTACACCTACGAGTTGTAGTCAATAAACTATAATTATTTTTTTCAGTTTCATGTATTTTCACGTATTCGGTTGTTGCTGTGCTATTCGCACCCGGTTTTTCCTTGTTTTTGATAAGGGTATTTAAATATACGCGCACACACTCCAATTTATTTTCCGAATCTTTCATTAATTCTGTTTTTTTATCCAAAACATCATTGATACCATGATTCACAAAATTTTGATTGAATTGTTCTAGTTGATCTATATCTTTAGCTGCTTCTAAATTCAAATGTTTTTCGATAAATCCCGATAATCGATCGCATGTTTGTTCCATTTTTACGAATCCATTGCTAGTTTTATCAAAATGGAATAAATATTTCATAATAAAAGAGTCTTCTTCAATAAATTTAAAAATATTTTTGACAATTTTAATATTTTTATGTAAATTATAAAAGGATTTTGGTGTTATTTTTTTAATAAAAATTTGTCGTTCCCACTTTGAAATATCTTTGATTTCCTTTAATTGTTGCTTTAACACAATACTGTATTTATCAAAATGATTCAAAAAATGCTCAAGTATATCGTATTCATTTTTTAAATATTCTACATTGGTAGTCGGATTCAAAAATTTATAATCAAAGTACCTCCTTCCCATAGGTGTTAAACAGCAATTTAACATTTTTAAAACCGATGAATAATTCCCTTTGTAATTGCTATCGTCAATAATATTCAACTGTTTTAATGAATGATTTGCTAACACCAATCGATCCGAAAAATTATCAAAAGAAGGTTCGCTTATTTTATGGATTAAATATGGATTATGCTGATAAACAAAATCCAACAAAAAACAGAATGATTGAGTTGCTATCGTGTTATTATAAAAATTCTGAAAAAATGAATCAAAATCATATATCTTGAAAAATTTTTGTAATAATTCTTTTTGATAAATCTGCTTTTCACAATTTTTAACACGTTTTATCATATCAGATTGCTTATTTTGTAGACTAGTTTCACCAGATACATTGATGTGGTTGTTATTGTTGTCGATATTGTTGTTCAAAACATGTATTGAGTTTGTTTTTAAATTAATAAAATTAATAACATCTTTCGTTTCGCTTTCAAGTAAGTTGGATATCATAATTACTTCGCTTGGATTATAAATCGATATGAAGCGTTCTAATTCATCAAAAGTAGTCGGACTATGGATATAATTTTCTTTGTATTCAAATATATTGGTTTTACCCGTAAATATATCAATATTTGACATACCGACAATGACAACCTTACCTTTTGTAAATTTATTATTGATCATTTCAATCCATATACATGTTAAATTATTCGTTAAAATACTAGAATCTGTCGAAAAATAGGTTCCTGGAGAATAGATTCCTTCCAAAGAACGTGTCGTATTTTTAGCGGATTCATCTTGTTTATAAACAATTGTAGTGTATCCTGCTTCTTGAATTTTGCGCAAATATTTTTCTATAAATTCGACCTTGAATCCGGCCATGACAACGCCTTCTTCACCTACGCATGTATTTTTGTTTACCACATTAAGATCACATATTTGAGAGAAATCCATTATTTTGCTTCCAAATATACGATTATCTTTCTGTTTATCATCTCTTTCATCCTTGTATTTTTTTCCATAACATTCATAAAAACTTCCCACTTGCATTAACAAAATGGTATTTTCGCCATATTCATTGATATATTTATTAGTTAATTCAAAATACTCTTTGATAAGAGCCATAAGATATCTTTATTAATTATATTAAATAATAAGCTTTAAACCTTTTCTCATTTAAAACGCCCATTTTAAATGAGAAAAGGTGTAATATAATTTATTACACTTATAACCATTCTAGTTATACCATTACAAATTGGGATTCTCTTTTTGTAACAACCAATGTATTCAAAATAAATCGTTTTGATTTAATATACACATCTTTTGAAAGAAATTTCATTTTATAATAAAAAAATTTCAAAATAAGCAATAAAAATGTAGCATAAAATGGCAATGTTTTTTTGGAATTATGGTCATTTAATACAATTTCTTTGTATTTTTCATTATAAATAGAGAATTCAATATATAAATTATGATCAATATCTTTATATTTTAGTTTATTTCCCTTGATCAAAGTATTGTGGTTAATATTCCAGACAACTTCTCTCACATTTGATCTATCCATCCCTAAAAAATGAAGCAACTTGATGATAGTACTATTTTTATTTTCAGTAAAAATGGTAACGTCAATATCACTTGAATTCGGGAAATAATCGAATCGTTGAACACTACCAAAAAAATATAATTTGGTGTCTAAAAAATTTGATAAATTATTAAAAAAAACGTTTTGGTATGATGTTAATTTATTGTTTGTAGTTTCCATACTATATTTACATATTATTTATCCTAAATTTTTTTATTTTATACATTATACAACAAGTTTTGGATCACCTACACAACCGGTAGTTGATGCTTCACCTAATCCTTTTCCGGCACTATAAGCAGAATTGTCGCGTTCTGTACAATTATTTGAACCCACAACAATTTCCGGATCTTCTAAAGTTATAGCATAATTTTTGTAAGAACCGTGTGATGTACTATTATCATCTGCTAAATCAGATTTTGTTTGAGTCCATGAATCTGTATCATTAACAAGGCTAGTAAAATAATCAAGAGGTTTATTTTTTTTCAAGTAACCTCTATTTCTAGCGTTAATTGTTGCTGTTAAATGTGATAATTCTTCATGATATACTTTTCCATTAGAAGTTGTATACTTGACTGAAATTGATATAATTGTTACAGGATTTGAAAGACCCCTCAAAACTTTTTCTAAATCAATGAGATCTTTTTCATGGAGCTCGTATATTTTAACATATTTTTTTGATTCAGTATAACATACATTAGCAGAAGGTACTATAAACGAAAACTTCTGTAGGGCTGTGTGTAATTCGGTTGGTCCGCACATTTATATATACAATAGAAAAAAATACGCGTTTTATTAGATATCATCCGTTTTCATAAAATTGTGTAGCAATATATCTTTGCTATTATTAGTTATTTCCCCAGCCAATATAGATGATTCATATATTTTCCTTAAAACATCATTTGGAGCATTACTTCCAATTTTAATTAAATTATGCTGTCTTAAATATTTTTTAATATCACCAATGGAGTGTTGCTTTAATTCTTTTTGAGCTAATATAATTTTTTTTCTAGTATTCCTGTCTTTTAATAAAATGCCTACCTTTTTCTTTATTTTTGACTTACCAAGCGTATATTTTCTACGAATTGTCTTTTTATGAATTTGCTTTATAAAGTTATTATTACTTATTGGATGCTTATCATTTGCTCCTGCTCTTTCAATTTCTTCTTTTGTTGTTTGAATATCACTATTATTGTTGCTATTGATATTAACTTCATGAAAATCTTTTTCCTGATTCACCTGATTCACCTGATTCACCTGATTCACCTTAGCTTCAACGTTAAGACGCTCAAGAATTTGTTTTTGTTTAATTTTTTCTTTCAAAATATTCAATTTATTCTCTCTTTCTGTTGTCTCACTAATGTTATGAATGACTTGTTTATTGGTATTTGTATTCGTGTTCATAGGTAGAATTGTAGTCTTTTGTGTCTTATTCCAGGTACGCATTGTAGGTTTTACACCCCCCTTTAAATTGCCATATGGTAAAGCAGTATCAACATTGTATTTTATTTGAACAGGTGCCGTATTATTAGAAATATGAATAATTGGTTCTTTCAATTCATCTGGAAGTTCATTAAAAACAAAATTTTCATGTAAGGATGAATGGTTTTTCAATGTTTGTTTTTGTAATTCTTCGCGCCGTTTCTCCTTGTTTCTCTCGTAAATCATTTTCTCATCATTTAATTTCTTTTGTTTTGACAAGGTTTTTAAATAATTAATCGATTCATTGAATTCATCAGTGTATTCTGATATATCGATATTTTTGCCACCATGTGATTCTTCTTGTTTTCTCATGTCCTTTATATCCGTGACATCCGCGACATCTTTTTGTAAGTTATTACTAATTTTATTTTCTAAATTTTTATGTTCTTTAATACGTTTAAGTAATTTATTTTTAAGAACATTGGGTGAAATTAAAGGCGTAATATTTTTACTCGGCCTATTTTTTTTGGTTTTATTTTTTGAAAACCCACCAACTGAAAAAGCGGCTGGATTAATTTCAATTGTTTTATTTGACATTTTATTTTTATTATAATATCTAACTAAAAGTATTATAATAAAACAACTAATTATCAACAAACACAACCAACACAACCAACACAATTATTGCTAAACAGAATCAACAATAAATGGAATATTGTAGTTCTTTTTCGAAAAAATCCTTTTCTTTTTTATTCTGAATATCACTATTTAATAAATAACTTTCTAACCCATTTTCCAAGTCTAATAATACCAATTTTCTTTTTTCAGAATCATCTTTACAGAAAACCCGCCTACTGTGCGCTATTTTAGTTTTTGCTAAAAATGTTTCTATATCTCTACCGTAGTTTTTGAATAATTCAGCATTTTTAACAAACCAACTAGCGTCAAACCCCGAATTTTCATGAATTAGCCATCCAATCTCTCTGACTTTTTTTACAAAAATATTATATAAATCTTCGCCGGTATACGCATCTGTTTCAAATCTCCATGTAAACCGCGATTCAAGACCCTGATTATAATTGAAAAAACATTCTTTTAATTCATGTTCATATCCAGCAATAATAACCATTAATTTATCTTTGTGATCACTAAGAGCTTCACAAATAGTATCAATACATTCTTTTGAAAACGAATCTTTTTTTTCATTATTGCCAAGCGCATATGCTTCATCAATAAAAAGAACGCCATCCAAGTTTTCATTGATCACTGTTCGCGTTTTCAGGGAAGTTTGACCAACGTAACCGGCAATCAAATCACTACGCGTGACCTTTTTAAAAGTCCCATTTTTTAAAATACCCAATTTTGAAAATATTTTGCCTAAAATTTTCGCAATTTCGGTTTTTCCAGTGCCAGGAGGTCCGTATATTACTGTATGCATATAATCTCCAACTATCCATTCAGTTTCTATAAAATCGGTTATTTTTGTTGTTGCTTTGTTGAGTCCTTGGATAAAATAAATAATTTGATCAACAATATTTTTTTTTAATTTTTTCATTCCAATCATATTATTTAATTCAATAAGAGGGTCTTTTATATCGTGAAGGGATTTCATGTTAATATTGTATTTGACATGGTCATCAATTTTGTATTTTGAAATCAAATTTAACAAATCATCAATATTATTTATTTCTACGTCAATATTTATGTGTAAAATGGTTGGTATATCTACTGACCTTTTATTTTTCGTTTCAATCGTTTTCAAAAAACGATTGTAATTATTAATATTATATGGAGATTGACGATGTGTTTTCAACGATTCCTCTTCTAGATATTGTTCAGTATTCAACATTTTTGATTTCCACAATTCTAATAATAATAGTGCTAGTTTTATATTTTAACAAAATAATATATATAAAATATATTCATATTTCAATGTGTTTTGATATAAAACAATTTAAAAATAAATTGAAATAGTTAATACACATTCATTGATGTCAAACAATCTTTTAAAAATGAACGATAATGCTAAAAGTGAGAATGAAGCTTTCAATATTGAAAATGATCAATATATCGAAACACCATGGAATATCATCGAATCCTATTTTAATGGACAGCATTTAAACAGATTAGTGAGACATCAATTAGAATCATATAATAATTTTGTTGGACATCAAATCGCAAAAACAATAGAAATGTTCAATCCAGTACACATTGTATCTGAGCAAGATTTCGATCCAGTAAATAAAAAATATTCACTTGAAGTTTTCATAACATTTGAGAATTTCAACATATATCGACCTCAAATTCATGAAAATAACGGTGCTATTAAACTCATGTTTCCACAAGAAGCTAGACTTCGCAATTTCACTTACGCGTCGTCGATGACTGTGGATGTAAATATTAAATATATGATTAGAACAGGTGAAAAATTGGATAATACTCAAATAATTTACAAAACATTGCCTGGTATACATATCGGTAAATTACCTATTATGTTAAAATCGAATATTTGTGTTTTAAACCAATATAAACATTTTGAAAATCATCAGACAGGTGAATGTAAATTTGATGCGGGTGGGTATTTTATTATTAATGGATCAGAAAAAACTGTGTTAGGTCAAGAAAGAGCCGCTGAAAACAAAGTATATTGTTATAATGTTTCCAAAAATAATACCAAATACAGTTGGATTGCTGAAATGAAATCTGTACCTGACTCGAAATGTATATCACCAAAACAATTAAATATGATGATTAGTTCAAAAAATAATAGTTTTGGTCATCCTATTCATGTCCAAATTTCACGTGTGAAACAACCAATTCCATTATTTATTGTATTTCGTGCTTTAGGATTTATTTCAGATAAAGAAATATGCGAGAAAATTTTACTTGATATCGACAGTGATAAAAGTTCTAAACTATTATATGCTTTACAAGCATCCATTATTGATGCGAACAAGTATTTAACAAAAGACGAATGTGTGAAATATATTACAAGTTATGCTATGTATACTCCTATTAATATGGATAGAGAAACTGGTGCTAAAAAGAAGATGGAATTTACCATTGATATTTTAAACAATGATGTATTTCCTCATTGTCATAGTAGTACAGAAAAAATCTATTTCTTGGGTTATATGGCAAACAAATTATTACAAGCCAATTTTGAAATGATCAAGCAAGACGACCGCGATTCTTATTTGAACAAGAGAATTGATTTGACGGGATCTCTTTTGAATAATTTGTTCAGGAATTATTTTAATAAATTGGTGAAAGATATGGAAAAACAGATTATACGTGAAATAAACACTGGATCATGGAAATCAAAAGACGATTATGAGAATATTATTAATTATACGAATATTTGTAAAATCATCAAATCGACTACAATAGAAAACGGTATAAAACGCGCGCTTGCTACCGGTGATTTTGGTATTAAACACACGAATTCAAACAAAGTAGGTGTTGCGCAGGTATTAAATCGGCTGACTTATGTTTCTAGTTTAAGTCACGCTAGAAGAGTGTCGACTCCTACAGACAAAAGTGGGAAATTGATTCCTCCTCGCAAGCTACATAATACGTCATGGGGTTTCTTGTGCCCAGCGGAATGTTTTGATCCAGAAACCATGATTTTAATGTGGGATGGAACATTCAAACGCGCTGGTGATGTAAAAATTGATGATATTCTAATAGACGATCTAGGCAATCCAACAAGTGTTCGTTCTACTTGCGAAGGTTTCAAGAATATGTATGATGTTATTCCAGATAAAAAAAACTTTATAAAACATCGTGTAACAGATAATCATATTCTTACACTTAAAATACGAGGTCATAAAGTGATTCGACCATCAAATAGAAGTGATAAGAATTATACACATATCGTAGAATATTTAAATCGCGACAAACTAGTATTTCAAAACAAATATTTTGATTCCTTGGAAAAAGCAACCGCATTTGTAAATAGTTTTGTTGACGATGACGACACAATAGATATAACTATTGAAAAATATTTGACTTTAAATCAAAGAACAAAAGACAGATTCGTTGTGTTTAAAACAGAAGGAATAAATTGGACAAAAAAAGAAGTAGAAATGGATCCATATTTACTTGGCATGTGGCTAGGTGATGGATTAAGTGATGGAACAGGTTTTGCTTTAAATTATAAAACAGATTTTGAAACACTTGCTTATTGGGAGAAATGGGCACAAGAAAATGACGCCGAGATTGTAAAAGGGAAAAGATACAATTATAGTGTAGTTTCAAAGAAAGTAGAAGAAGCGCCACTTAAAAAGTATCTTTGTAAATATAATCTTATAAATAATAAACACATTCCAAATGAATATCTTACCAATGATAGAGAAACAAGATTGAGACTGCTAGCTGGATTAATAGATACAGACGGTTCTGTTCGCGCTGAAGGACGTGAAATACGTATTTGTCAAGGACCAGCTAACTATAGAATAATAGAAAACGCATATACTTTAGCGATGTCTCTTGGATTTTCATGTGGATTAAAAGAAGGGAAAAGTCAATGTAGTGATGAAAAAAGTGAAGATAAAAAAATTACTAGTTACAAAGAATTAACAATTACAGGACATCAAATTTGTGAAATCCCAACACTTCTTCCACGTAAAAAATTAGTGTTTATAGAAAATGAAACTCAAATTTTAAGAAGTAAATCTTTTATGTGTAGTAAATTCAAATTAGTAGAAGTTGGAATTGGACCATATGTAGGATGGCAACTCCATGATAAACGTGGTAGATTTCTTTTAGCAGATGGTCTAGCCGTCCATAATACTCCGGAAGGACAGTCCGTTGGTATTGTCAAAAATTTAAGTTATATGACTCACATCACAATACATTCCAACGCCATGCCATTATATGATTATATTTTACCCAATATTATTAACATCAACAATGAAGACATTACAACATATGATTTATTCGATAAAGTAAAGGTCTTCATTAATGGGTCATGGGTAGGTATTACAAATGAACCCATGGAATTGTACACTTCTTTGAAGGAGAAAAAATACAAAGGAATTATTAATATATACACTTCAATCATATTTGATTGTAGAAACAAAGAAATACGTGTGTGTAATGATAGTGGACGATTAATGAGGCCTGTATTACGCGTTAAAAATGGTAATATTTTAATTACAAAATCGATGATAACTAAATTGAAAAATAATGAAATGAATTGGGATCAGTTATTGACGAGTGGGGTTATTGACGAATCCGTTATTGAATACATTGACGCTGACGAACAGGCTTGTTCAATGATTGCTACGTATCCAAAGGATTTACTCGATAAAACGCGAAAATTCACTCATTGTGAGATTCATCCAAGTACTATATTTGGTGTCTTGGCTTCTTGTATTCCATTTCCAGAACACAATCAATCGCCTAGAAATTGTTACCAATGTGCGCAAAGTAAACAAGCAATGGGTGTTTATGTTACAAACTACGAAAATCGAATGGATAAAACAGCGTATGTTTTGAATTATCCTACTCGACCTCTCGTAGATACTAGAACAATGAATATTATTCAGCTCAATAAAATACCATCGGGTACCAATGTGATTGTTGCTATTATGACTCACACTGGTTATAATCAAGAAGATTCTCTTTTGTTTAATAAGGCTTCGGTAGATCGAGGATTATTTGTCACTACTATTTATCATACTGAAAAGGATGAAGATAAACAAAAAATAAATGGTGATGAAGAAATCCGTTGTAAACCCGATCCTAGCAAAACAAAAGGAATGAAATTTGGTAATTATAACAAAGTCAACAACAAAGGTGTAATACCTGAAAATACGTTAGTAGAGAATCGTGATATTATTATTGCTAAAGTAACACCTATTAAAGAAAATAGAAATGATCATACAAAAATAATTAAATATGAAGATCAAAGTCGTATTCATAGAACGTGTGAAGAAACTTACATAGATAAAAATTATATAGACAGAAATGGTGAAGGATATAACTTCGCCAAAGTCAGAATGAGGATCATCAGAAAACCTGGAATAGGTGATAAATTCAGTTCGCGTCACGGGCAAAAAGGTACTATTGGAAATTTGATTCCGGAGTCAGATATGCCTTTTACTGCTACTGGTGTGAAACCTGATATTATTATTAATCCACATGCTATACCATCTCGTATGACAATAGGTCAGTTAAAAGAGACGGTTCTAGGTAAGGTATTAGTAGAATTAGGTCTGTTTGGAGATGGTACATCTTTTGGACAATTTGAAGTGAAAGATATTTGTAACGAGTTGATCAAATTAGGATATGAATCACATGGTAACGAATTGCTACACAACGGTTTAACTGGTGAACAAATTGAATGTAGTGTATTTATGGGACCTGTATTTTATCAAAGATTAAAACATATGGTCAATGATAAAGCACATAGTCGTTCAATCGGTCCTATGGTAAATTTAACAAGACAACCCGCTGAAGGCAGGAGTCGTGATGGTGGTCTTCGATTTGGTGAAATGGAGAAAGATGCGATGGTTTCACACGGTGCTTCTCGGTTTACAAGGGGTAGAATGTATGATTCTTCTGATAAATATTCAGTACATGTATGTAAGAAATGTGGTTTAGTTGCGGCCTATAATGATGAAATGCGTATTCATCATTGTAGAGTATGTGACAATCGTGTGGATTTTACTTATCTCGAAATACCTTATGCTTGTAAATTGTTGTTTCAAGAATTGAATACCATGAATATTGCGCCAAGGTTTATTACAAACTAATCCACTTTTATAAAAAGTGGAGCAAAACAACCTTTGAGAAAGGTTGAGCCAAATCATTAATCTTTGACCTTTGAGAAAGGTTGAATGTAGCAATGGTTTTAGTATTATTGCATGGTTAATAATAATATTACCGTTTTTTATTTTATTTAGATAAATTTATAAATATGTTCTAATTTGTATCCATCCATTATTTCTTGTATCATAATAACAGATTTCAAATTTATTTTCATAACTAAAATTATAATCATAAACTAGTCCTACATTAGCACATGTGTCAAACCCAAATTCAAAATAAAAACCGGAGCCACTTAATTCAGTTTCTTTCAATATTTCTATTTTTTTACTTATAACGAGTTTAATAATATTATACCTTTCATCATTTTTATGTATTATATTAACATATTTTCCATTTTTATATTTTATTCTTCCGTCATAATCTAATATTACATGTAATAAGTCTTGTGGAATATATGAAAATTTCATTATAACCCATATCGAAAAGAAAAATAACATAAATACGCATTAGAAAATAGAGGTAAATAAATTAAGATAATGGTTTGAAAACATATCATAAACTATACTAAATTTTCCATGCATTCCTTCATAACTTGTTTTATCAATATTATCTACAATTGCTTTATCTTGTTTCAATGTATTATACATCGTATTATATGTTATTTTGTCTCCAAAATAATTTATCATACTTTCAAAAGGATGAAGTAAATAGAATTCATTTTTTTCATGATAATGACTCCAATAATTTCGGTAAGCTTTTACAAACAATTTGGTTTTGAACTTGGATACAGGCAAAGCATGGGTTATTATTGTTGAACTCATTTTACCAAATTTGACTCTAGCAACGGTAGAATGAGGTAAGCTATACTCATTTTCTACCGTTATATTATCAAAGTTGTATATTTTGTTTACCAGGGAATCCTCACCAGCCATATATTCATAAATTATTTTGTAATGATGATCAGTATCGTTCATTTTTATTATTCTAGAATTATGTAGAGGATTCGGGTTCTTTCGATTTCCAAAACTATGGACAAAACCGATGTGACAAATATCCAAACTATTCACTGTTACAAATTTCGCATTATGTTCAAAATCTTCCGACAAGAAAACAACTCTTTGTGATTTGTCGTAAAATTCTGGTTCTACAAAAATAGAGGATTCGTCAATCTGTGATTTGGTTTTTTCATTGTGGAAAGGTACTATATTAAGATAAACCATGTCTCCTTTTTCCACAACTTTGAAGCAATCAATATTGTGATTTTTAGATTCAATGTGAGGTAATTTAGGTATTTGAAGTAATTCACCATTGGTTCCATCGAAAATGTAACCGTGATATGGACAGGTTATCGTATTTTTACATGTTTTTCCAAGTAGAAAAGACGAACCTTGATGGCTACATACATCTCTCATACCATAATAATCGTCTTTGTCTTTCCAAACAATATAATTAACATCTAAAATAGTAACACGAATTTGTTTTTTACCAAAGTTACTTGGAAACCCGATTGGAAACCAAGTTAATTGTCCTTTGTCATTTGGTAATTCTAATCTAGGAAACGATCCAAAATGATATTGTACACCGTTTGTGTTTTTTATTATTTCTCTTGAATTATTATTTATTGATATAGTTTCCATTTGATTTTTTCTATCGTATTTGTCTATTTTATCTATTTTATCTTTTTCTAATTTATTTAGAATATATTTACTTGTATACAAGAAACTATAACAATTTGTAATAAATAATAATAATGTAATTGAATTAAAAATATTTTTCATTTAATATTATTTATATTGTAGTATTATTTAAATTATTTTAATAATTGAATATGAAAATAATATATATATATAATATGAGCTCTAACATTGATTTTGATTTTAAAAATGAAATTTCAATAGTTTTAACATTAATTGGTAAGCATTTAGAAAACCTTAGTAAGAGAATAAAAAAAGAAGAAATAATTTTAAAACGTAGATATAATTCAGATTTAAATGAAAATATAAATGACCCTCAGATTGATAGACAAGAAGAATTAATACAAGAAACATTGAAAATACTTCACATACAATCAATAATGATTGACAAAATATCAAATATACAAGAAAATTATGACAATCACCTCACAGTAGATTTGGGTGAAACTCATCTTGGCTATTATGAATAACACAATGGTGGTGTCTACTTTGGTTGATTATTATTACAAATTTGATAAAATAGCAATTTGTAATAATATTATATTTTATTTTTTTTGCTCTATAAAATGGGCGTTTTAAATGAGAAAAGGTGTAAATATAACATGGTCATTTATACCATCAAAAATGTAACCGTGATATGGAGAGAAAATCGTATTTTTACATGTTTTGCCTAGCATGAAAGATGCCCTTGACGTCTACATACATTTCTCATACAATATAATTAACATCTAAAATAGTAACACGAATTTGTTTTTTCTAAAATCTTTCAGGAACCCGATTGGAAACGCGTAAAGGCCGTAATAAATTTATTGATGTTTAAAAATAATAAAAACTATCTAAATAAAATAACATCATATATAACTTAAAAAAATTATTCATAATAAGCAAATACTATAATAAAATACACGAATAAGTTTATATTATTTTTTATATAATATTAATACAATATAGTAAATGAGCAAAAGAAAATTAGAATCAAATTATTATAACGATAATAATGATAACGTTCCTATTGAAATGAGAGAAAAGAGTGCTCGTTTTGTAAATGAATATTTAGAAGATACTAAGATGGATATAACAGAAGATCATACAATAAAAAATAGAATGAAAGATATTGATGACGACTTTACAGTTTCTATTCAATCAGGCGAAGGTTTGGTTTACTTAATAATTTTAGTTCATGGATGTGTTATGTTTGAAAAAAATGAGCCCGTTTTTTTTACAATGCCGTCGAATATAAAATATGTAAATAAAATAACATATGCTCCTTTGAATTGTGTAAATTTTGTAACAAATGATGATTTGATAGTCCGTTCTTTCATAGATTTTTTAAACTCGGAAAATAGTGACCCAACAAAACCACCTATAGTTGAAAGTAATTTGGTCAAAGCTTTACCAATAAATGATCGTCTTTTAGAGACACAAAAAAAAGATATAGAAGAAATTAAAAAAATTATTAAGTTTACAAAATTGTATCAGTTTGAAAATCGTGTAATAAATCGCCAAAAATTAGTAGAAGCGGATAGCAGAGATGGTCTCAATACAAGTTTTGTATTTTCCACAGATTTTAAAGATAACATTAAAATCATAAATAAATATTTTGCGATTGAAGCAAAAGATAAGGAAATTATGAATATTTATGTTGCGTTTGAGAAAGGAGGAAAAAAAAATTTAAAATCAGGAAAAACTATTTTGAAAAGTGATGAATATATATCTTTTTTAAAGGCAAAATTTAATATAGATGATCAAAAAGCGAGAGAAATTTCAGATATAATTACAACTCAAGAAATATTGGAATTTTTGGCTTGGTGTGGTTACGACAAAGTTGTTTTGATTGATTACTCATGTGACGTGTGTATGAATATTGATGATGATACTGAAGTTAAAATCGAGTTTTTGAAGAAAATTAAAGAAGAAATCGAGAAAGGTACAATTGGACGAGGCGGTGTCAATACAAATAAGTTTACCATGTCGAAACGAATCAAAAAGAGCAAAAAAACTATAAAAAAGAGGGTTTCAATCAAATCATTTAGAAAGAAAGTAATTATGAAAAAAAATAAAAAAAATATTTAGATATATTATATGGAGGGATTTTATGATGATATTAACAATTTTCAAAATAAAAGATTAGCATTTGAAACAGATAGATTAGCATTTGAAACATATAGAGCGGCCATTTTAGGAGATGAACTGACTTATTGGCAAGACAGATATGGAACTGTATCAAGTGACCTGCAAAATAATTTCAATCCTGATGATTTTAATCATATACAACCCTGGGCGGTAAGGATTCAACCCGAACTGTTTTTGATGCTTGAACTCCAGGAAAAAAAAGCTTCAATAATGGCTAATTATTTTTCTACAATAGAAAATAGAGTAAACGAAAAAATAGAGGGAGAAAGATTACCAGGTCTGCAAAATGAACTACAAAATGGACCACCATCATTATCACATTTACAAAAATTGACTCTAAACTTACTTAAAACGACTATAGGATTACTTGAAAAAACTATCAACGATAGAAATGGCAATTAATTTAAAGCACTAAAGCACTAAAGCATTACAACGTTCAAATATTCAATTTTATATTACTTTATATTAAAATTAAATAATATAAAAACACTTCAAATAATTATATTATAAGATGTCAATGTTATTCAACTTTTTAATAGTTTTATCTTTTTTGAAATTAACTCATTCATTCAAAATTAAAATGTCGATCAATGATCCAATAAGTTCTAATTTTGTCAAAGATACTCAATTGATACAAAAATACAAGTATTATTTCGCAAAAGATAATTACAATCATGTCATGGACGACTTATTGAATAATAAAGTTTCCAAAATTTTTATAGATAATAAATATAATCAACTCATTAGTGTAGACAATTTACCAAGCGACGATTCAATATACAACCATTATCATTTAACTGATATTAATGAAGCTCTTGTACCCAATTTAATCCAGAAAACATCTGAGATGCACGTTCCAATTTATTTTGTAAATTTTATTCCAGAAAATATTATAAGCATTCAAAAATTAGCCAGTGAGTTTTTAACTTTAACCAGCTATGCTTTACCTATATTTTTTTTTCTGTCATTTTTGTCATCTTTGTACAGAGCAAATACATTTCAAAATATGAACATGAACACAAAAATTCCAGGGAATAATAAAACACCTCCTTTTGGGTTTCCCTCTTTTCAACAGAAAGATAAAAGCGAATTCATCAAACCCAATGTTTCTCTCAAAAGTTGGGCTGGAAGTCCAGAGGTTATTGAAGAATGTAAAGAAGTTATCTCTTATATTGAAAAGAAAGAGCTATATAAAGAAGTTGGTGCTGATATGCCTAAAGGGATATTGTTGGAAGGACCTCCCGGCACTGGTAAAACATTATTGGCGAAGGCGATTGCTACAGAAACGAATTCAACTTTTATTTCTATGTCTGGTTCAGAGTTCGTCGAATTATTTGTCGGTATGGGAGCAGCTCGTGTTAGAGAGCTATTCGAAACAGCTCGTAATAGTAGGCCGTCTATTATATTTATTGATGAAATTGATGCGGTTGCTAGACAGCGTGGAGCTGGAATAAATATGGCAAACGATGAACGTGAACAAACACTGAATCAACTGCTATATGAAATGGATGGTTTCAACAACAATGACGATATTGTAGTGATGGCTGCTACAAATAGAAGGGATGTTCTAGATCAGGCTATTCTTCGACCAGGAAGATTTGATAGAATTATTCGTGTTCCTCTTCCAGATAAATTTTCTAGAGAGAAAATATTAGATTACTATATTAAAAATAAAAAGACCGACAAGGAGTTTGATATAAAAGCTATTGCTGAATTGACCGATGGATTTTCTGGTGCGCAATTAAAAAATCTCATTAATGAAGCTGCTATATTAGTTGCTCGTAATAATGGAACAGTCATTGAAGAAAAGTATGTTTTTGAAGCTTTTGAAAAATTAATCGTAGGTTTGATTCGCAATAATGCTGATGTTTTAGAAACCACTCAAAAAAGAGTGGCTATTCATGAAAGCGGTCATGCTTTATTAAGTCTTATTTTCAGCAATTATTTTGATTTCCAAAAAGCATCGATTCAACCTACTTACAATGGCGCAGGTGGATACACTATTTTTACGGAGAAACCTGAAGTAAAAGAAGGTGGGTTATACACGAAAGATATTTTCAAGAAACGTTTAATCATTACTTTAGGCGGTAAAGCAGCAGAAAGTTTATTTTATGGTGACGAACACGTATCATTGGGAGCTGTTGAAGATTTAAGACAAGCAAATAAATTAGCACAAAGAATGATCGGTAATTTTGGAATGGGAACTAAATTGGAAGTTTTCTTTAACGAAAATGTTGGTGATGACTCGAATCCATTCTTGGGTAGAAGTTTAGGAATAGCAGGAGATAAGTATTCACAATATACAAAATATATTATGGATAAAGAATCACTAGAGTTAGTGAATGAAGCATATAAAGAGGCCAAATATTTATTGAAAGTATATTACGACAAGTTGATTGAATTTTCCGAACTATTGAAAGAGAAAAAAATATTAGCGAATAATGAATTAACAAGTGAATTTAGAACTTTTATATAAATTGGTTGGATTACTAAAACATTACCCTGAGTTTTTGGATAATGAAAGTTACAATAGCAAACAATAGACCTCCCCATAAAGTATCCATGATTACTGTTAGTATCGACCATTTGCTAAATAAAGCATAGTTGGTAGTTTCATAAACACCGTAAATTATTATTCCGAAGATAAATGCTTCGTAAACTGACTTTTTTGATTTAATAATAAAATAATTCAGTCCAAAAATTAAAAAAATATAACAAAGGGCTACTCCTAATAAATTGACTTTTAAAGGTGATCCTTGTACTTGTGTGATTTGTTTAGTAAAATAATTTTTAATTGTTTGTAAATAAATAAAATCAATTATGACAAAAAGAATTGCTGAAATCAGAAATAATGAGTTGAACATTTATAATATACATACAAAATTTATATACAAAATTTGTCAATTTTGTGTAAATTTAGTGTAATTTTATAAAATAAATAAATTGTAAAACATTTTTATAGTAGTCTATTATATATAATGTCTACAAGTATTGGATATACAAATAGTATAAGTGGCAGTTTTCCGCGATATATTCCATTAGGTATTGTTAAAGGATCATCATTAGGTGGGGCTTATCAAGGTTATATGCCTCAAGCAGTTCAAACAACAGAAAAGGGATCATTTGGAAGCAACGATTTTGAAACTATGCGTTTTACACTTAGAAACGCTTGGAATACTGTGTATAAAGCTGAATTATTGGCCGCTAAAAGAAAACAAATCATTACTCCATTTCGTGCTGTAAATAACGCAGGAGATTTATTGAGTCGTGATAATTATTCATGTGGGGGTACATGTCAAAGTTTTCAAAGTAGACCACAAATTAAAGGTTTAAGACAACATTTTGGTTCAATTTCTAAGTCTTGTACTCCAAGTGCTACTTACACAGCTAATCAAATTTCACCTGATATTCCTGCTGCTGCTTGTAATGTTAAATTTGTTTATGATAGTTCTGATTATACCACTTATTTAAAACAAAGAGCCATGGCTAGAAATTACAACGACACAACTTTTGCTGGAAATGATTCTAGCGCAAGTCAAAGTGCTTGGAGAGCTGCTAGAAGATATTAGATCAATTCATTTTATATTTTCTACAAATATAAATTAAAAATAAAAATTTTTGTTATATAAATGGAATTTATATTTTGTAATCTACCAACTGAACTTATTAACAATATTCTTTTATATGATCAACATTTTATCATGCGGAAAGGAGATATTGTATCTATAATTCCAAAAACAGATTATAGATACAATTTAGTAAAATACGTTATTCCGAGTTTGCGTTCTGTTGATACTACCAGTAACAATACGATTCGATACAATTACTATTTCCCAAATTTGTATAATTACGATGGAAGATCTATTTATAACCCTGATATGATTCAAGTAAATATGAATGAATATGACGATTTTATTAAATATTCTTTTTGGATTGGAAGACAATATCCTAAAACATTTCATTGTAATAAAAAACAAAACTACTATATTGAAAATAAATTGGATTATCAATGGATTTACACTGAATTTGATTATATAAGAAAATAATTTATCAAACTTTTTTCCAGGAGCAAACATTATTTTTATTTGGTTTAGATATATACATATTTCCATCATTACCTCTTTTTTTTTTATTACAATTCTCATTGGCTGGATAGGGTGGCGATTTTCTATTTTTATATTTTTTCAATGTTTTACTATGTTCGTTTATAGCATTCCTTCCGGAAACACTTTTCAATTTTTCAGTCATTTTTTTTCGTTGTGACTCATTCAATCCTAGACGATTTGTTTTTGTTTTTAATGCGTATTTTAAATTGCGTATCCATGAACTTTTACAACTTCCTTTACAAGTACCATTTCCTATTTCGGATAATAATTTCATAGCTCCATTATAACTACGAATGAAAGGCATTTTTGTATTTTATATATTTACAATAGAAAAAAGTGTTTCCTCAATATTTCAATTAATTTGCACGTTTTGTGAATTACAATATTCCAAGTATTTTTCTTTTTGTTCATCATTCAAAAGTGATTCCAACATTTCTATTTTATCTTTAAAATTATCTATACCTTTTTTAATTGTTTCTGTGAATTTTTCTGTTAAATGTTGTGTGAAATTTGCCGCTTTATCTCTCTCTTTATCTATTTCAAATAACATTTCGTCTACATTTATATCGTATTGTGCGACGATTTCTTCTAATTGTGCTTTAGTCTTTTTTTCTATGTACGTAAAGTAACTTAACCCATTCTTACTACACCAAAAATTGATTGCGCCAATCATATCATATCTACGATAGTTACCTTTCATTTTGATTAGTTGTTATATAATACAATGTAAATTTTTTAAATCATTTTTTAAATTGTTTTCTCTCACCATAATACAAATGAACAAAACAAATAATAAAGATATGAAGCAAAAAACAGATTTCAATCATTGGTCCATATCCTACCTAAAAGAAATTTATCAATGTAGCAAATGTAAAAAAAGAAATACCATTGTACCTTCTTCTAATTTACAAGGAGAGAAACAAAAATATCAAAATTGTCTATATTGTGGAAATCCGAATTATATAAACTAGATAATATAATATATTTTCATATGTTATATTAAATGACAACTCCATACAGTGTATCTACATCCATTGGTTCTGTATCTTATAATAATTATGTGAATGCTCCTATAAATGGACCATTAAGTACAAATCAATATCCAAGTGCTCAACCATATCATAGTTACGGTACTTTAACAGGAATAAGACCTACACCACCATTTTTTTACCCACAACAAGAACCAGTAAATTCTGAAATGATGTCCAATCAAAGACAAGCGTATTTAAGAGTATCTACAAAACGGCAAGATATGAATAGTCCAAACATTAGAAAAGGTTTAGATAAATATATACAACAAGGGGTTTTAGACTCTTCTTTACAAAACACTGGGGTTTTAAATCCAACTACACCTAGTATGAGTTTCTCTCATTCAACTGGTAAAAGATATGCGGTGTCAACTCATACCAATTATATTGCACCTATTCCAGGATCTATGTATACATCTATATTAAAACGAAATGCTGTAGGAAAATCGAGTTTCAAAGTCGGTCTACCTTTAGATGATCCAATATCAACAAAAAATTATTATCCAAGTGGAGTTAGGACAACAATTCGTCGGGTGCGTTCAGGTGGTTGTACAGCACCAAAAAAGAAAGGATCGATTTATAATTATAGTTTGCAAAATGGCGCGGTTTGTTGCTGGGGAGCGCTTCCAAGACAAAATTATTAGTTTTATTTATAGTTTCTAATTTCCAATTTCCAATTTTAGAAATAAAAAAAATATATGTATAATTTATAATTATGTCAGGATATTATTTACCATCCCGTTCTTTTCCACCATATTTACAACCAATGCCTACTTTAGGTACATCGGGAAGAACAAGTGTTGCTGTACTTGTAGGATCTTCTAGAGCAGGTGCTGGATGTAGTGGTAGAATTTATGATTGGTTAAAACAACATAACCAATTAGAAAGTGTCATTAACTCACCACAATTCAAAGCAATTCAACGTAGAACTCAATTAGAATTGGGTTACATTGGTGGAAATACATATAACTATTATATTTAGATACTTGAAGTTTTTACATTATTTTTATAATGTATATAAATAATGTGTACTGGATTATTCATTCAATCAGAAGATGGCAAATATTATCAATCACGAACTCTTGAATTTGAAACTGTTTTACCTTATGTACCAGTAATTACAGATAGTATTATTGGGTCTACATTAAACGGTCTATATTTTCTGGATGGTATAAACAATCATGGATTGTGTTGTATGGCGTTTTATTTTAAGTGTAGTGCTAGTTATAATCCAAAATTAGTTAACGATAAAATTAATTTAGCTAGTTATGAACTATGTGGGTATTTTTTAAATCATGCTAAATCAGTCTCCGATGTTATAGAAATTTCTAAAAACATTAATGTAACAAATCAACCTTTTGGACCTCCATTTAATGGTTCTATACCATTACACTGGTTTATTTCAGACAATAAAGGAAATACAATTATAGTAGAACCAAATAATAATGGTGTGTTGACTTGCTATGATAATTCAAAATATAAGGTATGTACTAATAATCCTACTTATCCTGAACAAGTATCCAATTTAGAAACATTAATTGATAATAACAATTTTTCATATTGTAATCCTCCAAATCAGCCAAATTGTGGTTTAGGAAAAGGTTTGATTGGCATGCCAGGTGACTCTAGTAGTATGAGTAGATTTCAAAGAGCTTATTTATTAAGTCAAGGAATGATCATTCCAGGTTATAATACAAATGATATAAATACAATGTTTCATTTCAACAATAATTTTGATATTGTTTACGGAACAGTATTGGATTGTACAACTAATCCACCTAGTATTGATTTCACACAATATACAGCTGTTTATGATTTAACAAACCTATCAGTATATTATAGAACATATCATAATCAACAAATCACCCTATTAGGTAGTTTAAAACCTGCGGATGATAATAAAATTACAAGTAAACTTTACCCAAACTATACACCATATTTACAACCAATGCCTACTTTAGGTACATCAGGAAGAACAAGTGTTGCTGTACTTGTAGGATCTTCTAAGGGTGGCGCTGGATGTAGTGGTAGAATTTATGATTGGTTAAAACAACATAACCAATTAGAAAGCGTCACTAATTCCCCACAATTCAAAGCAATACAGCAGAGAAGTGAATTAGCATTGGCTTTTATTGGTGGGAACAAACTCTAAATAATTACAACATTTAGATAAATAAATAATTTATAATAATATTTTATTATTGTCATAATATATTATATATGCGAAATAACTATAAAAATAAAAAATTAACTTTACGAAGAAAAAGAGGCGGAGGAATTATAGATTCGTTAAAACAAAGATTTAGTGATTTAGGCTCAAAAATTTCACAGACAGCAACCAATGCTTGGAATCAGACAAAAAGAGCAACTGGTATGACTGATTCAAGTAGTTCAAGTAGTTCAACTCCATCAACATCGTATTCATCTTCTCCATCAACAGCCTCCTTATCGAGTTCACAGTCATCATCATCATCGTCACAATCACAACCATATGGATCATATGGTGGGAGAAGAAAAAGAATGAAAAAAACTAAACTAAGTCATAAAATGCGTGGTGGACAGTACAAAGATAATATCTCACTTACCAATATTGCTTCGAAAGCAGCACCTTTTTCAGGGGAAACTGCTAGACCACATAACATGGTTGGCGGACCTGTTCGTATGCTCGGCGGTGGTAAATCGAAAAGACATAATAAAAAACGTTCTCATTGTAAATCAAAAAAACATTGATTATCATAATATCTCGACGACAACCGCAACCACAACCGCAACCGCAACCAAAATCACAATAATTTACACACTTATGTAGTTTGTAAATTATTTTTTTATATTATAATCGGCGTTTGAAATGAAAACATGTGTAAAAGAGTTATTGTTTTTTCATTAGTTTATACAATATATAAATAACAAGTAGTGCTAATGCTAAGAAATAAATTTGGGTTGTAATATCATTTGGTAATTTTACTGTATTTGTATAATTTATACTATTATTACCATTTTGAAAAGTCTCTTTACATTTGTTTTTAGTAATAGGATTAGTTTTATCTTGAAAGCTACATGGATCCATGTTTTGAATATCTACCAGTGTAACATAATGTGTTTCAGATGAATTATTATTATTTACATCTATTGTTTGCATTGTTAATGACTGACAATCAGGTACAGAACCTGACATAAATGATTGTAGTATTGAATATGGATTCAGTACATTTAAATTACTCATAGTTCCTGGAATTAATCCTTTGAATTCAGAAAAATTAACACCTAATCCTTGAGATATAAAAGGAATATTACCTTCAGGAACATTGTTTACATAAATATATCGATCAACAGTTTCACTTGTTGAAACGTCTTTACATTTTGCTCCTGTTTTTAAAAAAAATTTATTACCTAGTGGGTTTCCTGTAGCCGATGCTTTTCCGCTACCTTCTACTAAAAGTGCAACATAATTAATCAATCCGTCAATATCTTTTGTTAAAGCGGAAATAGATCCGTCACTGGTCATTCCAATCTCGGATGGTGTTCTAATGTTTTTATAATAGGGATATGTTGGTCCCAATAGTTTTTCTTGAACATTTTGAGCATTTCCTAATACTTCTTGAAATATATTTGAATTAGAACTTGAATTAGAAGTTGAATCTGACATTATTATTGTATTAAAATATGTAAATATAATTATTTTATGATTATATAATTTTTTATGACGTACCGGTTATCACTGGAGTTGAACTAGGTAAACTACTTTGTGCTAATTGTTGTTGTGTTTGAACCATATTGTAAACTTGTTCTGCTAAACTTGAAAGATTACCGCTTAATTCTTGAAATTGTCTATTTAATCCTAAAACAGAATTGAGTTGTTGTTTTAATACTTGAATGTTACCAGCGTTTTGTTGTGCTAAAATCATAACATTATTTGGGTTGTTTGTATCATAAGGTTGGTATTGTTGATTTGTCGACTGCTCTGACGTCATACCTTCTAAGGTATAATCCATTTTTACTGAAAAAATTTGATAAATGATTAAAAATATAAAAAAAATGATTAAGATGTTTACTAACATTTAATATTATATAAGGTTTTTATTTTCTTTTGTATATTTATACAATATTATGGCACAATTTATTAAAAATAGTTCATTAAATACAGGTTTTAATTCATTAGGAACATCTTTTTATCCAGTTGGCATGGGTCTTTCTGTAAATTTACTAAATCAAGGAGGGTATAAAACATGGAAAGGGGATGGTTTAAATAGTAATCCCACAGGAATAGCAGCAGGACACATTCGTCCTTTAACCAATTTAGACCCTGGAAACATATTTCCAGCGCCTTTTGGTGCGGCACGTCCAATCAAACATTATAGAAAGGGTAGAGTTATTCCTAACGTTGCGATAATTAACCTTGATAAAACGCAAGAAAACAAATATATTGTTGGTGATAAGAAATATATAGCAGAAGCCGAAGTCGGATTAATACAATACAATTTGAATAGAAGTGTGAAATCTAGTAATGGTAGTTCACTAGGGGGTGGTTTTGGTGGTAGTGGATTATTAAATGAAATGCAGGATAAACCTGGAAGTTATTTAGTCAAACAAAATCCAGTAAATGAAATAAATGAAGTACTACAAATACAAAAAGATTGCACTACATGTCAAGGCGTAGGAATTGTTGATACTTATTATCCTAATAAAACATATTTAACAGAAAATCCCGAACCAAATACACAAAATTCGATTTTGTGTTGTAACCAAGAGAAATTTGCTAAACAACGAGTAATCTATGCTAGTACCAATTTGAAAAAAAATTATTACACCACTCATACTCAATATTTACAGAATAGATGTAAAACTTATCAACAACGAGCATTTAATTTTGAAAAATACAATCCAATAAATATCGCGGAAATAAACAATTCGCAGAATCCAGAGCGTACAGCAGCATTATTAAAAGCATCCAAACCAGGAGACGCATTATCTGTTACAAATACATATTTTGCGAATTGTCAACCCAATGCTGAGTTAGAAATCGCATCTGAAATAAATATAATTACTTTGTTTTTGGATATTTTGATAAATAGAAAGATTATAACAAATGATTACAAAGAAGCTTTTTTGAATCAAACTACAAGTAAAATATCTCTAAGAAATTTTTTAGATTATTTAAAGTCTTTACCTGATAATATTAAACAATCAGCTATTCCATTGTATCTACAATTTATACAAAATCCGTACATCGGAGTACCGCTATCAGGGCCTAGTAATCCAACCGGTTGTAAACTTGTCGTTTATAAACCAAGTAATCCACAATTTGCTACGCAAGGAGCCGTTGAATCGAGTACACGTATATTAAAATTGAATGTAACTACTATTGAAAAAAATGCTGCGTCTTATTATACAAATTCTGCTGGTAAATTTATTGGCAAAAGTACTCCTTCGGATATTGTATTGACAAATGTACCTTATTTATATAAAAATAAGGCTCCTGTATGTAATCAACCCCCTATTTTTCCATTTCAGAATAAAAAAGCCTGTCGTTATATTAGAAAACCAGAATATTATACACCTGTTTCTCAAGGATCTCCATATCGTTATTTATACTATTCTGAAAATAGCACTGGCTATGGATATTTTAATCCGGTAAAACCATCCAATCATTATAGACAATCGCCAAATAGCAATAGTTTACTATAAAAATATTGATTATGATATACTAAATTCAAAATAGTTATCATATTCATTGGTGTCAATATCATTATTACTATTGTCGTCGCTTATATTATCGTCACTTCTATTATTACAATCGTTATTCATACAGTTATTACTAATAATATTTTCAAGAACATTTTCAACAATATTTTCAAGAACATTTTCAACAACATTTCTAATTCTCTTAATATTACATTCAATCTCATTCTCAACAAAAGAAGATGATTGTTTATTTTCTTTCAATGGTAAAAAAATATTTATTTTTTCCGAAAATTTATTACAAGGTATTCTATGTTTTTCACACCATTGAACCGATTTCTGTAAATTATTTTTTTTCAATAATTCTAACTTTTCTTCTTTATTTTCAAGCTTCAATATGTTTATTAAATGAACAAAAACCTGTAATTGTTGTTGACCAATAATTAAATTAATATCATCTATTTTATTTAAAAAATGATAGGGTAAATCATAGTCAATAATACTGTTTATATTTATTGACTCATTATTATTTTTATAGTAATCAATAATTTCTTGTATTGTTTTGGTATAACTATAAAATAAATCAAATTTATCGCTTGTTAGATGGAATTTTTTTAATACAATATATTTATCAAATGTTGTAATATTACTTGTATTTGGTTTAATAATGTACGTTTTTTCAAATAAAGAACAAAATATGTAAATTATATCAATAATTGATTTATAAAACATATTTTCAATTTTAATAATAACAACACCATTTTGTTTCAAATAATTAATTACTATCAACAATATTTCTAATAAATTAATAATATAGTTGTTGTTGTTAGTGGTGGACATCATTTCATCTATCTCATAAATAATAAAGTTGAATTTATTATTTTTGATCCAATTATGTAAATTTGAGTTGTATTCAGTGTAACAAAAAAAATTATCATCTGTATAATATTCTCTTAAAATTTCTAAACATTCCAATGAATCCTCATAATTTTTGCCAATAATTAATGAATTCATATTGTCATTTTTAAATGAATCTAAAATATTAATAGTTTGAATTATTTCAAATAAATCATAAAATAAAATACTCTTTGGTTTTAATTTACTAACTGAAAAAACAGAACCAGGTACTTTTGAAAAAACATATTCGTATGGATTTATATTTTTCATCATTTCATTATAAAAAGCTATTATTTTTTCATCGTCATTCAAGTTTTTACAACAAAGTTGATAAATTTCATTTTTTACTGAATTATGATAATTAATTAATGTGTTGGATATATAAGGTTTTATTTTTGTATTCGTCATAATAGGAGATATATCAACTTTATTGTGATTTTTCGGTAGAATGTAATAACTCATTTTTAAATAATAAATATTATATTTACATTAAATGAAATATAATATTTAAGTGATTATTGTTACTTTACATTGTTCACATTGTTTACATTGATTCGTTGGTGGATGAGGATTCAATTATTAATTTTCTATTTAGTTTACGGATTTTAGGTTTTATTTTTTGTTCCATCTTAGCAATTTTAACCGCTTCTTTTGTTTCTTCTTCATTATGTGCTATTTCCGAAGGCGAATAGTCACTAAATTCAATTTGAACCTTTTCCGTATTCACATTACGTATTTTTTTATAAACAAAATATCTATTTAAAAACGAGATTTTCTTCTCGTATTCGGTCATTTTCATAGAATCACCATAATCCTTTTCTTTATTTTTATTCTTTTTAATTTCTTCCATCATATTCATAAACAATTCCCCGAATAAACCACTACCATCTGGCAGTCCTAATGATTTGGCTTCTTCTGTATCAATCATTTTAAAACCATAATTACTAATGACTTGGTCAAAATAATCAAAATTCACCAAATATTCAGATATCAATTGATTTATAGAATCTTGGTATACGTCAATTCTATATCCCATTGAACTTGAATTATCTTCAAACGATTCATTCGTATATCCTTTTACAATTTCCCATACCTTTTTCCCTTTTTCTACAATTTGTATTGAAGAACCGGTTTGTGTTTTTTTCAATAAATTAAATACTTGTTTGCCATCATAACATGTACCTATAAAATAACCGTTTAATTTGGTACATTCAGATATATTGCGCATAAATCCTTGAAGAGTTTCCGGATTTTCCAAAAAGTAATGTACTGCGAATTGACACGATGAAATATTGAACCCGTCTTCACCTTTACCGTAATTTTTAAAAACTCCTTTCCCTAACCTTTCTTCATCTTTTGGCCCATCCCCGAAAATGGCTTTGGTTATTTGGACCGCTTTATCGTTTAACATAGCGCTACCATTTTTAATATTGAAACAACTATCACCATTAACAAACAATGCTTGTGGAATGTGTTTATTCATTTTCTTTGAATTCAAATATCTCACGCAAGCACCATCAATCCTATCTTCCAAATTATTTTTTGATTTGTCGATCCCAAAAACAAATGAAAGACGACAACTTATCCATTTTGGAAGATCACCTGCTTTTCCACACGCATAATCAATTAAAGTGTCTCCGAATTTTGAAACCGATTTTATCAACAATTTTTTTACATACAAATTGTGAAAATTCTTCATCGATTCTGTCATAGTTTTACCAGCTGGTTTATTATAATAAATATCTTCGTCGACTGTAATGTCTGGTATATTTTGTCCAGTGCTTATCATATCTTCAGTAATTGGATTATTAATTGATCTCCAATTACTATTCGCAACATGATACGCGTTACCGTAGTTTTTCAAACCTTGTAAATATTCACTAGTTTTATCATATCTAACTCTTTTTGGAATCCAACGCCATCCTCTTTCTTTGGTCAAATCATAACTGAATTCAACAATTGTGTTATCCCCGAAAATTTCATTTTCCTCGGTAAACATTTGTTTTACATTATTATCGTCGACTTTTAACATAATATTACATATTCCTGCTTGAGGATCAAATGGCTCAGTTGGATAAAATTGTAATGGTTTTGCGTCGTTAAATTGTTTCTCTTCGTAATTAAGTTCTTTATATTCTGGCAATTTATCGTCAATCATATCTTGACAAGGATTCAAATAAATTGTACCGTGTTTTTTTTCACTGTATGTACAGCACAATTGAATCATCTTATATTCGGAAATTTGCGCGTTCAAATGAGAATTGATGCCTTCTTCATATTTTGTTTTTATTATATCATCGCCACCTGGTTGTTTCAGTGTTACAACAAAGAAATCAATCGTGTTATCTTTTGGGGGTTTCCATTTAAACGAACTTTCCCATGTTATCTTAGTTAACGGTCCGCTTTCGCCTTCTTTATTCGATCCAACTCCAAAATAAGCGTGAGTAAATATAATACCATCTGTAAGATATTCAAAGCGTTCTTCTCTTATTTTAGTAAGAATATTATTACATGCTTCAAAAATTCCGTCATTGTTGTTTTTGGTTGTGCTTGTTATTTTACTTTCTGGATAAAATTTTTTGAATGATATACGAATAGGTAATGTTAATTTTTGTATGGTCTGAATTGTTACATTTTTGGATGTTTCTTTTCTATTATTCACGTTGTTCATATTCTCATCCATAATGGAAACAGGATTCAAATTTTCAATACTACTTTTTAATAACATATATCTAGAATTATACAATTTATTTATATCCTGTGTTGCGACACCTTGTGTTGATTCATTTTCTTTCAGCATAAATGATAAACTCCTTACATCGATTTTATTCAAATAATAAATATCAAAAGCCGCATATAAATTAATGAATTTTCCAGTTTTATCGTGGTATATTAGTTCACCATCAAACAAAGTATAAAATAATTCTTTGTTATTAGTTTTCACGCCGGTAAATATTACGTTCATATTTGTATTAATCAAATATATCTTTCCTTTGCTACTAATAAACATTAAATGACGATCTCCATCTGCTTTATCGGTGACAACAAAATTATTTCTTATATTAGGAACTCTTGAGTTTTCATCTAGTTCAGAAATATTAGATAATTGCAATGTAAATGACGATGGACCTATAAAATCACTAGGATATATCCTTTTTTCAGAATTATAATTCGAATTATCTTTATGTAACATTTTCATATATTCCATTATGGTATCCTTTTGTTCTGAATATGAAACAGGGAAATTCGTATTCTGAAGTCCACTTAAAACAAATTTAATTACTTTCCTGAGTGCTTGTAATATTTTTTCAGGTGAATCAAACTCTGTGTATGGGCCTATTTTTTTATTATCAATTTCTAATTCAAGTTCTATTTTTTCCGGACTATTGAATACATTGGATTCTTCAATAGTATAACTACGTTTATTAAAATCACTATTAAATTTTGTAATACTTATATCAACATTGACAGGGTAATCTGGATGAGTAAAAGTAACACGATTCATGTATCTAAATGTTTTTTTGTTCTTTCCCCAATTTTGAACAATAAAGTTTTTGGTTGAAACACTGACATCTTCTTCAACTTGATAAGAAACACGAAAATTAAAATCATCAAAATTAACAGGTATAATTTTGTCTTTATTGTTGTAAACGGGAATCTTATTTACAAAAGTAATAGTATGTGAATTTTTATTGTAAATTTCTTTAATACTATTTGATTTACAGTATTTCTGTATTTCATTTAAATCGTTTATGCTTACACGTATGTTAGATAACTTAAATCTTCCACTATTTTTATCTAAATATTCACTTTGAATTTTCAAACTAGATGTTCCAGTTTCGTTCATACTAGTAAAACCAAGTGATTTAAGTTTTTTAATAACGTTATCATAGTCATTTTTATTTAGAGGTTTGATACCTCTTGTACCAAAACGCACTTCCAATTCGTGATTTTTATTGGAAATGGTATAAGGAGATGAATTATAATAAAGCTTTATTAAATTATGAAAATCTTTTTGTAGTACACTACTTTCTTCTTGCGTGTGAATTACATTTATTTTTCCTTCGGCTTCGTCGTTGGCTTCGGCTTCGCCATCAAATTCGACTTCTTCATCTTCATTCAATAACTCGGTAGGTGCTTCTTTTTCGACTGTTTCAGAACCGACAACTTCATTCACAATGTTGTTTTTTTTCATCAAACGTTTAATAAAAGAATACCTATCTCGAATTCGCATTGAATCGAGCTGTTTCTTTTCATTTGGCTTCATTTTTTCATAAAATACATTGATTTCAGGATTAGCTATATTTTTTAATATTTCAACCTTGAATTCTATTTTTGGTAAAGCATTGATCTCATTTTGTGTTTTTTCGTCCAAAGTTTTATATAGTTTATTCAGTTTTTCATCACCAAAATCTACTTTATCCATTTTTGTTATATCAGTCATAATAATATATAGATAGACTTATTTTTATATTATTGTTCAATTTTTTTAAAAATATTTAATTATTGCTTCATATAAATCCTTTTTACTTTTTGTTTTTTCTTTGTTATCTTTACTAATAATTGTTTCAATGCCTAATTTACCACATATATCGATTAATTCTTGCGTTTTATAATAGGTGATTGATTTGATCGGTTTTTCCATATTATCCAATTTGTAATAATTATTTCTAAAAGAATCTAAATTGTCTTTTGTAGTTTCTTCAAACCCATATTTCTTTTTATTAGAAAAAAATTCGACTTTATAAACCTTGTTTGAATCATTCATAATTAATTCATAATAAGTTTTATTTTTAACAAAAAATACATTTAGATTACCAATTACACAAAGTGTTAAAAAAGTATTAATATCAATTGTATTTTCATTTGCTAATTTATTTTCAATATTTGTAATCGTATCAAACTTATGCTGTTTCAATAATTGTTTTTCTTTTCTAATCCGTTCTATGTATTCAATCTTGAATTGTTTTTCAATAATATAGGTGCGGTTTGTTAATTTTGTATAATTGGTCAAACCATTCTTAATAATGTATAAACACCAAAATAATGAATCATTATCATTTGGTGTAATGATATTTTCAGTGCCACTGCCAGTGCTACTGCCAGTGCTACTGCCAGTGCTACTGCTACTACCACTACCGCTCTGTCCAAACACTGAACCATTACTATGATTCAATTTGTTATTTTTTTTATTATTTGCTTCTTCTCGAATCTTGGACTCAATACATTTACAAATAGTTGTATTATTAAACATATAATCTTGTACATGTTTAACAAATTCTTGATATAAATCATCTTCCTTTACAAAAGACATTTGATTTTAGTTAGTATTATTAAATATTATTTTATATCTTTATTATCTTTTGTAAAATATATATTTTTAAACGACTCTTTTTGTTTTTCAATTTCATTCAATGTAGATTCTTGAGTGTTTACATATTTTATATAATCTCGTAACGCTTCCAATGTATCTTTATTTAATTCGGATAAATTAACGTGAACGCCATATTTATTTTCATTTAATGTCACGCCTTTATAATTGTGTAAAATTCTTAGGGTTTCAACTTGATTGAATTTATTCATATTTTCGATCGATTCTCGGATATAATTCAATTCACTAATAGAAAAATTATTAATTTCGCTTGTTGTCATTGTAATTTCCATTGTTTAATAGGTATAAATATATATCTGAGTTTATATTTAATATATTTTAAGTAAGTTATAATTATTACAGCGTCTATTTTTCAATAATAAGCTTAGATTTTTGCGGCTTCACCAATTCACCTATAATTGAAATATATTTATCATTCAATTCGAAACGTTGACCAATGACTCGAACATTCATATTATCACCTTCTTTAATATCCGTAAAATATGAATTAGAATAATGGTGATCTCTTGCTATAAATACAATAATTGGACTAGGTTTTTCATCAGCGCTTTCAGCAGTAATACCAGCCTTTGTATTTGTTTTTGCTAAACATGAAATAATCGTACCTTCAACAGGAAAACATACCTCACATTCAAAAACAACATCAAACGATACATTAACTCCCATTACAATTGTTCCGCTGGAATAAGATATTATTTTTGTAGAATTCGGTTTTATAAATCCTTCCACTACACATTTCCCTTCAAAATGGTCAACTATATATTCTTCTATTACCTGTGTTAAATTATTACCAATTGTTACAATAGGCAATCGAATATTTCTACTAACAATTGATCTAGAATAAATAGAATTTAGTTTGAGTATCTTTTTTTTATTTTGTGATAAGGGCATTTTTTTTACGTTATTCATATTTTCCATATATTGTATATATATTTAATCTTTTAACTAATTTTTTCAATTTTATTTAATAAACATAGTGTATAATTTAAAATAGATTGCCATTTCTGGTGTTAAAAACCATTTTTTATTGTCACGTTGAATCTTATCAAAATACCGCAAAATAAATTCTTGTATTATACACAATTCTACTTGACCAATAGCTTCTTGGGTAACTTTACCACTACTGTCTTTTAAAATTCTTGTATTTTCCTTCGTATATTTTTCTTCACCAAGAATTGTATTTATCATTGTTAAGGTCTTATTTTTTCCAGATTCATCACATCTAGCACCGGTATCTCTTTTGGACAACATGTCTTTCGTTTTAAAAATCAAATATTTGTTATTTTTTTCGTAACCGATAAATCCTACAATTTTATTGTAATCACTAATTTGAAAATTCAAAATCTGTTTTACCTCTTTCGTTTCTTCGAATTCTCTCTTATCTTCTGGTTCTGCTTCGACCCATCTATTGTTCTTATCCAACATCATTATTTTTATTTTATCCAAATCATATAAAATTATCGCTTCCTTTGTGTTTTTCATTATAGTAATGCTTTTTCTCTCGAAATATTGTTTAATGATAAATTCAACTGAGTTTGTATTCAAATTTTCCAATGAATAAATATAATTCATTAAATCCAGTTTTTCTTGAAATAACAAAAACTCAATCATATGCGCAATCAAAAAATCAATTAAAAATGGTTTGCTTTCTGGATATTCTTGTGCCATTTTCCGCATTACTATACCGCAATGTTTATACCAATTATCATCACCCCTTGGTACCCTATTTTCTTTAGAAAATTCCTTGGTTAAATTAATATTTTTAGTAAACTCGTCCATTAATATTCTAGCTTTGGATGTATTTTGGATCTCTTTCACATGTTCTTTTTTCTCAGACTCTTTATTTTTCACTATTTTTATTTCTTGATCGTCACCCTCACTTTCAATAATTAGTTTTCTTTGTGGCAGAGCAACATTTGTTTCTTTTGAAATATAATCCTTCAAATCAAACCGAATCGTATTATGCTTATAATCAATCGGGATTGATCGTTCATAAATAGAAATATTTTTATCAAGGATTTCAATTGGTTGAAATAAATAATAATCACCTATATTTACGAGTCGACCATTTCTACCATATTTATCTACGATGAATTCATTATTATCTTCTATCAAAATCGTTAAAGCAGCATATATTTGAACAAATGGATATTTTTTTGGAATTTGAATTAAATCAATCAAATTATCTTTTTTATAAAAAAAACTCATCTTCATTAACATTCGTATTTTTTGTATTATCTTTTCAGAATTCATTACAATAAATTTCTCATCGTATGTATCTTCATTTATATCAGCATCAGTAATTACTTTGTTGGGTCTACATGAATAATTACATGATGCCATATAATCACATGCGGGAGAAAAGGGGACGTCGCCGATTTTAAAATCGTGGATTACCAATCCATTGGATAATTCCTGCGTGACTTCTTCATCTATACCAGCCGCCATTATTTCTTGCGTAAAATTCGTTTGATCATGATTTATTATACAATCAACAGCGGTTTCTTTCAATAATCTACTTACTTTACCAATCTGTATAGCTTTATACTCTGCGACTCGATAAACATATAAATCAGCGGACTCTTCCTCATTATTTTCAAGAATCGTGCCATACATGAAAATTTCAACGTTTCTTTTTTCAAAAGGTAAATCTTTGTGACTAAAATTACGAACAGCCCGTCCAATGATTTGTTCTATACGATTCATATTGTACCAGGGTTCCAATATATGAACTTGCCTTATAAATTTAAAATCGATACCTTCAGATCCGGCTCTAGAAATCAAAACAACTTTCACTTTATTGCCATTTATGTTGTCTTCATTGGTCAACGCTTTTACTTCATAATCATTGTTTGGAGATAATCTTGGATCTCCCGTAATCATTGAATATCTAGCAGGCATAAAATCTTTTTTATCAGAAGGAGGTTTCATAGTTCGTACATCGACCACCTCAGAAGGTCTATTTTTGAATAAAGATGATTTTACATTTTGTCCATATCTCACAAATCCCATTTCTTCTAATGCTAATGCCATGGGAATCAATCCACCATCAATATATTGTGAATAAATTAAAATAACACCATCCGCTACTTTTATATTGCTAGATTTTTCAAGACCATTTTTAATAATAATTTGATCTAAAATACATTTAATTTTTGAACTGTATGCGCCTATTTTATCATAAGAAAAAATTTTACCGTAATTATTTAATGTAGAACGTTTGTACTCAAAATCCCCTTTAAAAGGAGGTGACTTTATATCGGTAAAATCCATGACTCTTTCCAATCCTTTTTTACCAGTCAAATATTGTGGATCAATTTTTATTCTACTACCGTCGTTATCATCTTTGCCGTCTTCACCGTCTTCACCGTCTCCACCGTCTTCGCCGTCACCGGCATTTTGATTAATTTCAACAGGTTCTTCAGTTGGCCCACCCATTTCATCTTCAACATTATCATTATACTGTGTTTGAGGAATTGAATCCAAAATAGGTTTTAACCCCTCAATCGGATAAGAAATAATCAAAGATTCCAATGGTATTTGTAATAATGTATAACCAAAAGACTCCATATTTTCAAAACTGGGCATTTCTCTCACAACTCCCTTTTTCGTCGTTGTACTCATCTTTTTATTTCTCAGATTATAAATGATATATTTATAACTGCAATATTGACATTTACCACAATTTTTACAATTACCAATTTTATTCAAATAAAGGCTCAATATTCGGTTTTTATCAGTATTTTTAATTTTTTTTAAATTCATTTGATGACTCGGATATTCTATAAAAGGAAATGTGTTTTTTTTAGCAAATTCATCTGGATAGACACGATATGGAAAAGTATACGGATTTTCACCGCGAACAAATGAAATATATCCAGTTGCTTTTTGGATCAGTAATTCTTCACCGTTTTTTTTGAAATTTCCGTTTTTATCAAAAATATCTTTGACTTCAATTTTACCTCTTCTATCATTCATGTTCATTAAATTAAGTAACCATATGATTTCTTTGTAACTGTTATACATAGGCGTCGCTGATAATAATAACAAACGCATATTTTGTACTGCTTTCACTAATAACTCCAAATGAATAGCCACTTTTTTGTTTTCATTATCTTCACTTTTTCTAATATTATGAACTTCATCAATTACAATCAATCTATTTTCAAATTCATTTTTCAATTTTTGTATTATTCTTTTGTTCAATGTTATTTTGATATCACTCAACATTTGAATTTTTGTTTTGTTTCCTTGTCCTTGTCCTGGTGCTCCCTTATTTTTTTGTTCTTCTAATTCCTTCTTCATTTGTTCTCTCTTCAATTCTTCATCATAATGTATTGTTTTAATAATATAATTCGCAAATTGACCATATCCTAAAAAAATATAATAAGTATTAATCAAATTTTTAATCTGATTTACTATCTTTTCTTTTGAAATTCCCTTCATATTCATAGGGTTTACTTCTTTTAATAATTTATTTCCAACACAACCTTTTACATTCCAAACACCGTCAATCAACTTCAATTTTCTCTCATCAAATAATTGTAGCCTGAAATTATCCTGAACATTCTCCGATGCTACAATAATAATTCTTTTGGTTATGCCCATTTGTTTCATATAATCTCGCATTTCTTCACATACTCCAATAGCACTACATGTTTTTCCAGTACCCAACATATGATAAAGCAACATACTGTTATAGGGAGTTTGATAAGACAAAAAATTCTTCACAAACAATTGATGAGGAGACAACTCAAAATCCGCCTTAGAAAGAATATCAGCATATTCTTTTATATTTTTATGAATTGTACCATCATATTTTGTATCGTTAAATTCCTTTTTTTCGGCGATTTTAATATTAAAATTCGTATCATTTAAATTTGGATATAAAAACCCATTTTCATTTTCAGGTTCTTCTAATAAACATTTACGTTCAATGAATTCCTTTTTAAGTAAAAATTTATTACAATCTAGCGAAAAATGTTGTTCTTGATTATTACCGCAACTATTTTTATATTCGGTTTCTAAATTCAGACCGCGACAAAAATCTTGGGTTTTATTTGAATTTTCAGAATCTTCAACTATTAACATTTTGTTTTTTTGAATCATAATTAACTAATACGTATACTATATATTATGAATATAATCTATATTCTTCTAATACTTTATTAATATTAGTAATTAGCTTTTTTTTCTCTAAATTATAAGGTCTTATTGAATCCAAACATTCATCAAATGTTTTCCATTCCATTTTACTCACTTCAGATGGTTGAAAATTCTCCAAATTAATATCATTATCATCATTAAATACCGCCAAAAAATATTTATGTTTATAATATTTATGATTGGTTCCAATAAATATTTCTTCAAAAGGGATTACATTTTCAACAATTGTGATATTATTTCTAGAAATTCCAGTCTCTTCTTCAAATTCTCTTAAAGCACACTCCAAATCTTTTTCCTTGTAGTTTCTTCTACCTTTTGGAAACTCCCATTCAGTTTCATGCCATTTTGTAGTGCTATTTTCGAGTAAATCTTGTAATACAATTTTTTCATTGCCAACCATAATTCCATTTTTGATCAAATCGAATTTTTTACAGCACGAGTATTCCTCATTTTTGTATTGAACGTTGTATACATCTCCCCACATTTGCTTCCATAATTTGTCAAAACTGGTATTAATCAATCTATCTTTTTCAGAAATCGACATTTCATCAATAATATTTTGAATCTGATTTATGTTATGAAATATATATTTTCCTCGCATGAAATCGATGAACCCGAAACTATCTTTTCTTCGAATCATTAAATATTTTATACTACCATTCTTGGTTTGTGTAAATAAAATTATACCATAACTTATGATAGGCAATTTACATTGATTGTATTGATGCCCTGGTTTACCACAATTATTACAATTATTACAATTATTTAAATTTTTATTATTCATTATACTTTTAACACTATATGTTAAAAGACGGTTCTTTTTATATCATTTTACTGTAATGGCAAATCTTGATCCAAAAATATGGGGACCAAAATATTGGTTTTTTTTACATACAATTTCATTATCGTATCCGAATTTTCCAAATACAATTACAAAAAAAAGGTATTATGAATTGATTCAGAATATGCCGCAATTTATTCCTGTAGAAGAGATCGCAACTAATTTTAGTAAATTGTTAAATGAATTTCCTGTACAACCTTATTTAGATAATAGAGAATCTTTTATTAAGTGGGTATGGTTTATACATAATAAAATAAATGAAAAATTAGAAAAACCGATTATTACGTTGAATGAATTTTACGTAAAATATTATGATGAATATAAACCAAATAATGTTAAATTGTTGGAATACTATAAAATAAAACAAAAAATAATTTATATTATAATTATTATTTTTATTTGTAGTATAATATATTATCTGTACGATAAATAATTTTATAGTCAATATATAGGAAAACAACAAATGAAAATTACTGATAAAAAATTAGGTGGAAAAATGCTCGCTTCCGGGGGATTTGGGTGTATTTTTTCGCCGGCTTTAAGATGTCACGGTTCGAAAAATCGTAAAAAAAATGGTGTTAGTAAATTAATGACTAGTAAAAATGCTAAAGACGAATTTGCGCAATTATCTATTATTAAAAGCGAGTTGGATAAGATACACAATTATAAAAATTTCTTTCTCATTGATAATTTTTCAATATGTAAACCAAATAAATTAACACACAGTGATCTTGAAAATTTTGATAAATGTTCGGCCTTGAAGATTGATAAAAACAATATCAATGAAAGATTGGATGATTTATTGGCTATTAATATGTTATATGGAGGTATAACATTAGGTGAATTTATCGTGAATAATAAAAGTTACGTGAATTTGATTGTTTTAAATAATAAGATGGTCAATTTACTGCTACACGGTATATTACCTATGAATAAAATGAATATATATCACAATGATGTAAAAGATTCGAATATTTTAGTAGATATTGGTGATGATATTGGTGGTGATATTGGTGGCGAGACACTTGATGAGAATGAAAAAAATATCACTATCAACAATACTAGAGTGAGAATTATAGATTGGAGTTTGACTATTAAATATAAGCCTTTCGAAAACCAACCCTTTCCAAAAAAATGGCGCAATCGCCCTTTACAATTCAATATTCCTTTTTCTGTTATTCTTTTTACAGATTTATTTTATGATTCATATTCTGGATTTTTACGTGAAACTTATTCCATACCAAACAAAGATCAACTGTATATTTTTGTGAGAGATTATCTATATTCTTGGATCAAACAACGAGGATGGGGTCATTACAAATACATCAATAAAATTATGTACATGCTATTTATTCATGACATTGATGATAATGTGAGTAATCTTGAAATAGAAGATCAAAAAGTCTATATACAGCAAAATTACACAGACAAATATATTATAAATTATTTGGTAGAAATATTAATCCATTTTACTTCATATAAAAGTGACGGAACATTGAATATGAGAAATTATCTAGACAGTGTTTTTATTCATATTGTTGATGTATGGGGATTCGTTAGCGCGTATTTACCGTTATACGAATTATTTTTTGAAAATTATGATAAACTAACAAACGCCCAAATGATACTGCTTAAAAAGTTGAAAACCATTTTTTTGAAATATTTATATGAACCTAGAATTGAATCAATCAATATTGAAAGTTTAGTAAATAGTTTAATTAATATGAATTTAATTATGGATTTTGAAATAATCAATCAACGTAAAACTAATAAATTAAGTAGTTTTAGAAAAAAATACAAGAAAACAACATCCAACAAAACAACGTCCAAAAAATTTACCATGAAAAACAAGAAATTTATACGACAGTAAAAAATAAAAATATTTAGATATATTATTATGTTCTCGGCAAAATTTGAGAAAATCTGCACTCCAGCCAAGCTTTACTTTGTTTTAGCTGTACTTAGTATTATAGTTGGCATGATGAATGGTATCCACGTCATGGCAATTTTAGGCAAACTACTTTTTGCTGTTGTTTTCACCTACTTCTTATCATGGTTGTGTAAAAACGGATTAAAACCACTTTCATGGTTTTTGGTTTTACTACCTTTTATTGTCATTTTATTGGTTATGTTTGGTCTATATGATATGGGTAAAATGAACAATAAGAAAATGCCTCCAGTTATGATGTCATCTTAAACACTCTTTCTATTACATGTTCGGGTTTGTAAACGCTACTACTTTTAATTGATAATAAGTACATCTTTGGGTTTAAAACTATGATACGCAAAATTGTAGAAAAAATAAGCAGTTGGACTCACAATTTGCGGTTTCGTTTTCAACGACAAATTATCAATAATAATCTGATTATGTGATATTCCTTCCAAAACCGCAAATTTGAATTGATTCTCATTACTTTGAGCCGTTTTCCAAAAACTTATTTTGAATCCTTGAATAAATAACCGTTCTCCTTCTTTGTCATTTTTATCAAAATTATTGATCGACGCAAAACAAGACAATATTTCGACATTTTTCTCATAAAACACGCATGTTTTTCTATAAAAATACGCACACAAAATGACATCATCTTTCATTAAAACATAAGAATAAATATTCTTTGTTTTGATCAACTCAATAATATTTGCGACTTCACTATTTATCACGATCTTAAAATGAGCTTTACTTGTAGTTCGAATAAAATCGTACAAAAAATGAAAATTATGCGCATTGATTTCCAAGATTGTATACATAGCAGGTAAATCATATGGTTTATTCCAATTCTTCATAGAAAACCCATAAGTGGAATAGAGACACAAAGGTACAATTCCAGTCAACTCATCTTCTCTCTTAAATAAACTAACAACAATTTTTTTATTCAAATGTCGTTGATTGTAGTGATGAGTCTGTATCATTTGTGGCGCTATCCCTTGTTTTCTATATAATTTATCTACGCATAAATAATCCACGTAGTAAGCGTCAAAGGAAGAATCCTTCTCTCCTTTATTTATTGAAACATGTATTGGACGAGATGTTATTGTTCCAATAATTCGCCTTTCCTCCAAAGTGGTATTTGTTTTTACATCCATAATCAATTCTGGTTGAGTATAAAAAGAAATAAATGGTTTATCATTATGTCCTTTGAAATACGGAGATACATTTTCCAATGATGGCATGAAAACATTGTCTTTATTTTGTAAATAATTGAAATTGATAAAGTGAACAAAACGCTGAAGCTGATGGTCTGATGTCTTTTCGTAATAAAATGTTTCAATGTCTTTGAAGTTGGTATATTTATTTTTTTGAGGTAATTCATGTTCTATAATTCCGGGTGGAAATATCAAGTATCGAATATCGTACAAATGGAAAACTGGTTGAATCAACCAAAAACCATATTTTAATTTAATATAAGAATAACATATAAACAGGATAATCACGATAATAATAAATATATATGAAATATATTCATACATATTTATTGGATGGTTTATTTATGATAGTAAATAACTCATTTTATTTCAAGTCAGTGTAGTAGGTTCAATTAGGTTTCATGAAAATATATAAATATTGATATTCATAACCTACTTTAAGGAGATCAATTTTGCCTTGAATAATGAATCCGGCGTCTTGTGCGAAATTGATAATGTCTCCTAAATCATTCATATATAGAACATGTTCCTGTTTTCGGACTCTACCATCATTAAATTTGAATTTTTCATCAAATATAGCTATATCTGGTGATGTTTCATTTATTTTAAAATTAGAATTGTAAATAAACTGATCAAAATTTATCTTGGTTTTAGTAATTCGCTCTTTAGCGTATTTTTGAGGAGAAACGATGTATAATGGATTTCCTGGAGGTAGAATAGGATCGAATTTGTATTTGTCTACAAGATGAACAATTAAATATCCACCTGGTTTCAACCATTCCATACAATTATTGAAAAATTGTTGCTTGTTCTCTAAATAATAAATAGTAAAATACAAACATAATATATGGGTAAATGTATTGTAACCAAAACTGTCTCGGTTCAGAACATTCGTAAGTTGAAAATTTAGATCAGGATAATTTTCCACTGCTTTTTTAATCATAGCAGGAGAATTATCGATCCCTAAAATTTCGACACCTGGGTTTGCGGCAAATTTTGCTACATGATGACCTGTTCCACAACCAACGTCGAGAACGATTGTCTTTGTATTTGGTGAATTTTGATTTAATATCATGCCGACCTCGTAATCATTTTTCACTTGATTGAATACTAAATAATCATAAATAGAAGCATAGAAATCATCATATATATCTGGACCCTTTTTGAAAAGAAAATCTTGTTCTTGAATAAAGCCTTCTTTATTGCTGCTGCGACGTTCTATTTCTTTGTTTGCTGATTTAAAAACTACGACTATAATCAATAAGAGAGATACAAAAAGCAATAGTTTCCCGAAATTGGATAATTTATTATATAAATTTGTAATGGATTTAAAATTCATCTATATGTATTGTTGTTATTTTTTTTGTGCAAATTTTATTATATGTTGGAAGATTCTGAAATAAATGATATTAGACAAATCACGGAATTCAAAGGGATCACTTTTTCAAAATTCAAAAAATCCGATGTTAAAAAAGAATTACTAAATAGTTTAATACAGTCAAAAATAGAACCTTCGTGCTATTGGAGCGCCGAATTAATTTGCGCTGGACATTTTAGTGATCTTTGGGACATTATACTCCATTTTTATAGTAAATATATTCATTTAGGTAATCCTAAAATTGCTATTTATTTGGAATTAAGAATCAATAATTTTAAACAAGTCATCATAAATGGATATACTAGTGATGAATTGAAATTAAGAAACAACGGGAAAGTACGGAAATTGTTTTGTGAAATTATGTGTGTACTTTGTGATGCTAAACGTAAACATAGTTTCAATGACATTAAAATTAGAAAAGGGGATTTTGATATGATTCAAATGAACGAGCGCCTTAAAGCACCAGCTATACATTACGGTAACGAAGTCTTTATGAAAGAAGATCCAAAAGAATTATTTGTTGCGGTGAATGAATTAGCGTATAGTATATCAGAAGATTCGCGGAATATTATTGAAAGCTGTTATTGGATTGAATGGATTCTTGAATTTGAAACAATTTGTAAAAATAAAAAACAGCAAATGAAGTGTGAGCGAAGGAGTAATATTCCAGTTGACGCAAAATACCAAAAAGATATGATATGGATTGTATGGGATTTGTTTTTAAAAAAAACGGAAAATATGGCTCTAATTATTCAAAAAATTATTCGTTCTCTTTTGACGTTGTTTACTTTGAAATACAATGGTGGATGTAATAAAAGAAGAAGGTATATATTGTACTTTGTAGTGTCGCTTTTATGTGAAAATATTAGTTTACAAGAAGAAATAATGAGAGAAGATCAGAAAGCAGTAGTAGGAAATATTGTCAAAAAAATCGATTCAATTTATAAGGAGATCAAAAAGAATGAGGAAACGCCGGGAACAGACTATTTGTTCAATAATGTTAAAGCATCGAATTTAGAAAAAACAATTGAACAATTGGAAATGATGGATACATTTGGAGAGAAATTTATACCCCGGGTATAAAAATAATATGTGTATTTTATATAAAAATGAAGAAAATAGCGCGAACCCCGAAATCGCCAAAATCGTCAAAATCGCCAAAAACAATGAAAAACAGAGCCAATGGAACTACCAACATGGTAATAAGAAATTTTCAAAGAGAGATCACCGTTGAGTTTTTTGAAATTATTTTAATGATTAAATTGTATCATTGGAAAACATATAGTTATTCTACTCATAAAGCAACAGATAGTTTATATTCAAATATGAATGAGAACATGGATAAATTTATAGAAGTTCTTTTAGGGAAGACTGGTATACGTATCGATCTTACAGATAATAAAAATATTCGATTATATGATTTTGATAATATGAATGCTTTTGTTAATAAAATTAAAGATTTCAAAAGTTATTTAGTTGATTTGACTAATAATAAAGCAATAAAGTTAATGTCAAATACTGATTTATTAAATATTCGTGATGAAATATTAGGTGATTTAAACCAATTTCTTTATTTACTTTCATTCAAATGAAATGCTGCTGCGAAATTATAATAAAATTAAATTATATATTTTTATTATAATATTTAATATAACTAGTAATGGATACGAATCAATCAAATGATTTAACAGCATCAATAATGAAAACTCTTAGTCAATCTAATGATACCGGGGTTGACTCTAGTCTCAGTGATAATACAACATCATATAATTTGTTTGATTATTTTAAATCATTTTCATTATTCACATGGTTTTTAATTATTATAATTTTAGCATTACTTGGCTTGAATATTTTCGTCTATTTAGCAAAAGGAACACAGGGCGCAAGTAATTTATTAAAAGAGGTTTTGAAATATTTTGGGTTGGTAAGCAGTGAAGTTGTCAGCAATACCGCAGTGGGTACTAAAACTTTAGTAGATACAACAACAGATGCGGTTATTCGAGGTTCTAATAGTGTTAAGGGAAGTTTAACAAATTCGGGAACTCCAATTCAACATTCTATTCCTCAACAACACAACGCTGACAATGATCTTATGAGAAATAAAACGTTGAATACAATGTTGAATAAATCGAATGTCGTAGAAAATAACAGTAAAGAATATCAAGCTGATGATACAACCAGTAACATTCAGAAAGGACCCTCAAAATCAGGATATTGTTATATTGGCGAAGATCGTGGATTTAGGAGTTGCGTTTATGTAAATGAAAGTGATCAATGTATGTCGGGGGATATTTTTCCGACAAATGAAATATGCGTTAATCCTTCTTTGAGAGTGTAAAAACATAGTTCGTTTATTATGAATTATTTTTTTTTGAAAATTAATTTTAATTTATATAAGTATAAATGGCTCCGACACCCGCACCGACTCCCACACCGGAAACTATGCCCACTTTAGATGCAACTCTTGTAAGTAAAACTATTGTACCATCTGTTACTAATCTGTATTTAGGCCCAAATACATTGATTAAAAATACAGATAATGGTGGTGTTCAAACTACATTACCAATTGTTACTTCTAACGCAATTTATTGTAATGACTTGAATATTTTACCAGGATCAACTTCTAGTTATATTTTGAAAGCAGATAATTTAAATATTGATATTAATGGTAATTTAACAAAAGTTGGAACTATTACATCTACTGGTAATAGTAGTTTTACCGGTTCAGTAAGTGCCGGCTCATTATCTACAACAGGTTCATTATTAGCAAATAGTGTTACTTCTACAAATGGTTTTACCACAACAAGCGGTGATTTCACTACAACAAATGGTACTGTTTCAACCAAAGAACTACAAGTTTCAGGTACAAACCTAAGTGTTGATAGTTTAGTAGGTACTCTTAATCTAAAAGGAACATTAACTTCAACCAATGTAAGTATTGGAAATCAAACAAGTGTATTCCAAATTGATAGTTCAACAGGAACTTTGAAAACTCAAGGTACTATCACAGCAGCAGGTAATATTTCTACAACTGGTAGTGCTGCTATTACTGCTGCCGGTGCATTAAATGGTGCTTCATTGAATATTTCTAGTAATGCATTCAAAGTCGATAACTTGGGCGCTCTTACTGCAACTAATTATTCGATTGATAAGGATGGTAATGTTACAAACAATGGTAATTTAAATACTAAAGGTTCTGTTAAAATAGCTAATGAAAAATTTATTATCGATATTGATGGTAATATTTCAAAATCTGGAACTATAAATTCAAAATCAATTGGTGTCACTGGTTCTCTCACTACAACTGAGGGTATTAATATTGGCAGTAATAACACAATCGTCTTATCCAATAACGGTTCATCTTATTTTACAAATTCAGTGAACTTGGGTGCGACTCCAGCTTCTGGTTCATCTTACCCTATTATGTTGAACGCTACAGATGGCAAAGCCAGTTTTGCTTCTAATAAAGCTATTATAAATAGTGATGGATCTCTTAGTTTATTAAATGGCGCAATGTTACTTAATAGTGATGGCGTTAAACTAGGTGTGAATTCAACAAATGGTACCACTACAAATAAAATTGAATTGAACTCAAGTAGTGGAAATGCTATTTTTGCTGGTACTGCTAGTTTTGCAAATAATAATATTATATTAACTAGTAACGGCAGTGCTACTTTTGCTGATTCTATTACCGCAAATGGTAAATTAAATATACTAGGATTGACAACATTATCAAATGGGCTTAATGTCACAGGTGCGTCTGGTTTAAATGGTACAGCCACAATTAGCGGACTTTTATCAGCCAATGGAGGTATATCTGTCGCAACCAATAAATTCAATGTTGATATTAGCGGAAATACAAATGTTGCTGGTACATTATCGGTTGCTGGAGCTGTAACAGCAAATTCTACATTATCTGTCACTGGAGCTGTAACCACAAACTCTACATTAAATGTAACCGGCGCTGCAACATTGTCTGATTCATTAGCAGTAACACGTGATTTATCTGTCAATACTAATAAGTTTATTGTTAATGCTGCTACTGGAAACACAACAGTTGGCGGAAATTTACGTGTTACAAGTGATGCTTATTTTTCTAACAGTCAAATTCAATTAAAGGACGATGGCTCAGTGTATGCTAAAAATTATTTAAAAACTGATTTTGCCGTTACTAACTACACTCCTAATGATGCGTCAAATGACACAACAACTATTATACCAGCAAATGGTGTTTTCAATTCTACAACAAATAAATATTTAACCACACAAGAATATGTCGATAAAGCAATATTTAAACAAGCCACACGTCTGAATTTAATCACGAAGGATATGGATGTACAACTTGCTAACTTCAACAATTTTTCAAAAATATTGGCTGCGATGGAAGGTGCTGACGGTATGAATCCTTTAACAACCTTAAATGGTATAATAGATAATGTTGAAGACGTTAAAGTATCTATATCTGATCTTTTGAGTGGTGGTTACAATTCAATCTTAGTAAATTGTGTTCCAAGTATATGGGGTGATGGTGCTGCTCCTGAACTAATACCTACGCCTATCAGTAATCTTTACAAAGAAGACGGATGGTTTTACGGTAATATGTCTCTTCAAAGTAAAATAAATTGGTACTTGCCATCTTATAGTGGTATGAAAATAAAAGATATTACAAATTTATTCATGAATAACTTTTTGTTATCTACAACGAAAATACCTAAAATTACTATTTTTACTGCTCCAAAAAATGATAGCACTGACACAGTACCTGGTGTTTTCAATGCTAAAATTGAATATTATTTTTTTGATCCAACACCTACTTCAGTAACAGCAAAAAAATCTTGTTTATACCTTATCAAAAGTCCTAAGAATAGTTACAGTGATAAATCGAATGATTTTAAATGTACATATTCAATTACTTCAAATGGAAGTAATTTACCTGTACAAACCACATTTAATACATCTACAACATTTTCAAATAGTTTTGATACTACAATAGTTAAAGGTGAAGATAATATTTTAACTTTTGCTATAGAAACACGTGAAAGTAGTATTAAAGATTATATGTTTATTTTACAAAATTTCAATATTACTACTCAGAATGGTACTACACAAATGTTGTTTCAAAATTCTTCTGTAGCAAATGATTATTTATTTAAATATTTCTTCAAACAACATACAGATTTTTCTGATGTTTCTTTAGATAGTAATAATGTAGTGGATAAAGATAATTACAATGGTTATGTATCTGGTATTCTAGGTAATTCAATATATCCTACTTCATCTGTAAAAGCGGTTAGTCCTGAAAGTCATATTGTAAACACAACGTTAAAACTAAATGGTATTCCGATTACTTACGATAACCAAATATTATTATTTGAATCAAATATAACAAGTGTTCCATTAACTTGTAATTTAGAAAACAAAAACGATAAAGTTAAAATTGTTACTGGTCTTAATACATTAGTTGACGCTCAAGGCGATTACACCGGAAATGTAATGTTGGTTTCAGGTGATAATTTTTTTACTCTAACTGTAACAGATCAAGCAAATGACCATTCAAAACAAGCTAGATTTTGTGCTCATGTTAAAAGTAATGATGCTAGATTAAATGCTGTTTCGATCAATAGTACACCAATTACTCTTACTGCTGGAACAATTCCTTCTAATACCAAAAAAACTGTACCAGCTGGAACCACTAGTGTTAATGTTAGTGTAACAACAAAATCATCACTAGCAACTTTTCAAGTTATTGGAAACACTAACCTATCAACAGGAGATAATACAGTAACAGTTAAAGTTGTTGCTGAAGATAGCACTGTCTCAAACAATACTTTTGTTGTACATGTTTTATCGGATGATACAAGTCTCACTACTTTCACAGTAAATGGCGGCACTGTTTCAAATGGGTCAATGGTTAGTCTAAACGCAGGAACAACATCTGTTAGTGTTGTAGCAGTACCTACAGCTCAATCATCAGGGGCATTTACATCCATATCAGGTGTATCTGGTTTAGTTGAAGGAGACAACACATTAGCTGTTACAGTTACTGCAGAAAGCGGTACAGTAAAAACATACAATGTCACTCTACATGTTTTAAATAACAATAGTGGTCTTGCTTCTATAACTATAAATGGTACTAGTGTAGATTTGGGTGTTTCACAATTCACATTTTTGTCGACGACAACCAGTGTCAATGTAGTAGCAACTCCCGTTTCATCCAAATCAAGTGTAGAGATCACAGGAACTACAAGTAATTTACAAGTAGGTTCAAATGTAATGAATGTTAAAGTAACAACAGAACAAGGAACCCAACGGACATATTCTTATACATTATACAAACAATCAGGTGATACAATTTTAACTAGTGTTTATATTGGTAATCAATCATTAAATTTTGTTAATGATCAAGCAACCATTACTTTAAGTAATTATACACCAGTTTCATCTATTGCTCTAACAACAACTGCTCATGATTCAAAATCAGTTCTTACATATACATTAAACAGTCTTCCTGTTACATTATCGTTAGGTACTATTAATGGTTTAGTTTATGGTACTAATATTTTAACTATTACAGATACAGCCGAAGATGTTAATGTTCAGAAAACATATACTGTTACTATTAACAATTTTACAAATAATCCTGATTTGAGTCATTTAACCGCGACATACAGTGATTATCCTGTAGTTGATCTTCTTTCTAATACGAGTGTCTTCCTCGGTAATGGTTTAGGTGCATCAGTTGATGTTACTATTCTTGCTGAACCTGTAGATTCACATTCGAGTGTTACTATAGACGGAGTTGTAGGTTTAAATAAGACAATTACTGTAACAAATGGAAGTAGTCGCAGTGTAGCAGTTGTAGTAACTGGTGGCGATGGAACCACGTTAAGAACTTATAATGTATCGTTTTCATTGCCTAGCTCGGGATCTTCTGATAATAGTTTATCAAAATTTAGTTATGCTACTAGTGATTCAGTATATAATTTAGGTTATAATGATACAATTGTTGATTTAGATGAAAATGATCTAACAATTCATACTATTACAATCAACAGAAATACACAAGGTGTTATTTATTTTACCGTAATCCCAAATGATATTACAACTGCGTCAATCAAGTATACAATACCTGTACAGGATAGAAGTGAAGTAATTACACTCGCTGCAAATAGTTTACCTGCGGATACGCTTCCAGAAGACTATTATGGTTTTGGTTATTTCGCAAAATATGGTTGGTCTAATACTATTACTGTTGAAATAACCGCTCAAAATGGTAATGTAAATACATATCATATAAATATTAATATGCCTACTCTGTCAACAGCAGCACCATATTTAACAAGTACAAGTTATTTAAATTATGTTAATACAAACGGAATAGGTTCTGATAATTATTACGTCGATGAAGCGATTACTTTCGGAACAAACAATAATTTATATATGGTTACTTTAGTGTCAAAAACAACCATGGATTTGTATAACAGAACTGAAAATGGAACATACGCTTTTACTTATAATGATAACGATGTAATAAAACATTATAAAAATAGGGATGTAATATGTCTCATATACAACGGTAGTAATTGGAAACATTCTTCTTATAAAAGTAATACTATTAAATATCCAATAGCTGTGCTTTACTTGTCTTCAAGTATTGAAAATAAATATGTTACACTAAGTTATAAACCAGTTTACAGTAACGATAATAGTATAATTTTTACTGGGCTTAGTTGTTCAAATTACTTAGAACAAAAATCACAATATGGTGTGCTTTCCGGAAATATAGATTTCAAAACTTATAATTCAGGTCAGAGTTATACATTATTTATCCAAAATTTTAACGATTCGATATTTCAGAGATTTAGTGTTACACTAGCTAATCAAGAATATGTACCATTCGATAACACCCTAAGCAACTTTTTAGGTTATGATACAAGTTATCAATATAAAAAAGTACAATTTATTAATAATATCAATTTAAATAATAGGGTTAATTCAGTTTATTATCTAAAAGAAGAACTTTACGGAAGAAAACTACACATAATTGCTCTTTTAAATTATAAAGATAATTATCGCGCAGTATATAACCTATTAAGAGCCTATGATACTAATGGAACAACAATATTGAACATTGATAATATTGATTTCGCAAATGTAGTTCTGAATGGAACAACCTTGGAATTTACAACCTCTACTGGTGATAAATTTGTAAATAAAAACACTGACTGGAGTCCAATTACTAGTGTTAATAATAATACATACTATGATATTAAAAAAGTAGTTCCTCCTAATTAAGGTGACTTTGATAGTATAGCATTTATTGGAGCAAATGCTGAATATTCTGTGTGGTCTACTAGTAAATTTTTTCAACCTAGTGAATTAGTTGGTAATACTTTCATATTTCCTTCAAATATTGTAAATTATTTTGCAAAAGTAGGGGTAAAAATACTGATTCTACTCTCTCTGTAAATGGAGATCTATATTCAAAAATCTCTCTGTTTCACGTAGGTCCATATAGTCTACAACTTGGCGAACCTAAAAATTTTACTGTTTATATAATAGATCAAAATGGAACTAAATCTTCTGATGTTGTATTTACACTAAAACGAGCTAGTCCAAATGAAACAACAAATGTACCTTTCGTATAATTCAATAATTTAATATTTTCAAATCACACATTAAAAATATTAAAAAACAGAAGCATGAATAGTTTGTATACCATTACTGTTGTAAATATAATGCATTTCTACTGTACTATTTATTGGTATAATTAATATATTAGTTCCTTTTGGAGCAAAAAATATACTATAAATAGTTACAGGAGATAATATTTTTAATTCACTACCTGTTTTATTTAAAATCATCATTTCTTGATAATTATTACTATTAAATAATGATTCTTGTAAAATGTATGTTCCATCTGGATTCACATTTGAATCATCAATAATTAAACGAATAATTGAATTAACTCCATTTTCTCCTTTTGGACCTTGTAACCCTTGCGGACCAGTGACACCATCGCGCCCAGGCAGACCTTGCGGACCAGTGACACCATCGCGCCCAGGCAGACCTTGCGGGCCAGCGACACCATCGCGCCCAGGCAGACCTTGCGGACCAGTGACACCATCTCTTCCTGCTACGCCTTGTAACCCTTGTTTTCCTTGTAGGCCAGCGACACCGTTGACACCATCGCGCCCAGGCAGACCTTGTGGACCAGTAACACCATCGCGCCCAGGAAGGCCTTGTGGACCAGTGACACCATCGCGACCAGGAAGGCCTTGTGCTCCTGTAGCTCCATATTGTCCATACGATCCTTGCTGTTGTCTAGTGATACCATTACCACTATTTTTTTTAACAACCTCATTATTATAAACCACTACATTGGAGGGAGGCGATGAATTCGTCGAGAGAATCGCCACTATGTATATATCAAGCGGTCCTTTAGTCAAATTTTCCAAAATAGTTGTATACGTACTCGTATAATCTATTTGTTTATACAAAACATTGTTCACAAAAATCTTGAATTTATTAGCAGGAATACTATTATTCGGAATCGTCCAAACTAGTTGAACACTATTTACGGTAGAAGAAAGAATGGAGAGCACAGGCGTGGACACTTGAATAGCGCTCTTCAAAAATTTATAATTGATCGGCCATTTATCTGTGCTATTGTTCATCGTTCTTCGCGTTTTAGGATACCATGTTTGTATACGAGGATCCCAATACAACTGTTGAATTGGGCCAGGAACATCCGAATCAGACGTAGGATGATAATTGGGCTGAACAGGCGATTCTTTCACTTCTCCAGTACATGGATTTTGATACGTGCCACATATTAAATTACCCCCATCTTTATACGTTAAATTAGGACACTTTGGATCAACAATTTGAACAACTGGTTGAAAAGGCCCTGCTGGATTAACCGGAGTTCCCGGTGTAATATCATTAATTGGATACTCGACATAACCAACTCTTTTCAAATTCGAAACATTCGGATTCGTGTATGTTTCAGTTTGTGTTGCCCACGATTTTGTTCTATTTACCCACAATCCTTTTGCTATTTGAGAATACCGTTGATTCTTCGTCAAATTTGAACTATTCTTCTTGTATTGTAACACATTACCTTTCTTTATTTGCGCAGCCCTTTGATATATCAAAGGATCGTATCCTCCGTCATTCAACGTTGTGCCCTCTGTATCAGAACTACATCTATTTTCAACACGAAACCAAGCTCTTGGAGGAACCGGCAAATAATTACAATTATATAAATTAGTCATTACGTAACTATTATAATTATATATAATTAATTTTATGTATAATTATATATTCGCATTCGGGTTTTATTCACGGATTGAAAGTATCACTTGTCCCATTGAAAAACCATCGTAAAGACAAATAATTCGATTTTTTCATGTTGATTCCGTCTGATCCAACCATTTTCGTGTTGGGTCCTTTTTCAATGATTCGTTGAACTCCAGCAGTTCCTAAAGCATAATTATAATACCATAAATTAGAAATATATCCGTCAAAACCACCATTCATTCCTACATAAACATCTCCATAATTTTGTTTAGGCACACTGGTCAATTCAATGCTTCGTGTGATTGTACCATTGATAAAAACATCCAACGTCTTATTTTGACATCGAACAATAACATTTACCCATTTATTCAATGGAATATCAGGAATTTTTATTTCCTCATTAATCACATTAAAAGTATTCATTACAACAACTAAAGTATTCGAATTGGGTGCTAAATACAAGCCGGGAGCATTATTTGGAAAATTCAATCCATTTTCAGCTAAATTACTATTTCCTTTGTAGAAAATATGTTTGTATTGATTTTCTAAATATTGTAGATTATTGATAAAAATCCAAACCGACCAAGTAAATTCTAATCCATCGTTCGCATTAATGGATCTATAAATAGTGACAGCTCCTTTATCTGCCGGATCTTGCGGGAAAATAATACTTTGTTTAGCATCTACCATTCCATTAATAAGTTTGGGTGAATTAGTTGGAGAGAAAAAGTATCCCAAAACCGAAATACCGACTCTCAGCAATATAATAAAAGCAAAAATCACGATTAATAAAAAAACAAATTTGGAAACCAGAGTATTCGAATTTAAAAAGTCGGTATACGAAACAGAATTTCCTTTAGTTGTTGAAAATGAATTATATCCTGAGCCTGAATTATCACTCATTTAATTATATATAATAACTAAATAAGAAAAAAATATGTGTTAAATTGTAACACTACTTTGTGTTGTCCCATTTTCAATTAATGAGATTTGAAGTTGATAAGCATTCAAGAAATTGGTAAACATATTGCCACCATAACCTCTGACATAAATATTGTAAACTTCTTGAGGATTCAAAGCAGTTGGATAAAACTGAAATTTCGAGGTCCAACCATTGAAACCACCTGATGGTGTAACGTAAACATTTGCGTTGTTATTAACGTTAGCTACACCTGGTAATAAACATGTGCGAACTAGTTTACCGTCAATATAAAGATCCATTGATCTACCATATACACTAACGACTAAATTAACCCATTTTTGAATAGGAACGTTTGCTACGGAACATTTGTGAACAATTGTATTACCACCATTGGTTGGGGTTTGATTTACACCTGGAAAACATCCTAAATAAACATTTAAATTGTTTTCAACTGCGCCTAAAACTACTGCTGGACAAGGATCCATGCCGTTGATATCATCGATTGACCCGGAGGACCCAGGGGACCCAGGGGACCCGGTGGACCCGGAGACCCCAGTAGAAGTCGCGCTACTAGGAGATCCCATTCTTCCAAAAATTACTTTTGGACTGCCGTAGCGATAATTGAAATCATTTACATAAAACCAAATTGAATACGCAAAATTACTGGAAGGTATATTTGAACCATTCGTTGCTAAAGAAGAAGCATTGATGGTACTCATATTTTGTCCATTTTGTAAATTTTGTAATGTATACGGGTCTCTAAAAACATAATAAATAAACATTATAATCAAAACAATAATAATCACTGTTACAATAATACCTAAAACACCCATTTGGATTGTATACTATACATTTAGAAATTTTATAGTTGTAATATGAAAAATAAAAATACCAAATCAATCAGAAACAACTTTATTATTGTAAAGATGATTAATATTTGAAATAGTCAAAGGATTCTTAAAGTAGATGACATTCGCAATTCCTCCGTTGATTCCACCATCTGTACCCGCAGTAAGAGTATCAAATTTCATATAAGGTATAACTTCAATGGAAGATTTGACTAATTCTCCATTTAAAAATACATCTAAAGTACCTCCATTGTAATTGATAATTATGTTATTCCATTTTTGCAGTAAAAAATTACGATTTACATAGATGATACGATCGCCATTATCATCAAAATCTATCATTGTAGTGTTTTCACCTTTTTTAGAGAGTTTTTTCTGATCCATTGTAACCATAAGAGTATTGATATCTCCTTTATAAAGAATGTTGGGTTTACCACCATAGTTCAACAATGACGTATATTTTGTATAGTTCGGATTTGTGTTTGGTGGACTCGATTCAACAAATACCCAAAAAGAAATAGCATATTGATAATCGAAGTTTGTGTTATTGTCATTTAATTTTTCGTAATTGGCGAGAGTAATAAGATGATTCGTATTGATCGGTTTTTCCAATAATATTTTTCCATTTTGTAGGCTTAATTTCCTTTGCGTTAATGGTATAACATATAAATACAAAACAAGCAAAACGATTACACCTACCAAAACAATATATGTAGCTCTTGAATTTTCGTTATATTCTCTCGTGAACGTTTTCATGATCGTGTCAATTATTCCATAAAATAAACAAGGTATGTACAAAATGAGATTGAATATTAAATCAAAAAAAGAGTTTTTTCCTCTGTTCAATTTGTCTGACGGTGTTTTAACAAAAATTACTTTATAGATTAATGTCAATACTGTCACCACGAGAATCACGTTTAATAGGAGATTAGGTATACTAGATTTACCAGAATATTGATGAATATTATAAACAATAAAAGCGATTATTATACCTGAAATAGTAATACCAAATAGTACCAACAATGCTTTTTTGAATATGGTTAAATTGGAATCTAGTGCCGCTGAAGAAGCATACGATGCGTTTGAAAACATGTTAGAAATCAGCAAAATGCTCCATAAAATACAAACAATCAATATAAAAATGAAAGCCACATAGTTTTGTGCTTCTTTTTTGTTCTCTTTATTGAAAAAACCATGTGGATACGTTGTTATTACAATTGTAATAATGATTAGAAAAACGATGAAAGCAATGGAACCATAGAGAGAAAAATTAGAAATGTTCGCGATATTTTTGGCGGACGAATCACCGATTCCAGGTAATGTAAATAATACAATCAAATACAACAATCCAAAAACGGCCAAAATGATGGATAGAATCCCCGAAGTACCGAAGGATTGTTGAATGAATCCCCCTGGATTTTTCGAATAAAAGGTAATACAAATTGTAATGAAACAAAATAATAGAATCATCATTTTAATTCTCTCGTAACCAATATTAAAATCTTTCAGATAATCTGACGACAATGATTTATAAAACAAAAAACAGGATAACAATACATTAGGGAAAATGATAAAAGGTGCGTAAGAGCTATTGTTCAAAATGCTATTTGGTAAAAGCAAAAAGAAAAGAATCAAAGAAATAGTGTATAAAACAACAAAAGAGACGTTTTGTATTTGATTAAAAAGGCTTAATAAATCCTTAAAATTGGGCAGGAAAGTAAAACATAAAATAAGGATCACAGATATAAAAGTAAAAATAATGAAAACGTCGCGTGTTGCGCTTTCGTGTGACTTTGGTTTATCAGAAGATAACGGATTTTTCGGATTTTTATTAAAAATTAATACAAATATTACTATAATTAGAAAAATGATCACAGATAAAAACCCATAAAATGAAGTTGGAGAATTTATTTTTTCTAAATTTGATAATGTTGATGATTTTATTTTGTCCATAATATAATTATATATTTATTTATATTATAAATTTATACCAGTGAAGATTTGAAACCGCATACCATAGGGAGTGGCTATGGTTCAAACTGTAACTGGTAACTGGTAACCGGTAACTTAGTTGAAGTTTCATCCGCTGTACGGATTGAAATCTTCAACGGGTGTATATACACAATTAGTTTACATATTCTCACTTGCTGTTTTTTTTCCGTGACAATTACGGCATAAAGCAATCAAATTTTGTACATCATTTCCGCCACCATATTCTAATCTGATTTTGTGATCAATCTCAAATGTATGATCTAATTGTGACTGACAATGACCACATTTCCAATCCTGATTCGCGGCCACATATTTCTTCTTTGTTTCGCTTACAGATCGTTTTGTAGCACCTTTTCCGCCGGGTTGAAGTGGTGGGTCTTGTTGTTGGTGAGGTTGATTTGGAGTCATATAATTGTTGTTACCCGATCCAGAGTCGTTATATGAATTCATAAAACTGTTGTTATTTTTGGATGTCATGTCGAAAATAGGGGAAAATAATTCGATCGATGATTTATCAATGGGCATATATTTCACAAAATTATTCGCATATTGTAACATGTTTTTCCCTTGATTTGGATTTTTTCTTAGCAATAAAATAATGCCGATACTCAATACCGCGTAAAAAATCATTGTATAATATTTTTTGTAGGATAATAATACTTTTGTATATTTACCGTCGTGATACGTATTATATATTAAAAATGCTGTTATTAAAATAATCCATAGTTCAATTCTCATTGGAAGAGATAGTTTGTATTATATATTTTAATTTATTTTAAAATATGTAATTTTTCAATATTGCTAAATTCATTATGGGTAGTCGATGTTCCATATCACTATTTTACTATTTTACTATTTTACCAAATATAATAATATGAACAAGTAGTATGAGTTAGCATCCTCCTCCTGATACGGCTCCAGGAGCTGAACTTGCTTGATTAAATGTAAAGGTAATGCTTTTTATGCCTTTTTTTAAATTGACAGTTGGCTCACCACATGCGGCAGTAACGGCGTCAATAGAAGCCACAGCACCATTACCTGCTCTCCAAATTGTAGTAGATCTACCATTTAATATAGAACTAGTAAATTTATCTTTATTAGAATTTTTAGTGAAATTGTTTATTGTTTCGGAAGCGGCGTTTTGTGAAATTGTAAGATATTTTCTTGTTCCATCATGTAGTCCTTCTGGAGCAGTTGATATAGATTTATATTCACCATAAATTACAGTATTTGTTGGTACGTAAAATGTAAAAGAATCCACTAGGTCTTCTGGGATAAAAGAGTTTTTAGATCCAACCATTACAGTATTACCTTGTGCTGTTGCTGTTATACCTGCAGATTGAAAATCTCGATCATTATTAACTTGAGATGCTACAGAAAGAGCAATATCATCATGTAATGATTTAAATTGAGCAATTTGTGTTCCACCTTCTACATTTATATAATGGGTATTCCCCAAAGGACCGTTTATTTGGTGTTCAGCCATTTATAAATAAACGCAAGAAAAAAATCCTAAAATTCCCCTAAAATTCCCCTAAAATTCCGATAATTTCAAACGCACATCAAAAAAATTTCACTTTAGTCGTCGTCTTTTAATTGTTCACACATTTTACCCAATTCAATATATCTTTGTTTTTGTTCTTTACCTAAAGTCTTGCTTTTTCGTATTAATTTATTGGTTAAATTAAAATTACTTATATCATTTTTTAAATCAGGTGGAGGTGTGAATACTTGTGCGCCTATTTCCATAAAGAAAATTTGATTCTTTTTATTATAAAATAATATTGGATTTCCATCATCATCCATTTCTATACATCCACAGGTACAGTAATCAATGTGTTCAACTTCATCATTCTCTTTTTTACAACGAATATCTAGTACATCTACGTCATTCATATATTCACTAAAAAATTCATGAGCCTCTTCTTTGTCTGTAAATAAAAATACTTTAGGTGGATTGATCGTAATGGAAGTAAGTCTAGTTTTTGAACTATTGTCTTCGTAATATTGAAAATCATAACATCCTTCGTGTTTGTTGTGGATTACTAAATATTTTGTTGTCATTGATTAATTATTTATTGTTATTAATTAATGACATTGGTTTAAGTTGTTTTTCTAAAAGTTATTTTCTGGTGGATTTCCTTGATTTTCGTGATTTCCCTCCTGATTTTCTTAATTTCCGTCCTGATTTTCGTAATTTTCGTGATTTCCCTCCTGATTTTCGTGATTTCCGTGATTTCCTGTGAATACCACCGCTTAATTTCCAATTATCCATATTATTATAGTTCATATTTGATGGAGTCTTTTTATAAACAGTTGTCATTGAATTGTCACCTTCATTTGGTCGCGTTATATATGTTGCATTAGCGTTTTTACGAAAAAGAGGATTTGTACCTGGTTCTGGTGTGCGAATTTGTTGATCTGGTTGAAAAGAACGCGTCAAATATCTTTGTTGTCCTGGAAAGTTTGACATATAAATCTTATATATTTATATTTATAAAAAAATCTATTTTTGTAAAAAAGTAATTTTACACAACTGTTTACAAAATTTGATTTTGCTAAATATACCGCGAGTGTTACAATGAAAATAATATTATTTACCAATGAGTGTTTCTTTTGCTACTTTTTCATATCCTTCCCCTCCTCGTAATTTCGAATTTTTACATGGAGGAGCATAATATTCTTCTAAACATTTTTCATAATAAACTTCTAGTATTTTTTCTAAATTATTCAATTCTTTTGAACTTCTGATTTTCGACGCAACTTCCATCATATGTGTTGGTTGTGATTCTAAATGTGTTTTTACTGCTTTATCAATCGATTCTTGTGTAATTGGATCATGTGGATATTTTTTAATGTAACCGCCAATATAATAATGACCTCCGTAGTCTTTTGCAAATTTTACATAGGTGTATATTACAGAATAATCGATTACATCTTCTTTGCGATTATCCTTTATACATTCGTTATTGTACTCATCAAATTGCTCTTTGTTGATTGTAATAAATCGTTCCAATTCATTCAATGAAGGTTCTTTACCAATAAATTCTTCGTATTTTATAGATAGTGTTGTCGACATGATTTTTATTTTTATGATAATTTATTTTATTATGATAAAAACGTTTCATTTTTTTATATTTCAACCTATCTACTTTTAGAAAAAGTAGAGCAAAATTATCAACCTATCTACTTTTAGAAAAAGTAGAGCAAAAACATCAACCTATCTACTTTTAGAAAAAGTAGAGCAAAAACATCAACCTATCTACTTTTAGAAAAAGTAGAGCAAAAACATCAACCTATCTCAAAGGTAGTTTTGGCTCAACCTTTCCCAAAGGTTGATTAGCGAACATATTTTCCAACACGCGCAAAAGAATCGACAACAAAAATAATGAATATCCCTAAAAAGGAATACAATACAACTTCTTCTGTAACATTGTTGGTTTTTTCATCTTGTTTTTCTTCTAAAAGATTAATCATATAATTCAACTTTTGTAAAAGAACATCGTTACCACCTCCACCAGTGACGTCATTCATTGTATAATTTAACGCACCATTATTAGCAGGTTGATTATAATATGGTCTATTATTCGGATTTTTTTGTCCGGTATAAGCAGGCAACATTTTTTTATAATAATCTTCAACGCTTTTGTCATCTCCATAGTTTGTCGAATAGTTATTCAAATCTAAATTGTTTTCCTCTTCATAATTGGGTTGTGGTGCTTTTCCAAAAATTTTATACATATTTGACATAGGTTCCTTAGGTCGCATTCGATCAGCTCGTTCACCTCCTGACGATAAAGGCTTGGGTGGTGGATCAAAATTTGGTTTAATATATTCATTATCACTGTACTCACCGTCGTCACCTGTGTGATCAGATTCTTCTTCTGTTTTATCATGAATTTTTTCTAAAATAGAATTAACCTTATTTTTATCAAAATTTTGTGATTTGTTGATAAAACTTTCATTATAATTTTTTTTTTGCGTTTTATTATGTGTTTGTCTCTTTTTATTTATCAAATTATTATCATTATTATAATCATTATTTGAATCATTATCAAATGGAGCAGCATATATTGCTAAAGACATTCTTATTAAAAATTAAGATAATAATATTTTACCAAAGACACAGAAATAATAATTCATTTTTACAAAAAAATAATTTATATAAGAATAATATAAAATGACATCCAAAGAAATGATGAAGAACGGTGCTGGCGTCGTATTATTAATAATTTTAGTAATATTATTGTCCAAAGTTAGAACATTGGAATTTATGATGACCACCTATTTAGGAAGAATCATAATGATTGCTTTGTTAATATTCATGACATGTATAAACAAATTTTTAGGAATAATTTTTGTTCTAATGATCATAGTATTGTACAAAATGAATTCAAATAACTATATTTTTGTCGAAAACTTTGAAAATGTTGATAAAAAGGAAATAGAAACTCCTAAAATAAATGTTATAACAAAACATGCTAACAAAGATGCTGATGCTGATATGATGAAAAAACATGCTGACAAAAAAACAGACCATAAAAAAACAAACATAGCACAAGAAGGTTTCGATCTACAATCAACTGAAGATACTATTCGCAGAGGGAAACAATCAAATTCGATACCGACCGAAAAACGTTTTAATGACTCTGAAAACATAATGCCAACTGAAAACATTTTTAAAGGAGGGTTCGCATTTTTCTAGAAAAAAATATTTCAAATATATAAATGAAAACCAAAGTTTCAGTTATATATTATTTTACAATCCTAATTGTAGTAGTATTTGTGTTATCTCTGTTATTTACATTAGTTGTAATTTCATCAAATACAATTTCACATAACCAAATGATAAATGATAAGGAAGGGTTTACCAATAAAATTCGCGAAACATATCGTCCATACTTTAGAAACCTACGTTTAGGTACAAATAATTACTACAATAAAATGAAAAATAAATTTCTAACATTTTTTAGAAAATTAGGATTATTTTAATTTATTACTTTAATATATGGTTAAACATAACAAGATTCATAAAAACGAACACAATAACAATAATAATATTATATCAGGTGGAAAAGTAATAAGTGAAAACACCACCATTTTCACACCACTGTTAAATCTAATTAGTTTTATGAATAAACATGTCATGTATTTGAATAATAGCAAATTTTTTGCGGGAATTATTATGATATTGCTTAACGTTGGGTCAAAATTCGTAACGATCCAATTTAGCAAATCAACAGAAGAGTACATGAAATACACATTGAGTAAACAAATATTAGTTTTCGCTATGTCGTGGATGGGTACTCGAGACATTTATATAGCTTTAGGATTAACAGCCGTGTTTACTATTTTATCAGATCATCTATTTAACGAAGAAAGCCATTTATGTGTTGTTCCACATGATTATCGCGTTCTACATAAATTAATTGATACAAATGATAATAATAATATATCAGACGCTGAAATATCTTCAGCAATTTCTGTATTAGAAAAAGCAAAACAAGAGAAGCAACGTAAACAACAAAAAGAAGCCCTTAGGAATTTCGATTTTGAAAAATATAATTTTGATAAATGAAAATAAAAATCCTTATATACATGTAAAAAATATACATGTATATATAATGACAAATAAGAATATAGGTGGAATGCGTGAAGCAGAACGGAAAACACGAACCTCAAAAAAAACAATAACTTATAAAAAAAATAATTATACTAGAAAACAAAAACAACAAATTTCAGATAAAATATATGATTTAACTGATAAAGATGTAATCGATGATTTTAATAAATTATGCGAAATTGGGTGTAATTATCATACAGAACTCAGCAATTATGGCACTAAAGTTGTCAATAAATATACACTAATTGAACGATTGAATACATCAGGAAAACAAAATGTTAATTTTTATGATTTGTATAAAAACAAGGAATATTTCAAAAATAAACCCTATGTTAAAAAAATAATACGGTTTTACAAAAAAAACAGAAAAAATTATGACGAAACCAAAGTATTTTTCAGATTATCGAATTTATATTTCAGTGCTGTATCTGTATTTAAACCTCTTATTGCAATGCGAATTTATTGTACCTTTAAACCAAGGTGTATTTTAGATTTTACAATGGGTTGGGGTGGGAGATTAGTTGGGGCTTGTGCTCTAAATATTTCAAAATATATTGGCATTGACAACAATGCCAGTTTAAAAATACCTTATGACAACATGTGTAAATTTCTGAAAAAGCACTCAAAAACAGACGTTGAATTGTATTTTAGAAATGCTCTTGATATTGATTATTCTAAACTAGATTATGATTTGGTTTTAACCAGTCCGCCTTATTATAATATAGAAATATATGGTGAAAGTCCATCGTCCCAAGTTAAAACAAAAGAAGAATGGAATCGTGATTTTTATATTCCTATTTTTGAGAGAACATTCAAATATTTGAAAAAAGGAGGTCATTATTGTCTAAATATTCCAATTGAAATATATGATAATGTTGCTATAAAAGTATTGGGAAAGGCTGCGAAAAAGATACCATTGCTAAAATATAAACGCAGTTTTACAAAAGATTATAATGAATATATTTATATTTGGGAAAAGTGAGTTTCGATTTTATCGATTATTTTCGATTTTTTTCGTTTTTTTTTTTGATTTTTTTTTGTATAATTTTTATTTGCTACTATATTTTTAATAGTCATTCTACTAGGCGCGTTATCATAAACAGGTGGTATTACATATTTTATACCTCTTAAATTAGCATAATTTCTTCGTACTGTATTCCATTTTTGTCTACATTTAATATCAACCATATCTTTTATTGACAACTGTTTTCCTTTTTTAAGCTCCATGTCAATAGTAATATAATAACTTATGTTCGTATTGTATGAGTCATTATCGACAATTTTAGAACCAGAAATAGCGTTTACATTTTGATTATATCTTCTATATGGATTATACGGGTCATACTGATTATAATGTTGATATGACTGGTACGATGAATCTGGTAATTGACTAGTAATATATGCACCTCTTTGTTGTTTTTCTCGCAAAATAGACGGATTAAAATAATTTTTAAATGTTTTGAGAAATAATTTTTTTTCTTCGCTTTCCTGAAGTGTTAATATTTTATTAAAAGTATTAATTAAACCATCAAATATATACGGGAAAATGGTAAATTTATTTTTTTCATTTTCATAAAGAATATTAATATAATAGCTACCAAAAATTAAAAAAATTAACCATAATGGTGGGTATATATTTTTCGTATTGCGATCAAAAAATATTATTTTCTTTTTTGTAGTCTTAATTTCTAATTTAGGTCTTTTTTGTATTGTATTAAAAACATAATCAAATGTCATCAATTCATAATGATAATTTTGATAATATAAAAAAAGATATTTATTCCAGTTACTGACACTTGTATTAATATAAGGAATACTCATTTTATTCTGGTTAGAATCGTATTTAACTGTAATTATATTGAGACCCAACGTATATATAATAGCATCTATAGCTAAAGTATTCGCCCAGTAATTAGAACTTTCTATATAAGATTTAATTTCTGATTTATTTTTAATAGCATGAAATGGTTTATTTAAATCCGCAATTGTCTTAATAATTGGTTTTAGTATTAAAAAAGAAGAATCATTTGTTTTATAAATATTATCAATAGCTTCTAATAAATACATGAATTGCTGGTCATTAAAATTATTGGTCTGGACACCCCAGTTCTCCTGTAAATTATTTTTTATACTATTAAATTCGTTATTTAGTAGTTCAGCATTTGTTTCACCTATTTGTAATAAATCTGTCAATGTTTGATCGTTCATTTCCAAGATATACTTGGTAACAATTTCTCTCAAAATTGATTGCGTAAATATCATATTACCTTTACCATAATTATTATATATTATTTTGTCATTAGAGTAACGATTATTATAATTAATACCATCAGCAATCGCTAAAAAAAAACAGTCGCCTTTTCCTTTGTTACTATAAATTTGTGTGTTTACTACGCTTTTATCGTACGCAACTTTGCTTAAGTTGGTTAAGGACTTTATGTTAACATTGGTTGAGTCTACTAATAATTTGTTAATAAGATTTTGTGATGTTTTATTCATATTTTTAAACATAAAATTTACCATAAAATAATAAGATTTATTTTGAAAAAAATCTTTTACTGTTTTATTTGAAGCTACCGAATTGATTAATTTTGTTTCATAAGTAGAATTTTCGGTTTCATCTTCATCTTCTTCTTTTTCTTCTATGATCGGAGCACTGGGTTGAGGTGGAGGAGGCATTATAGGTAAATATTTTTGAGGGAATTTATTTTGTGATCCTTCTATTGGTGCCGAAGGTGATACTGATTGCTGTAACAATTTAATTCGTTGATTATTTGATAAATTTTGTGATGGTTGTGTGGATAGTAATTGTGTCTGTGGTGCTGATGGTAATGGTAATGGTGCTTGTGGTGCTGATGGTAATGGTGCTTGTGGTGCTGACGGTGTTGGCTCTGGTGGCGAATAATTAGGACCAAATAAAACATCTTCTGGTAATTTTTTCATTTCTTCTTCTCCACTCAATTGCTTTTGCTTAGCTAAAGAAGATAATAAAAACGGATCTGTTATTCTATTAAACCTAATATTAGGTAATTCTTGTATTTTTTTATCAATTTTCCAATCTCCTTTTGTCCATTGGACATCAGCAATTACATAAGCCTCTTTATTAATATATATAATTCCATTTGTTGGGAATAATGTATCTAAAGTCACTTTTATATTATTATCAACGATCCCTTCATTTGTTGCGTCCACTAAATTCTTTGTTTCAATTAATCCATGACTATTAATTAATGATTGAAATAATCCTTTATTAAAAAATTCTTTTACTTGAAAATTTTTCGGAATAGAATTTATAACAGATTGTTTTAATTTTATCAATGGATTAAAATGAACAAACCCATCTGTATTATCATTGGGTAAAGTCATAAAAGGTTTATATTTGATGACTTGAAATCCTGGAATACTCGTATTAATTGTTATTTTTAGTTCATTAGGAATATTCATTGTTGTTATTAAATACTTATATTATTAGAATAAATTAAAATTGAATTCAAATATTTTTACATAAATAAACAATACTTGTAAAAAATGATCCAAACAACATCACAATACCCTTTATTATTCAAATTAGAAAATTTAGTCAGTGGAGAAATAATAAAACGTCCTTCAAAAATCATAAAAAGTCCATATGTTGCGGATGCGCAAATTTCGGAAAAAGAAAATGAACCTCATATTTTACTACACACTGCTTCATTAGGTTGTTGTGGATTATCCGATACTGGAGCAAAAATACAAATGGCAAAGATAAATAACGATACTACTACAAAAAAAAGCAAAGACGCCAAAGACGCCAAACACGCCAAGGAGACCAAACACAAACCAAAATGCGAATATCGTGCGTATTTATCTATTTACAATGATGATACAATAATAGGAATTTATCCTAAATTGGCTGAAGATATTGTAGAACAATCCATTGTGAAAAATTATTTATCTAGACTTCAACTCAAAAATACATCATCCTATAAAAGAGAGACAAAGATTTACGTTGAGAACAAAGTCGACTCGCGATTTGATTTTTCGGGAATTGACGCGAATGGAATACCTTTTATTATGGAAGTAAAAAATGTTCCACTTGCTGATTTTGAAGACATTACATCAATCCAGCGTAAAAAAAAGAACTATGCTGGGTGGGATCCAAAATCAAAAATTGCTTATTTTCCAGATGGATATCGAAAGAAAACAACTGATCCAGTGAGTCCAAGAGCATTGAAGCACATTCATGAACTAACTACAATCAAAAAAGAATCGATAACTCGTTGTATTATGTGTTATGTAATACAACGAACTGACGTAAATAGATTTACAATTTCAACAATTGATGCTCAATATAAAGCGGCTGTAAAAAGCGCAATTGAAGCTGGTGTAGAAATAATAATTATAGTCGCAAAATGGGAAAAAACGGGTGAAGTGTATTTTGTTACAGATAATTTGCCACTTGTTGATATGGACGATCTAGAAAATCTACAAAATAGTATTAGTAGCTAAAAAGTCATTTACCAAATCTTTGGGTATTTTATCAAACGATACAAGTGTTTCATTTAATATGTATTGTTCATGATATTGAATACTGATCCCCATTTTTTTCTTGAAATATTCGGGATCATCTACACATTTCAATGCTGTTTTAATACCACATTTTGGAAATACACTGGGTATATTATCACTTGAATCGCCCATTAATATTTTCAACTGTAAATCTTTTTCAGCAATGCCAGTAAATATTTTACTGTCTTTTAGATTTTTAAAAGTTAAATTATAAATATGTACGTTTTCTCTAATTAGTTGTAAATAATCGTTGTCGCTAGTAATAATATAAATAGAACAATCAGGATAAATATTCAAAAGCTCTTTTACATAAATCGCAATACAATCATCCGCTTCTAATTTTGGATGATGTAATATTTTTGTAGCACCACCCTTTTGAAATATTTCTTCTTCATAAACCTTTTTGAAAAATGGTCCTCCCATAAATCCAGTACTTGAATCGCAAACACGATTTGCTTTATATTTATCATATAAATCGTTGCGCCAAATGTTTTCTCTTTTACAATCTCGTCCAACTATCATAGTTGGAGGATTGCTATCCAGATTATTTAATTTTAATTTTTTAGGAATTTGTTTCAATGTATCAATAAATGTTTTTGTAAATTTCTCTACAAATTCATTATTTGTTATCGGATCTTCCAAATTTTCATCAGAATGCGCTAATTTCCACCAGTTTAATATAGAATAATATCGATAAAAGCAGAAATAACTACCATCTATGAAAATAAATATGGGTGCTGAATTTGAATTGGTTGTTGGCAATGTGTTAGAAGATGATGTTGAAAGCATTTGGGTTGACATTTTTCTACTATTTATTTCTATTTCTTTTCAATGTGTGTAGTAATAAATATCAATTTTATTTATTTACTTTTTGTAAAATAATTATACTACAATATATATAAACAATAGAAACTATGTCAAATAATATATCAACTCAATTAAGACGAACCAATAATTCTAAAAATGAATTAGTTTTTACATATGGGTTTGAATATGATGAAATATTATTATTTACTAATAACAGTAATATATGTAAATCAATTGTAAACGATAATATTGTTTATTGTTCAGTTATAATACGAGGTAAAAGTGTAAGGGAAATCGCACAAAGAATGAAACACGCAGAAGCGAATCAGAAATATTATCTAACTCAAATAGATGACATAGCAAGCATGAAAAATATACAACCTAAATGGCAATTAGCTATTTATAATAAATATTTCAGTGATTGTATTCGTCGCATACAATATATAAGCATATCTGATCACAGTAAAATATAATTATCAAAAATATTATGTAAAGAACAAAAAAAGTGAATAGTATGTAATGTAAAATCACTAAAATTCAATGGTTTAATAATTTTGTCTTGGTTTATGAATCGAATATTGGTTTTATTTAATAACCCTATAGTCATTAAAATTTCCTTTATAAAAACATAACAATTATTTTTATAAATGGTCCAATTAAAAAACTTCTTATCACCAATTCTTTTTTGCGTTTCTTGTAAAATAGTACGAATCGAATATTTTTGTTTGGGTATTTTTATCACTTTTAAAATCTTCTTTTCATTAAAAGAAACATTTTCAGTGACATTAATACAATTCGATTTTTCAATTAATAACAGTTTCGTTAGTTTATTTGGTAAACTAATTTCAACAATTAACGACACATGATACGGGTAAATATTCGTATTAAATGTTTTATTGTATGTCTCAATTGTTTTTTGAAACTTGTAAAATGTAATTATGTTTAATATAAAATTGGTAAATTTGGAGATCGGATTTTTTACAAGATATATTTTATTAATTTTATAATCACCGTATTTTTTTAGTAAAGCACTAGTCTTCTTGTTATACGAGTAATTACAAAAATACAAATCATTAATGATATTTACTTCTAAAAATTGGATAATGTAATAACTCCCAACTATAACAACCAAAATCACAACAAAAATAAAAAATAATAAAAAACATCCTGCTACTAAATATGTATTCTGTTCGATTTGTGTTTCTTTCACGAATCGAATCATTTTTATGATTTGTTCTGTTATATTCATATAATTCATAGTATTCATAGTATTCATTGTATTTAAACCTCAACTAAAATACGAAAATATAAAAAAATTACGAAAAAACAGCGCCATACATTTTCAGCGCCAATTCTTTTTGTTTTTTGTAATTGACAATTGGATCAGGATATTTTATTTTTTCATATTTTATATCATTGCGAGCTACGTCCCAATTCATCAAATCTTTCAAAGGTACATCCTTCAATTCCGGAATCCATTGTTTTATATATTCACCAGTTGGATCATAGTTTTTGGCTTGTTCCCATGGATTAAAAATACGGAAAAAGGGTTGACTGTCGGCCCCTGTCGAAGCAATCCACTGCCAATTTCCATTGTTTGATGCTGGATCATAATCTGTTAATCGAGTAGCAAAATATTTTTCACCATGTTCCCAGGATATCAAGAGTGTTTTTACCAAAAAACTGGCTGTGATCAACCGCGCGCGATTGTGCATATAACCTGTAGTATTCAATTGACGCATTCCAGCGTCGACAATTGGAAATCCAGTCATACCTGCTTTCCAAGCGTTCAAAAACCCAGTGTTTTGATGCCATTTTATTTTATCATAATTCGGTTTCATAGCATGGCCCAAAACATACGGAAATGAATATAAAATATTAGCATAAAAATCTCTCCAAATAAGCTGACGCACAATTCCATGATTGGGCTTGAAATATTTATATACTTCGCGAATTGAAATACACCCGAATTTAATGTACGCACTCAATTCAGTTGTCTTGTGTGAAAGTTCATTACGAGTCGCATCATAATGAGTCTGTGTTTTCAACACTTTTTTCAGTTGTTGAATCCCGTTTGTTCTCCCACCGTGAACTAAAATATTGTCATTTTGTATTGTTAATTTTTTCATAGCTTGTTCCAAAGTGATTTCATGAGTTAATTTGCGATTACTATTATGGATGTGATGTTCAAATTTAATTTTTTTATATGATTTTGGTGTAGCAACTTGTTTTCTCATAGCTACTTGATAATAAGGTGTAAATTTTTTATACGGTGTATTTGAGCCAGTTAAAATAGTTCCTGGTTCGTGTAAATAATAATCATGATCACATAAAACGGCTTTGTTCAATTTATGACAAAGATCCATGATTTGTTTGTCTCGTTTTATCGCATAAGGGGAACAATCCAAATTGAAGCCCACAATATCAATATTAAACTGTTTTATTAACTGATTTACTATTGAATTGTTTTCTCCGTAAAAAGTGTACAATTTTCCACCGTGTTTCGAAATTTCATAATGTAGATTATCTAATGACTCAATCATAAACTGAATAGCATTATTCGATTTAAATTTGTTAGAAGATCCAACTTGTTCAGGTGTAAAAATAAAAACGGTAAATACGTTTTTACAATGCTCGTTTAACAAATTTAAACCATTGTTGTCTACTATTCGTAAATCTCTGCGAAATATGAATAGTCCATTTTCATATTTTTTATTATCAGTCATTTTTATGCTTTATATTTATTATAATTATATAATAAAAATAAATAAGTTTACAATCCTGTAATTTGTTTTAACTCTCCCCAAAACGTTTGTTGTTTTTTCTGCGCATTTTCATTTTGTTTTGCTAATTGAAAAGCTAAAGCTATACTTTCTTCTTCTTTTTTTTTCTGTTGTTTGAATAATTTTTGCATCGCTTCTTCTTTTGATATCGGTGCAACATTGACACTATCTCTCGCTGTTTTATATTCATTCATATTTTTATATTTTGGCATTGTATTGTAGTCATCTTCGGTGATGGGTATAACAGATTCTTGATAAGCTTGTTTTAAATCGGTATAACCTAAATCTTCACTAAATAAACTTCCAGAAGTATAATTCCGTTGGTCACCTAATAAAGTTGCGCCAAATGTAGAAGAGAACATATCATTTACTCCTTCGTATTTAGTTATGGACTGAATTTTTTTTTTATGTTTTTCGAATTCATCCATCATATTCGATTTGGTTACCTTGGAATTATTGTCTACCAAATCTTCATTTGATTTTAACCAGTCTCCGTATCCTTTCTTATTTGTATCAGTGTTATCATCCAGGTTGTTCATTTTTTCAAATTGTTTATTAAACCAATTATTAAAATTCCCTGCTTCTTTCAATGATTCATTTTTATTGAACATATTTTCTAATATTCTGTTGTTTGATTCATTCGAAAAATCTTCTTGCTGCTCTTTTTTATTGAAAGATTTATTTTGAAATTCATAAATAGAATACAATTTTTTATAAGCAGAAGAATAAAAAAGAAAATAAGATGATTCCAATCCAGACTTGTCGGGATGAGTTTTTAGAACAAATTTTTTTGCTTCTTTCATTGTCTTTTCATCTAATAATTCATCACGGACGTTGAATAAGTTAAAAATATCTTTCATAGAATAATTGTCAATATTTAAATCAAATTGCTTAATGTCGAAAAGTTGATTCACTTTGTTATTTGATATAGTCGACTGTTCGAATGGATTTTTTTTGTAGTCATTATTAGTTTCATGAATTTTGATTCCTATTTTTGGACAACTTGTTGAATTTTTCATTGTTTATCTCTCTTTTTATTTACAAGGAAATTTATTTATATATTTTACTCAATTACGATAATAACTTAAAAATAAAATATCTATTAATAAAAATGAAAAAAACAATTTCTTTTTTGTTGAGTTTAGTAGCATGTTTCATTCATTCATCTGATTCTTTAAACCATTTAAGATTCAATAAATTTACACAAAGATCTCACTTGGAATCCAATCAAAAGTATCACTTTTCCCAAAGATACACAGAAGAATTACTGAAGAGAATCCAACAAAAAAACAACAATAGCAATGACTTTCCAGAAGATTTTCAAAAATTTTCCGACGACAACAAAACCATTTATTACGAAAATTTACTAAAAAAATTGAATTCCAAAAATGCCACAGAACAACAAAAAGCTATTTTAGGAGACGACTTTTATTTTCCAGATTTGTCAAATTCATTTAATAATACAAATGAGATGCCTAGGGTAAGAATCATTATTAACAAACAACCATCTAATTTTTTAAGTGGTTTAGGTATTCAATTCAATCCCATCGACGAAGAAATATCGGATATGAATGAAGCAAATAAAAATGACGATGATAACTATTACGGAAGCAGCAGTCGAAGTGGTAATAGTGGCAGTAGTTATACAAAAACGAAGAATTTTGAAGTCCTTAAAAAACCCAATACTAATTTCTCTCATGTTGGTGGTTATGAAAATGTAAAAGATGAATTGAGACAATGTGTTGATATACTGAAAAACTTTCAAAAATACCAGAAATACAATGTTCGTGTTCCTAAAGGACTCATTTTGGAAGGACCTCCTGGTACAGGAAAAACACTAATTGCGAAAGCATTATCAGGTGAAGCAAAATGTAGTTTCATTCCTGTTTCGGGTTCCGATTTTCAAGAGAAATATGTTGGTGTAGGACCTACCCGAATCAAAGAATTGTTCCGTTTGGCCCGTGAAAATATTCCATGTATTATTTTCATTGATGAAATTGATGCTGTAGGTAGAAAACGTTCTAGTGATGGAGAAAGTTCATCCAATGAGCGCGATAATACACTGAACGCACTTTTAGTCGAATTAGATGGTTTTAAAAATACAACTGGTATTTTCATGGTAGCAGCAACAAATCGTTTTGATTTATTGGATAATGCGCTTACTCGTCCAGGTAGAATTGATAAAAAAATATTCATAGGTTTACCTGATAAGAAAACACGTGAGTCGATCATTGACATACATATTAAAGGCAAACCGTGTGATTCTACTATTGAAATACCAAATTTGGTAGAAATTACAGATGGTTTGACCGGAGCACAAATTGAGAACTTATTGAATGAAGCCATGTTGAATGCTTTAAGATACAATAAAACTGAATTTAATTTCGACGATTTCGATATTATCATGAATAAAATGATGGTTGGATGGCAGCCCAATGAACATCAATTTACATCGAATATAATAGATCACATTGCTATTCATGAGATGGGTCATGCTGTCGTCGGATTTTTTTCAAAACATCATTCTAAGATGTCTAAAGTGGTAATTAATTTGTCTTCACCAAAGAGTCCTGGTTATACAGTGTTTGAATCATCAACTAGTAATATTTACGTGAGAGAAGCATTATTTGAACATTTGATGATTTTATTATCAGGAAGAATAGCCGAAGAAGTGTTTTACAATGTATCTGTTACAACGGGAGCTTTGAATGATTTCGAAGAAGCATTGAAGTTGGCCGAAAAAATGGTATTGTATTATGGTATGGGAAGCAATGTTATTTATCCTAGCAATAGTGAAAAATACAAAGAGTTAATAGATAATGATGTGATTGAATTAATTAACAATGCGTATAATTGCGCTCAAATGATAATAATGACAGCCAAAGATTTGATTTACGAAACTTCTGAAATATTGAAGAAGGACAAATTGTTAAAAGCGGACGCTTTGGAATCGTTGATTAATGAAAAGTACAAGGATTTAATAACTTTGATAAAGTAAACGTTTGAAATTATATCAATATAATGGCGTAGTATACTTCAAACTATAACTGAAATAAATTTAATAATGTTTGCTTTTCTTTTTGAAAATCTTGGTTTTCTTGGTCTTCTTGGTCTTCTTGGTCTTCTTGGTCTTCTTGGTTTTCTTGGTGTTGGTTTTCTTGGTGTTGGTTTTCCTTTTTCTGGTAGTTTTTCTTCCCTTTTTTCGCATTCCTCCTTTTTGAAGACTTTTTTCAATTTTAATAAATATATTATATAGTTCCAACTTTTCATCATCATCTAAATCCAAATGCTCATTTGGATCATATGTAACGAAGTTGTTATATTGATTTAATTCTTTAATTTCTAAATAATCTTCGTCATCAAAGTCATCTTCTTGATCATCCATATCTACATCCGTTTCTTTGGGCTCCTCAAAAATATTTTCGTTACACGGAACTTTTACTATGTCTTGTTGATCACTGGGTGCTATAGCTTTGATATAACAATCACCATGATACATAGTTTTGTATATTCTTGCTGGTTCATCAAAATAACGCCCTGGAATAACATACCAATTACCATTTTTTAAATTCTCAAAAGTCAAATCTCCCATTTATATTGTAGTGAGAAATAAAATGTATTACAATAAAAAGATAAAGATAAAAAATTAAAATAAATAAATAAAAAATGAATTCTATTTATTTATCTATTATTTCGTCGACGCTGGTTATTATTGGATATTTACCTGAAATTTACGTAACAACATTTCAAATTAAAAATATCGATTCTACGAAATATTCATCTACAATATGGTTATTTGGTGGAATACTTGGGTCACTTTATAGCGGTCTTAATAATTCGGATACATTCATACTTGTGAATTATTCTATCAATACATCATTGAATTTGTTGACGTTGATTCTCAAAATTTATTTTTATTACAAATTCAATTCAACTATTTCAAATGAAACTAAAAATAGTATTATCTAATCCTTCTTAATGTGCGTAAAGGAATAACTCTATATAACATTTGAATACTATAGTATATTAAGAAAGATTATTTCTATATAGTTTAGTGCTGAAAAATAATTAATTTATCTGTATATAATATTATGAAACATTTCGATAATTTATTTTTTTGTGGTGGAGTAGTTTTAGTAGTAATTTTTATCATTGCTTATATTATTGCTCCATATTTTTCGAATAAACCTGTTATTGAAGGAGCACGAGGCGGAGGTGGTGGTGGTGGTCGAGGTGGCGGAGGTGGTCATTTTGGCGGGGGTGGACATGGTGGTCGAGGCGGAGGCGGTCATTTTGGCGGCGGTGGACATGGTGGTCGAGGCAGAGGCGGCAGAGGTTGGGGAGGATGGGGGAGAGGTTTAGGCGCAGCTGGTTTAGGATATGGTTTAGGGAGATATTATGGAGGTTATGGAGGTTATGGTGGCGGATACGGTGGCGGTTACGGTGATTATTATCCATATTGGTACCCTTCATGGTATTCGTACCCTGTCTACGTTAGTGAAGACATCGATCCTAACAATGTAGTTGAAACTAGTTATTTATTATAATAAAAATATTTGTATATAATATGAATTATTACAAAAAATTAGGAATTTGTTTTGTCTTGTTTTTATTGTGTTATTTTGTAATCTATTTGATTTCTAGAGAAAGCACCAATACAATACTCGAAAATTTTACTACTGTATTTGATACATATAGTTTCGAAAAATACTATGGTAACAACATTGATCCTAATAGTACTACAAATTATGTGTACCCAGTTCATTTCAATAAAGATTATAAAAATTTTAGCGACAATAATGTAAATTACAATGATGTATATGACGCTGTTTATAAAAATACAAATCAAAAGAATAAAAAATAATCAATACGTTACGCCCGTTCATAACAATAATTGAAGAAATTCCAACCACAATCGTCAATTGAGTGTAATTCAATCCTATTATCGTTTATTTTTGGTTTTAGATGACCAATAAAAATATCGTATTTTATAACTGAACATGAAATTTTCATAAGAACAATTACCATATCATTCTCGGATCCTCTATTTGATATATTATATAAATTAGGTGAATTGTACCTAAAATTTATTTCATTCGCGTTTTTTTCGTGTAAAGTTAAAAGTTGAAAAGTAGTATATTGTAACATACTAAATCTAATATCATCTTTCGGTATTATTGAAATCAATTGTCCTTTTCTTATTTTGAAATGTTTATCAAACGATAATATATGTTTTTTTATATCATTTGGTAAATTAGAAAAAATAGAAACCATTGTATAGAATAAATAATAAACTATTTTTATTATTTATTTCGAAATATATTAGATGTCTAAACTCACAGTATTATTAGAGGATTTTTGACGACGCTTACTGCGTTTTGGCATAATGCCCTCACTTTGTCCTTGTAATTCTTTCAAATCTTCTATACTAATTGTACTGCTACCATTTGTATTTGTATTTGTGCTGTTTGCGCTCATTGGTTGCTTATTTGGTTCTTGAATATTAATTGTTTTTGTTTTTAAACCTGACAAAATATCAGACAAATCACTTGGACCATTCATTTCTGGCCTAGATGGCCTTTTTGTTTTTTCATTTACAATAAAATCCGATCGTTGTGTATTTTCTCTCAAATTAATACCATCGTCAACAAAATTACTACGACCCATATTTGAATTTACATTTTGTTGTGACGTGTAACTGTTGTTACCTGGTCTACCCATTGGAGGCGGAACCGCATTCGGGCCTTGTGTAGCCATTGGTGGCGGAGGTCCATTTCCATCAGGATTCATAACTCCTGACATAAAACCAGAAAAACCTGGGTTATTTTGTGCCATAGAATTTACAGCAGCATTTTGAAATTGACGCATCAATTCAGGGTTCTGACGTAAAATATCATCCATGCCTGGCATAGAACTCTTAAACATTGTATTAGTTAAATGAACCATCATAGCACTACCTCCTAATTGGAATAATAATTTTAATTCGGGTGCCATCGAAGCTCTTGATTTATATTTTTCGTACAATTCAGAAAAAATATCATCATAATCGCCAATATTTTCATTGACTTGTTCACTCCAACCATCTAATTTCACATCAAATGGGTCAAATCGATTATTCAAAAATTCAATACCATTTATAGCAGCCATTAACATGTTTCCTTGAAATTTAACAGAGTTCGATTTATTCTTTTCTTCTACAATAGTCTCATATTCGCCCATCATTTCACTCAAGGATGAATCCATATTGTATTTTTTGGAAAGCTCTACACCTTTCTTTTCTAAAGCCTCCAATTTTCTTAGATATTTAAATTTTTCACGTAATAATTCTTCTCTTGTAAGCTGTGGACCTGTAGATGCTGTCGCATATTTATCTGGATTCATAGGTATATTGTTAAATTTACCATAACCATCCCAAGTTTTATTGTCATTTAAATTTGAATCCAAGTTTTCAAACGATGACGCCGCTATACCTATACTCGGATCATCATCAAAACGAACGTTATGTTTTGAATTATCCAAATCTATATTGTCGAAATTACTACCACTGTTATTAAATAAATCTGATTTGGGATTAAATTTATCACTTGGTGTATTTTGAGATAATTCATTCAATTCATTTTCTAAATTATTCAAATCATCTAAATCGATGTCGCTGTTACCAGATGGTTTTAAATCTTTTATTTTATCATTCATCAAAAGCTCTAAACCACCTCCAAAATTATTATTTGAATTTGTCCTTGATGATGATGGCCTAAAATTATCATCATTAAAATTCAACTCCGAGATTTCAATTATATCGTTCATTATTGATTAAATAAGAACATTTATTTTTAAGTAATACGAATAACAATATATTTTATTTCTTCGTTTACAAAAAAAATGAAACTCGAACTCTAGAAAAAGAGAAAAGTATATAAATTATTGAATACCAAACAATATCTAAAATAGCAACAACAATGACAACAACAATAGCAAGAGAAACAAAAAAACAACATTGGTTTTCAAAATATCAAAAAAATCTTATTCAAGAAATAAAAATACGAGATAAAGCCGAAAAAAAAGACCTAAAACAAGAAAAACGTGCGCTAAAATTATTAAAAATGCTTCCAGATGATATCATACGTTATTGTTTCGATTTTCTTGACGAAAAAGTAAAAATAGACAACAATCTCACAAAAATTAGGTATTTATGCAAAAAATATGTAGGACATATTGAGAGACTATCGTCAAACAATTATGAAGTTTATCCTATTTACAAATTATTACAAAGGTTACCCCGAGATGTTTTAGTTAAATTTATAAAATCTGGGTCACCTGCTAAATATTATAATAAAATTTTCAACAATACATTGTTTAACAATTACAAAGTAAACCAGTCTTTGTATAAAACATTAGTAGAACGTTATGATGGTTATAAAAACTTAACTATTGATGTCTGTGTGTGGGAAATAACAAAACTTATTCGATTTTCAATCAAAGAAATATTGATAGAGGGAGAAGAATTACGAGAAAGAGACTGTAAAAAATTCAAAGAATATGATTTACATTTCAAGAAATATGAAAAATATAGTGAAAGATTAATCAACAGTATTCTTTATTTACATGATAAATATAATTAGCTAAATAATTATCTGCCTACAAATTTTGTTTATTGATAAACCACATCCCCTGTAAAAAAGAATCAGACAAATCGTCTTTTTTCTTATGAATATTAAAATATTCAATTTGATTATTAAAACGGAAATCTGATGTTAAAATTTCTAAACATTTTTGTATTCCTTGTTTTTTTCTTGACTTGTAATCATTTGAATTTTGGGGTTTGTTGTCTTGTTTATTGTCTTGACACTTTAATTTATTAATAGATGAAATAAATTCAATGTGTTGTGTATTGTTCATAATAAAATACTGCGCAATCATGCCCTGGATCGTTTTCATACGATTTGCTATAGGACTAATCTGGTTTTCAATTAAAACGTAATCTATTTTTTCTTCCAGAGGAAAAACATTGTTAAATTTATTTTTAATATTTTTACCAATAGTAATCAAATCAATTTGAGACGCATTCGTAGTTTCAATTTCTTTAAAACATTTTTTTGAAATATATTCGTTTATTTTAAATAGCAGATCATTTTTTTTACAGGGTTTTTCATAGTGAATACCATATTTATCTGCTATATCAATTAATATTTGAATTTTCTGTTTATTAATGAAACTTGCTTTCAGTTCTCGGTTTGGCAATTGAAAATCTTGTTTCTTGGAATGTTTTAAACAAAAACATTTGTCATTTGCGGCGTACTTAGCAGGTTTATTACAAATATTGTTATTTTTTTCCACGAAGTGGCATTTTGCGATTTCATCTTCTTGAGATAAATTGATGATATCCCATTTCTGTATGCTAAAATGAGAATCTTCTGTGTTTTTTTCAAAAAGACAAAATGCTAGATTTTTTATACCAACGTCTATAGAAAGAATACGCATATACATTATACATAAAGAATAAATATTCTTTATATATTTGATTTGTTTGATTTGTTTGATTTGTTTAGTGACTTAGTTTTGACTATGATAATTAGCAGGATTGACCACAGGGGCTACAAGTCTAGAATTTAATTGTTCCCTAGATAAATATGGATTTTTTAAATCACTTGTACTATAACCATACCCTGGTGTCTGCGTATCATAAATATTTTTAAACGTATATGGGACGTTACTTGATGGTGTGCGATTTGTTTTAGTATGAGGATCTAAACCTAAATCATAACAAGCTTCCATTGTATTGTAATTCATAATTTGTAATCCATGTTTTTGTAAATATTGACGATATGACCAATTTGAATGGATTTTTTCTTGTTCTTGTATACGTTGATTGACAACAGCATCCGGTTGCCAGGAAGCATAGTTACGTCCATCTGCCATAATAGGAGGAAAATTAAAATGAGTATTATTTGAACCGGAATAACAAACTGCCCAGGACATTTATTTAATATATATATAATTTATAAATAAAAAATATTTTCTAATACTCAACATGTAATAATTTTAATAATTCTTGCTTTTTCATTTTTGATGAATCAGTTACAAGACCTTTGTCTAAAACGATACTTCTTAGTTGATTTAATGATAATTTTTTATAATCAATTACTTCTACACTTTTTGATCCTTCTAAATTAAAAGATAAATTAATATTTTTTATATCATCTATATTGATATTTTGTATTGTTTCTTGGAATTCTTCATTATTAGTATCGACGTCACTACTAACAATATCGTTATTATATGTATCGGTTTCATCATCGTTGTCTTCGTCGTTGTCGTTGTCATTGTCGTTATCGTCTTCGTCGTCGAAAGCCTCTGCGTCAATATCATTCAATTCATTTATATCTTGAAAATTAATATTATTAAATTTTAATATCTTAATATCATTTTCGTCATTATTGATATTATCATCATCGTCGTTGTCATCATCGTCGTTGTCATCATCGTCGTTGTCATCATCGTCGTTGTCATCATCGTCGTTGTTGTCATCATCATCGTCGTTGTCATCATCGTCAGTATCGTCCGCTTCATCATCGGACACTGAAATCAAAATTTCTCCTAAACTATTAGTTTCTGAAATATTCATAGAAATTTGATTACTCATTTCAGATGGTGGTATTGTGGAATTTATTCCACCTCCCTTTGTAAAATTCATATGATTTAAATGAATCTTAACGATATTCAATTCTTCGGCTAAAGAAGATACTAAGCTCAACATAGAAGCTATTTTATGATTCTGATCTCTCATTTTGTTTTCATAATATAATACTAATAAAGCGATAATAATAATAAATCCTAAAAACATTAAAAATGAAGGATTAAAGATGCTTAATACAGTTGTCATTATTATAGAATGGTAACATTAATAAATTAATCAAATAACGAATTGTCTAAAAAGATTTCACCGTATTTTCTATAATTTCAATTGGATAATTCATATCATAAAGTACATTAATACCACCTTTTACACTTGATATTCCTTTTTTTAATTCATATAAATATTCTAATTTATTCCCTTTTTTTAATGTATCCATAAAATAATTTTCTATTAATTTATTTTTTTTCAAATTTTTACACACTTTAATAAAATGTGTTGTTAAAATTGTATTTACATTTTTATTTTTAGTAATATATTCCATAAAAGCAATAGCGCTAATACTTGCTTCATCTGGATTTGTTCCAGAATATAATTCATCAAAAGCACAAAAATGACTACTTTCCGAATTTTGATCAATAATATCAATTATCTCTTTACACCGTCTTGCTTCTGCTTGAAATAAACTATCTCTCCCCGATGTATCTGGAATATTGATGTAACAATGAATATGATCATAAGGTTTTATTATAGCGGATTCATAAAATCCACACCCGAATTGTTGGGTTACGATAATATTGATTAACACTGATTTAATTACGGTGGTTTTACCTGACGCATTTGGACCAGAAATAATGAGATTCCTATTCATTTTAACATTGTTTTTAACAGGCTTTTTATCTTTCAAACAAGCATAATAATTTTTTCTAAAAATATTTTGTTTTCTTTTACTTGTGAATTGAGCAAAATTCAATTTTTTCTCTCTAATATGACTTTGTAATCCATTAATACAATCAATATATCCTTTGAAACCAAAAGAATACATAATAGAATGATTGTAATCAGAATTATCATAAATTTCATAGAATGTCCTTAAGACAAGACCTACCTCGGATATTTTTTTAAAATTATATTTTAAATCGCTTATGTTATCTAGTTTATTCTGAATTATTTTTAAAATATCTAGGTTTTGTAACATATTTGCGTTAAAATCCCTGTGACTAGCAAGATTTATTGAAAAAGAATGATAATTTTCGATCGAAGCAATACTATGAGTTAAATATTTTTTGAATTCACTAAAATAATTATGTATTTTCGCCATATTCTGATGAAATCTTACACATACAAGTATATTTTGATAAATAGAAAATAAATAAAAAGCAGCTGATAAAATTAGATAAATTTTTTCTTGGAATGAAACTGAATTAAATTGAGTGAAAAGTCTACCAAGAGAATGATTGGATATCACCATCTTGAGTATTTCAAAATACTCATTCATCGTTAACTGTAATCCTTTCAAACGAATAACAAAAAAAGGAATAATAAGAATTATAATTGGCACGAATAACGAAATAACGGGAGAAGCGATATTATATATGCTCATAAATTGTAAAAAATGTTGGGATTTATTTAAAAATTCCCACATTGGCCAATCTATGTAATAATATCTCTCTTTAAATCCATTATCATTTTTTATTTCGTTCCATATTTGAATAATTTTATCATATTTATATGCTTTAATATCACGATAAGTTTTCAAAATAGTTTGATTATCTTTCAAAAAATCAATGTCTGTAGTATAATATGTTGAGATTTGTCGAATGATGTTTTTTGAAATTTCTGTGTTCGAAGACAAATCACAAATTTCCATGGAAGGTGTAAAATAATAACTATAAATAGAATGATTTGAAGGGTCCACTGTATTTGTAAGTTCCAAATCAGCGATTATATTTTCTTTAAGTAGAACTTTTTTATTATTATAAAAAATCGGCATTTTAAAATGGTCGTTTATTTCATTGATTCTAGATATTATAGACATATACAAATTCAACTAATTATATTTTTTATAGAAATATAATTAGTTTATTTTACGAATGTTTTACGAATGTTTTACAATTTTATATTTTCTGATTTTTATTTATTGACTAAGTATATAAATATTATGACAGACATATTAATAGACAATAAAAAAATATACAATTTCGAATTGAGATTTTTAGATTATTTTAATTTTATTACTAAAGTAACTATCATTTTATTCTTTATTGGTTTTTTTCAAACCAAACCGTTCCTAATAATTGAATTTACTTTTGCTACGAAAATATTTTTAGCATTGTTTCTAATTTACCGTTTTAATGATTACAGAAAATCAAAAATACACTTCACAGAGTTAGATAGAAAAATTTGCTACTCTGCTGGAATTTATATTATTATCGTTTCATTTGTTGATTTAATCAATAACAATATTGATTATATAAGACAAAAATATGTTTTACCATATACCGAACCAATATTCCATTATATATACAATTATTTACATTATAAAAACTAGATTATATCTAATATGATTCCAAAAAATCTAAATTTACAGGCATTTCTTTTATTTCACAAGAATAATAAGCTTCGATTTCTTTCATTTTACTAATATCTCGTCGTGTAATGAAATTGATACCGACGCCTTTTCTACCCCACCTACCACTTCGTCCAATTCTATGTAAATAAGTGTGAATATCTTTTGGTAAATCAAAATTAATTACAACACTCACTTGTTGAATATCAATTCCTCTAGCAGTTACATTTGATGAAATTAATACGCGCGACTTGCCATTTTTGAATTCTTTAAATGAAGTTTCTCTTTCGTTTCGTTCCATGTTACTGTGAATACAACAAACAGGAAATTGATCCTCTTTCATAGCATCGTATAGATCAATTACACGTTTTATACTATTACAATAAATAATACATTGCGACACAGAAGCATATTGGTAAACATGCTTTAAAGTAGCATATTTTTGTCTATCGTCTTCTACAGCAACGTAAAATTGTGTTATACCCTCTAATGTTAATTGTTCAGCTCTTACACAAATTTTTATAGGATTTCTCATGATTTTGTTAATTATTGGATAAATACTATTAGGTAATGTAGCACTAAATAAAGCAACTTGTATATCATTATTAAAATATTGAAAAATATTATACACTTGCTCTTTAAAACCAGATGAAAGCATCTCATCCGCTTCATCTAAAATAATCAGTTTAATTTGTTTGGATGTAATTCTATTTTTTCTCATTAAATCGTGGACCCTGCCAGGACAACCGCAAATAATGTGTGGTGTATTTTTATCACTGAAATTGTTACCTTCTTCATAAGGAGAACCACCATATACTGTTTGAATTTTTAAACCATTCATCATACTGCTTAATTGTTTTACTACATTAGATGTTTGAATTGTTAATTCTCTTGTAGGAGATAAGATCAAAACTTGTGTAAAATTATTTTGTAAATCAACAATAGATAAAGCACCAATTGAAAAAGCAGCCGTTTTTCCGGTACCCGATTGTGCTTGTGCTATTATATCTCTTCCTGACATAATTGGTTTGATAGCCTTCTTTTGAATTGGACTTGGTCTTTCAAACCCATAGCTATAAATACCTCTTAAAATACTGGGATCGATATTGTTCAAATCATCCCAACTTTGTAGTTCATCCGAAGAATCATATATTTCTTCGTTCTCACCCGACCCATCGTTAGCAATATTATCCGTAAACATTTATAATTAGACTTTGTATAATTCTATTTAAGTGAATTTTACATTTGAATTATTAAAAAAAATGATATAAATGTATAAAATAATGTAATACTATTCAATTAATATGACGACAAAATTAATGAAATATACATTAGAAGATTTTAACAATATTACGTTTAATGGGTTTAAGTTCAATTTTCCGGAAGACACTTTGAAAATTATTTCAGAAATAGCACTTGAAGTTGGGTCACCCAATTATGTAAAAACTCCTGTATTTCAAAAAAGAGAAAATCCCATGAAATATTCTAACATGAATACAAACATTGATTCTGATAAAAAATTGAGCGCGTCATCAAATAGGAGACGTCGTGGAAATAAGGGAATGGAAATGATAAATGATGATGATTGGGAAATAATAAGAACATTCAACACTACTAAAATTGAGGAAAAAGTTGGTATTGACAGTAAAATCGACATACTGCGTTCTAATATGAATAAATTGTCTGATAAAAATTATCATGATATTAAAGATAAAATTATTGAAACTGTTGATAATATATTTCAAGATGATACAGACAGTGATGAGATATTAAAAATAGTTACAACGATTTTTGAAATAGCGTCGACAAACCGTTTTTATTCAAAAATATATGCTGATTTATATACAGAATTAATTAAAAAATATGATATTATGATGGATGTTTTCGAGAACAATTTTAATAAATTCTTGGATCTATTTGACACTATTGAATATGTTGAACCTAATGTTGATTATGATAGATTTTGTAAAATCAATAAAGATAATGAAAAAAGAAAAGCTTTATCAGCATTCTTTATTAATTTAATGAATAACAAAATAATAACAGAAGTCAAAATTAGAAATATTATTCGAATTTTATTTAATCAACTTTATCATTTTATTAATCAAGACAATAAAAAAAATGAAGTAGATGAGCTTACTGAAAACGTGGCTGTTCTTTACAACAAAGACTTATTTAAATGTGACACCAATCTTAAAAAACGTGATGAAATTGATTATGAATTGATCGATAATTTCACGATTACTGAACTAATTGAAAAAATAGCACATAGTAAAACAAAAAATTATTTAAGTTTGACAAATAAATCTATATTCAAATTCATGGATTTAATTGAAATGTAAATAATTAAATTATTATTTTACTTATTTAGATAGATTTTATATATATTTGTTATATGAATAATAACAATATAAATATAGTTATTGATGAAAATTCAAACAATGAAGAATTAAACAATACTGAATTAGAGTCATTACTAAAAGAAATTGAATATGCTCATGTAAACGATTTTTTAATGTATCATAATAACGTGAATTACAGCTCAAAAATGCTAGCCAAGTCAATGGATTATGAAATGAATTATACCATAAAACAATTAATCCGTATTTGTGATTATTATGGTATTACAAAAGATATCAAAGCAAATAAGCTTAAAAAAGACGAAATTATTTCTTTTTTAAT